TGGCATATACAAGTTATTTTTGATGTAGTGGTGAAAAACTTTCCGGATGGGAGTGCGAATTGTCCCCATGACTGAGGAGCTACTACAATCCAATCCGAGTCATAATCTGGATTTTTAAATTTGCTAGTTTTAGTAGAAACAACATTTCAAGCTCATCTGGTTGCAACATAAATCAAAGTTTGATCATTTGTAAGCAACTGCCCACCAAAAGTAATAACTTTAGCTATGATACCTGATTGATTCATGGAAAGCTGCACAGACATACAATCCGCAGAGGAATAATAATATCCGCCAACTAAGTTGTATTTGCCAGAAGCAGGCAACATAACTTTGCAAACATGGAAAGATACTGTTCTTACATTCGTATCATCCATTTTTACAAGAATAAAGGCTTCTGTCCATCCCGATGCGAATGTGATTACTGTGCTTACTACACCGATTCCAGAATAATCAATCGACAAATCTGACTTTAAATTGCTATATTGCGAAATTAAAAAACTTACTTTCATAATGAAAAAATAAGGCACCTCTTGTCGATATAATATGACAGGAGGTGTTTTATGGAAGAAGTAATTAATAAAATCGTAAACGCAATGGATGATTTGTCACCAGAGCAGATCAGAAAGCTTAGGAATGTGTTGATTATCAATCTTAACAATCAACCAAGTCCGAAGAATGAAGTGAGCACAGGTTTTGAAAGTTGGGAGCAGATTCTTAAGAATTATCTTGGCTGTAAGAAGCTTGAGAACTGTGCAGATGGAACTATTATGAACTACCGAAGGATTCTGAGGATAATGTATTCTGAGATTGGAAAGCCAATAAGAGACATTACTTCTAATGACTTAAGGTTTTTTATGGCTAAGTACATAGAAGAAAGAAAAATCTCAATGCAATACTCGGAAAACATTAGGCACATTCTGAATGGATTCTTTAGATGGTGCCAGGATGAAGAGATTATCCGGACGAATCCTGCAAGAAAGCTTCAAAGGATAAAAGTCCCAAGGCTGATAAAGAAACCATACACGGCAGAGGAAAGGCTTAGACTTACAAGAACAGCCAAGTGTATGCGAGATATGGCAATCATGGAAGTCTTGTATAGCACTGCGGGAAGACTTGGCGAAATCCTAGCTTTGAACAGAGAGGATGTAAAGTTTATTGGCAACAAAGCGGAAATCATAATATATGGACAGAAAGGCAAGGCAGAGAGAAAAGTCTTTCTTACAGAGCAAAGTGTTTATTATCTGAAGAGTTACCTTGAAAGTCGAACAGATAATGATCCTGCATTATTTGTATCTTTAAGAAAGCCATTTCATAGGATTGATGAAAGAGCAGTTCAGTTAATGATTAAGAATCTTGGAGAACGGTGCGGAGTAGTGGCACATCCACATAAGTTCAGAAGGACTCTCTTAACTGATATGAGCAAACGTGGAGCAAACATTCAGGACATAAAGGAATATGCAGGGCATGTGAAGATTGAAACGACAATGCTTTATGTTTCAACCAATGAAGAGTCAGTCAAAGCAGCATTTGATAGATGTATAAGCTGATATAATGAGCTTTTTGAGGCTGTCCGAGAGGATGGCTTATTTTTCGTGCAATTTTTTAATAAAGTATGAGGCGATAAAAAACATGCGCAATTTAGCAATCTCATAAAATCTGCCTAGCTACTTATGTGGATAGAAACAGTTTTACACACGGTACTCTTGCACAGGTTGGCTTGAATTTTGTTTTGACTTATTACTATACTTCTTGAAAATATTTATCCGTCAATCAAGTAGTTAGGTATGTACAACCAAGAAACATTGAGTCATAACCTGTTGTGCTTATTCCGTAGCCTGTTTTAAGTCCTCCATCACTACGCACTTCAAAAGAAACTGCTCTTCTTTGGTTAGGGTCACCTGATTTTGTTAGAAAACCGCTAAAATATAGATTACTTGCTTGCGGACGAAAACCACTTGGGATAGTGCAAATATTATAGGAATTTGGAATCATATCTTGTCCATTTGGTCTTGTACAAGCAACTTGAAGTGTGACTACTTTTTGAGATTTTTGTATAAGGTTCACCGTATAGGTAAGCCCCCATCCCGCGTCGCTTACGTATGCATTAGATATACTAGGGTCTACTTGGTCTATGCGAGAACTCAAATTGCTATTTTACGAACTCATCTACCATGTGTAGACAGAGACCCCGACTTTCGTAATGCGATTGTCGGCTTTAGATGGGGTAGAATCTATAAACCTATCCGAGAGGTTGAAGGAGACAACCATAAAAACTCCTTTGCATTAATATGTAAAAGATTATTGTTTTTATATATAAGATCATTTTGATATGTTAATAAAAGGAACAATAGACTATTTCGATTTATAAAATTGGGAATGGTCTTTTTATTTTGCATGAAAACTCTCACGTATTAACGTGATTGCAATAAAGAGAAACAAGTAAACCATAATCAAAGGAGGAAAAATCAGATGGATAGAATAGTTTTTAACAACAAAACATTCAATCTTGCAGTAAATGGAGTAAGCGTATCAACTGATACTCTCGTACTATCAATCGTTAGTGATGATTTCGATAGAGTTGAAAGTGCATGTACTCCGGTAGAGGAGATTGTTCAGAAACTTGAGGATGGGACTAAGGTTGCAAGTTATGTCGGTTATACAAAACTTGTTTCATTAAATAAAATGTTCCATCAGGTTGTAGATTACGATCATGATACACATGAAGAACAGCGTCCTAAAGTGGATCCTAATACCGGAGAATATGTTATTGACTCGGAAACTGGAGAGATTGAAACAGAGACAGTTGTTGTGACAACAGATATTCCTATTTATGCAGATGTTATTGTTGTTACACTTTTTCAGCCTACTTTAGAGGATATTGTTTCTGATCAGGGAGAACAGATTACTGAGATTCAGGAAATCATTGACGAGCTTCTTGAAAGTTAATTAAAAGGAGGGTTCAATTATGATCGATACTTTAGCAAAAGCAAAGAATGCAGCAAGACTTATCTACAAAGGAAAGAGAACTATTAATGATTATCAGCCTGAAGAACAGGTTTTAATTCGCCAGGCTTATAAAATCATTTATGGAGTAGATCTTCCATGATACTACTTCTCTCCTATTGGGTGTCAAAACCCCATAGGGGATTTTTTATATTAGTGAAAGGAGGATTGAGGAATGGCTACTTGGTCGGAAATAGAAAAACAAATATATAAACATGCTAGACGGGCTTGTAGTGCAAGTGCTGCAAAAGTAAGGGATGAACTTTATCAAGAAGCAAAAACTGCTATTTCGGATTTTTATGCACACTATGAACCAAGATATTATAAGCGTTATGAATGGAATTTTAAAAAGAATAGTTTTAAAAAAAGATACATCGATCATGGTGGAAATTCTATTATATATGGTGGAATAGAGCTTACTCCTCAGTCCTTAAAAGATCTTTATAAAGATTCAACGCAAGAAGTATTTGATACAGTATTTTCCGGCTTTCATGGTATTGCAGGAAGATATCATATTCCTTCTGGGATTACACTTATTCCTCCAAGGATGACTCCTTCTCCAGAGCAACGACTTTTAGATAAGCAGAAAGAAATAATGAAAAAAAAGAAATATTATCAAATATATGGGAAAAAGGTCGCAGCTAGAGAATGTCCTTTGTTTATAAAGTGAGGTGAGAATAATGCGGAAAAATGAAGGAAATATTATTCAGATTGGATTTTATAGTGATGTAGAAGGTTTTATAAAAGAAATAAGACAGAAATTGTCATATGTAAAAGATTGGGGATTAAAGGATTCTTTCAAGGAAGAAGTTGATGACTTAGAAAAAATGCTTTCTAATCTTTCAAAGTCCTTTTCTGATGGAATGAGTGCGAAGCTTGATACAAAGACGTTTGCGACTTTCAAGAAGGAAATGGCCAATGAAATAAATGAGGTTGTAAAGCGTATAGAAACCCTTGAAGACACTGTTCAGGGTCTTGTTCTTACGTTTGATTCAGCGGATGGAGGAAAATTTAAAACATATATTTCTTCTGTTAGCTCAGATGTAAATAACCTTAAAACTACTATTGAATATACTGTTAAAGCAATTGAAGAGCTTAAAAGTGTAATAAGTAGAAGTGATGGGAAAATTCAATTTGCTGATGATCGTACTACTGTTCTTCTTAATAAGGAACTTTCAGAGCTTCAAGAAATAAAAAGTCTTCGTGAACAGATAGCCAGTATTATAGATGACAATAAATCTGGAAGTACTGAAATATCTCCAAATATGAAAGAAGCTAAAGAGCAAGTTGAGGATTATGGTAAAAAATTAGAAGAAGCTCAAAAAAAATTATCTAAAGGTTTAGCAGGTAGTGTAGGTGGTAGAAAATTGACAACCCTTCAATATGAGTTGGCTGTTGTCACTGAACAGATAGCATCATTGTTTCAAGATGCAGGAGGAAAATATGGAGATAAAGTAAAAGATGTTTTTTCTTCTAAAATTCGAGAGATGATGTATAACGCTGAGGGCGAAGTTCTTACTTTCGAAGAAAGAACTCAAAAAAGAATTGAGAAAGTCAGAGAAGGATTAAATCAGTTAGGAAATCCTTCTGCTCTTTCAATGGATAAAGCAAGAACTACTTTGTTTGCTCCTTTGGATATTAGTACTTCAAGTAAAGATATAATTGATAAAGCAATTAAGATTATCAATAAAGCTCAAAAAGAGATAGATAATAATCCTTTAAAAATAGAGTTTGTTCTTTCGTCAAAATATTCCTCTAGAAAGACAAATAGTCTTTTATCAGAATGGCAAAAACAGATAGATAACATTGAAGATGATGAATTAAGAGAAAAATTCAAAGGTCTTTATGAAACCATTGCAAAAGATTTTAAAAAAGAGATAAAGTTCACTGTTACCCCCGACATCAATAATGCTGAAGCAAAAGTAAATAAACTTATTGCAGACATTAAAAAAAAAGTTGAAAGTAAAATTCATCTTCAATTTGAAATCAAAGAAGCCGATTTAAGAAAAATTCAGGGTAATCTTGATAAACTTACTTCTAATCTTAAAGTAAATCTTTCTGATTTAAATATTGTTGAGGTAACAGATTCAATTAAAGAAGCAACGGAATCACTTCAAAAGATGTTGGGTGTTTTTTCAAAAGAAGATCTTGATAGTATTTTTGAAAGAATGCGGACATCAATTGAGGGAATAAATGGAAGTCTCCGTGGTGGTGATAAAAACGAACTTGTTTCACAATTAAAAGAGATTTTAGTTCTTTATAAGCAATATAAGGATATGGGTGGAACTAATACTCTTACTGATCTTGGTGGAGCAAAAAATGTACAGAATTGGCTTTCAAAACATGCAGATGATGAGATTCAGACTTCTAATTCTTTTGTTTCTGAAGGCAAAAATGGAATTCAAGGATATGCAGAAGGTATTCGTGAAGGGATACCAGAAGTTGTGAAGGCAACGGAAGAATTGGTGAAAGCTGCGCTCAAAACTCTTCAAAAAGCACAAGAATCTTACTCTCTTATTGGGAAAAATTCAATCAAGGAATATGTAAAAGAATTTGAGAAAGCGACTGATGAATTAAAACGAGTTGCTTCAAAATTAAGTGACGATACTATTAAGTCATCAAGTATTTCTCAACAAAAGAAAAAGGCTTCAACTCAAAAAACAAAAAAGAAGGCTGATAATGCCTTGGTAAGTGATTCCCAACCTCTTATTTCGAAAAATGTTTCTAAAGAAATTGAAAAAGCTGCTACTGCTATAGAAAAAGAAGGGAAATCTGCTTCAACTGCTAAGAAAAAAAAAGAAGACTTTGCAAAAGCAAATGAAAAAGTTGCAAAGGCAAGTAAAAAAACTGCTGAAGAAACTAAAAGTGCTACTGAAGCTATAGAAGCAGAACAAAAAAAAGCAGAAAAAGCTAGAGAAGCAGCTCTACAATATGAACAAAGAACCCGTAGAGCAAATGATCAAAAAGTGGGTAATGATAGAGAAGCAGCTTTACAGTATGAACAAAGGACAAGAAGAGCAAATACTCAGAAAGAAGAAAAAGAAAGAGAAGCAGCTTTACAGTATGAGCAGAAAGTTCAAAAAGCATATACTCAAAAGATAGATAAAGAAAGAGAATCTGCTTTACAATATGAACAGAGAACAAGAATGGCAAATGCTCAGAAAGAAGAAACGGATAGAGAAGCTGTTTTGCAATATGAGCAAAAAACCAGAAGGGCAAATGCTCAGAAAGAAGAAAAAGAGCGAGAAGCTGCTTTACAATATGAACAAAAAACTCGAAGAGCAAATATACAACAAGAAGAAAAAGATAGAGAAGCTGCTTTACAATATGAACAAAAAGTTCAGAGAGCTTATGCCCAAAAACTAGAAAAAGAACGAGAAGCCACTCTACAATATGAGCAAAAAACAAGAAGAGCAAATGCCCAAAAAGAAGAAAAAGAAAGAGAAACTATTTTACAGTATGAACAAAAGGTTCAAAAAGCTTATGCTCAAAAGACGGAAAAAGAGAGAGAAGCCGCCTTGCAATATGAACAGAAAGCTCGAATGGCAAATGCTCAAAAAGCGGAAAAAGAAAGTGAACAGGTTCTTAGAGAAACTCAAAAGATAAATAGAGCTAATGCTGCTATAAAGACAGATATGCTCAATTCGATTCTTAAAGACTTAAAAGGAAGTAAATTCAATAAAACTTTTATAAGTCCTTTTCAAGACCAGATAACTCAACTTCGTGAACAAGTGAAGCATCTTCTATCTCTTGATGATGTTGATTATGATAGTATTAAGAAGCTTCAAACAGAACTTGAAAGATTAAAAGATAGTGTTTCAGATAAAGATACTCTACGCACTTTAACAAAAGCAGAAACTACGGCTGTTACAAATCTGCAAAGAAAGATTAGTAATTTTTTAAAACAGAATTCTGCCATGTCTCAAGAATTCAAAGACGAATTGATAGATCTTCTAAAAACTTTAAGTAATGCTGGCGGAATTACTGAAGATACTTTTAGAAAAGTAGCTGAAAGATTTAATTTAATCGATTCGATAATTTCAGCAATAGATAAAAAGGGTCTTTCATTTGGTGCTCATTTCTTTAAAATGCTTAAGAGTGCAAATGCTCAATTTCTTGCTACTTATTTTAGTTTCCAGGATCTTGTCAGATATTTGAGAGAAGGTTTGCAAATAATAGTTGAAGTAGATACTGCCCTTACAGAGCTTAGAAAAGTAAGTGATGCTACTGATAAGAGATTATCACAAAGTTTTAGAGAATCTGCAAAGACTGCAAAAGAACTTGGAGATACTATTTCAAATGTTATTGGAGTTACAGCTGATTGGGCAAGACTTGGATACTCTGTGGATGATGCAGAAAAGCTTGCCAAAGTTACTACTCTCTTTATGACGGTTGGCGACAATATGACTTCAGAGGATTCAAGTTCCTATCTTATTTCCACCTTAAAAGGTTTTGGGAAAGCTGCTGATGAAGCTGAAGATATTGTAGATGTTTATAATGAAGTTGCTAACAACTGGGCCATTGATACAGCCGGTATAGGTGAAGCTTTACAGAGATCTGCTGCATCCTTTTATGCTGCAAATACTGATCTTGAAAAAGCAGTGGCTCTTATTACTGCTACTAATACTGTTATTCAAGATCCTTCTTCTGTTGGTACTTTATGGAAAACCTTGTCTGCTCGTATTAGAGGAGCAAAAACAGAATTACAAGAGCTTGATGAAGAAGAAGATGAATTTACTGAAACAACATCAAAATTAAGAGATCTTGTAATGGGTCTTACAGGTTTCGATATTTTAGAAAGTGATCTAAAAACATATAAGGATATCTATGAGATTATTTTGGGCATTGGAGAAAAATGGCAAGATCTCTCAGATATTGAGCAGGCTTCACTTGCAGAAGCGTTAGCCGGAAAAAGAAATAGTAATGCTCTTCTTGCTGTGTTAAATAATCTTGATACTCTTCAAGGAGCATATAAGTCAGCGCTTGAAGCCGAGGGAAGTGCAAGAAAAGAGCAAGAAAATTATGCACGTTCTGTACAGTATTCTATTGATGTATTAAAAGCTGCTTCACAAGAATTTTGGACTACTTTAATAAATTCAGATGGAGCAAAATTTATAATTGATTTCCTTACAAAGGTTGTTGAATTTCTTACAGAGATAACTCGTATCACTCATGGTAGTCTTGCTCTTGGAGGAGGCATATTATTAGTATTGTTTGGAAAAGATCCGGAAGGGTTCGCAAACAATTTTATTAAGCTTTTAGATTCTTTGGGCAAAGATTTAAAATTCATAACATTAGAAATGGATTCTATGGGAAGAGTTACAAAAAGGACAGTTGATACTTTTAAAGCATTGCAATTATCAATAAAAGCTGTGATTGCTATTTTAGTAATAGCAGCTGCTATAAAAGCATGGCAACACTTTAATGTTACTGTAGAAGAAACACAAACTGAGATCGATGAGCTCACTCAAAAGATAAAAGGAATAAAAGATGAAATAAGTGAGCTTGAAAATATTGAGTCAAAAACAGATAATCAAAAGGAGAGATTATCTTATCTTAGGAGCGAACTTGAGATAAAAGAAAAACTTCTAAAAATAGAAGAACGTAGAAAAGCTGCCGAATCAGTAACTTCTAAAAATGATAGTTGGGTAAAAAAATTCACCGATTCTTTTGATAAAGATAATTACACGACTTATCTAGAAAATTTCAAAGAAGATAAACGTGTAAAAGCTAATGATATGAATCCTGGAGATTTAGCACAAGTAGAAGAAACCTTTCAACCAAATCTTGATATTAAAGCAGATTCTGAATTATATCAAGAATTAACAGAAAAAGTTAAAGGATATGAAAATCAGCTAGCTAGTCTTACAAAAGGTTCTAAAGAATATAATAGAGTAAATTCTGATCTCACAAAAACTTCTGCTAAGCGTGATGAAATAGAAAGTTCGATCATAAATAATTACGAAAAGGAATATGAAGATTATCTGCTTTTAACTCAAAAGCTTAACGAGATTAAAGAAATAAGAGAAGGTTTATCAAAAGATGATCCACTTCAGGGAACTTATATTGAATTAGAAAAAGGCTATGAAGAATATATAGAAAAGGAAAGAGATTTTCTTGTTAAAGTCAGAGAGCTTTTGGGTAAAGATACTTCTGATCTTACTATTGATAAAAGACTTAATGAAGCAAATTCTAAGATTGCAAAGGGAAATAAAAAAGAACTTGCAAAACTAGAAGAAGAAGTAAAATATTTTTCTTTAGAAGAAAAAGAAGCTTGGATAATTGCTACTGAAGGAGCAAAAGATGCCGCTGAAGCTCTTAAGATGTACGAAGAATATTTATTGGAAGTACAGGAAGCTGCAGAGAATGGTGTTGCTACTAAGTTTGATCAGGCAAAATTTTCTGAACAGGTAAATAAATTAGATGCTCTTCAGTCAGCATATAATACGTTTGTTGAAAACGTAGAAAATGGCGAATCAAAGATTAATCTTGATATATCTGATATCGATGCTCTTCGTGAAGATTTCGGATCACTTGAATCTTTTGATGAATTTGAACTTAAAGTTACGGCTGATACTTCTGGTGTTGATGAAATACAAGATGCTTTTGATACTCTTCTTACTGAGCATGTGAATCAAAAAATCGCCTTAAAGAAAATAAACGATGAAAATAAGGATATGATTCGCACTCAGATTGAGATGGAAGGTGTTACTCATGAAAGTGCTCAAAGATTTGTTGAATATAAGTTAGAAGAAGCAAAAGCTGCAGAGTATGCTTTAGAAAAAGAATCAGAGTTTCAAGCAAAGTTACAAGAAACTGCACGAATAGCTACACTTTCTCGCGATCAAGTTGAGAAATCGTTAAAAGAGTTCGAACAAGGTGGTGAAGTAAATCTTACTCTTCGTCCAAAGGTTGATACTTCTTTGTTGGAAGAAGCTGGTTGGACTGATGCTGGTAATGGAATAGCGACATTGTTTACAAGCACCTTTTCTAATGAAACTGAAGATGTCGCTATAAATTTCACTCCTATCTTAGCAGATGAGAATGGAAAATTAGATAGAATCCTTTCTCCAGAAGCTCTTCAAAAATATGCTGAAGAAGTAATTGCCGGAGTTCATGAAGATGATTTGCATCTTCAGATCGGAGCAAAATTCACAGGTGAAGATGCTATTGAACAAGCTGAACAAGCTGCTCAAAAAATACATCAGCTTCAAGCTATATATTATGATCAAATGGGAGATGATCAATTTGCAGCATTTATTGAAGAAGATGTTTATGCTTTGATGGATGAAGCCGAACAATTAGGAATTAACACTACTGCTTTAGCTGCATATAAAGCAGAAAAGTTTGCAACTGGGGAACATCCAATAAGTACTGCTTTAGATCGAGCTGAATTATTAGCCCTCGTTCAAATGCTTCAAATTACTGAAGATGAAATGATCACATTGAGAAAGTGTATTGATCTTTTGAATGGCGGCGAGATAATGTCTGAAGAACGACGTAATACTATAATACATCGTATTCAAGAGATTACTGCTGAATCAATACAGAAAGCAACCAATGTTAAGGTCAATTATGATTATGGCAAAGCAGCAAAAGGTGCGTCTAAAGGTGGTAAAGAAGCTGGAGATGCTTATGTTGAAGCTTATGAGAAAGAATTAAAGAAATTAGAAGATCTCAGGGATAGAGGTCTTATTTCTGAAAAAGAATATCTTAATCGTTTAAAGCCTCTTATTGATAAGTACTTTAAGGACAGAGCAAAGTATGCTGAGAAATATGCTGAAGAACTCAAAAAGTATATGGATCAGATGCTGAGCTATTATAATTCTGTAATCTCAGGTGTTACTACTCTTTTGGATAAGAGGATAAATGCTCTTCAAAAGAACAAAGAGACTACAATAGATGCTTTAAATAAAGAAAAAGATGCCGCTCAGGAACGTTATCAGGCTGAGATTGATGGAATTCAGGATGAACTTGATGCTTTGGAGGATCGTCAGGATGCACTTGATGACCAGCAAAAAGCCCTTGATGAACAGATTGATGCATTAAATGAGCAGATTGGTGGAATTGATAAGGAAATCGATAGATATCATGACATGATAGATGCCATCAATGAAGCTAATGATGCAAGGCAAAGAGAGATCAATCTTCAGAAGGCACAATATGAACTTGAAAGAGCTCAGAATCAGCGAACCAAATTGGTATATACCGGTGAAGTCGGTCAGATGCGTTATGAGAGGGATGAATCTACTGTTCGTGATACTCAGGAAAACGTAAGGCAGGCAAAAGACCAAATTGCTATTGCTGCTCTTGAAAAGAAGATAGATCTTCTTGAGAAAGAAAAAGAGCGTATCGAGGAAGAGATAGATGTCATTGAGAAACAAAAAGATGCGATTGATAAGCAAAAAGATGCTTTAAATGAACAGTCAAAGGATCTTCAGAAACAACAGGAAGAAGTTCAGAAAGCAATGGAATCTTCTTCAAAGTATTATGAAAAGCTTATAAAAAAGCAGGAAGAATTCTTTGATGCTCAGATTGCTGCTCTTGAGAAGACCAAGACAAAATGGGAAGAACTTGCTGAGATAGATGAGATATCAAAAGCATGGGGTCTTGTCTCTGATGAGATGACTTCTCTTGGATTTACTGTTGAAGATGTTCTTAATGATGTTCCCGGTGCTTTTGATGCATTTAAAGAACAGTATATTGCCGTTCTTCAGGAGATGCATAAAGGAGATCAGGGATATCTTGACGGTCTTAAAGAAAATGCATCTGCTATCCCAACAGAATATGGCAAGGTAACTCAGTCTGTTACGGAAGCTAAAGGGCCTATTGATAACCTCTCCTCTTCTGTTTCAACTGCATCATCCAATGTATCGACTCTTGGAACTTCTGCATCAACTGCATCTACAAGTGTAAATAACTTAAAGACTGCTTCTCAGGGAATTGCTGAAAATTTTGAAGCATTAAATGAGGTTTCATCGCTTGAAAATCTAAATGATGCTCTTAAACTTGTAGAAGAATCTCTTATAAATATCAAAACCCTCATCGGAGGTATGGGAGATCCTGGTACCGGTTCTATTTATGGTGCGATCGGTGCTTTAAATACATTGACACTTGATAATCTAAAGTCTGCATTTGAAGAACTTGCAGGAGCTGTAGGTGGCGTTATCTCTGCTCTTACGGGAAGTATAGTTGGAAGTTCTGGTGGAAGTACTACTCTGTTTAAGAAGTATACTACTAATACAACTGCTGCAAGTATGACAGGTGGTGGACTTATTAGTGGAATACAAGCAGTAAAAGATAAGACTGATGACGTGATCGGAACAAGTGCTGAAGAAGACGGTGCTAATGCTATTGGCTCATTTAGAGAACTATTAAAAGCGATTGAAAATGTTGTAGACCAGATTGGAGTAGATAAAGAAAAGAAGGGTACGCTACTTTATTCTATAGGCCTTATTTCAAAGGTAACTCAGAATGAGATAAATGGTAGTGGTGGTGCGATAAGTGCATTTAATGATCTTGAGTCAAAGATTGGAAGTGTAAAAAATGCTGCTAATGCTCTTTTATCTGTGCTTAATGATATATCTTCTGTAGAACTTCCAGATCCAGGTTCGCATATGTCAAGCTCTGGAAATCAGCATGGTGGTTCTTCTGGTTCATGGGGAAAATCAAAGGCTCAGGGTGATCCTAATGTAAAAACAAATGGAAGAAGTCTTGTTGGAGAACTTGGTCCGGAAGTTGTTGTTCGTGGAGATAAATACAAAGTTGTCGGAGTTAATGGTCCAGAATTTGTTAATCTTAAAAAAGGAGATATTGTCCTTAACAGTAAAGATACAGAAGAGCTTTTTGATAAAAAGGATCTTCATGGTAAGGCATTTGCTGAAGGAAGTAAGTTTACTCCATTCGATCTAAGTGATTCTTATAAAGGACTGCTTGACAAAGTAAAGACCATGGACTTCCCTACAATGCGTGAGATAAAGTCTTCTATCGATAATCTTACAAGGACTGTGCAGTCAGAGATTCAGAATGTCACAACGACAAGAACCAAAGTTACTCAGAACAATACTTTCAATATAAGTGGAGTTACGGGTGAAGAAGTTGCCGAGAAGATAAATAATACCCTTGTAAAGACATTTTCAGGAATGAGCCTGAACGCATATCAAAGAAGCATGGCTTAAGTATGTTCACATATCTTTTTAGATTCTCATTAAAAGTTTAAATTTTCCAAAGAATCTAAAATGGAATCTAAAAATGATTTGAGTTATTGCTTTACTTTATGGTCAATAAATTGACATATTGCAATTCTAAAGATATGTGTTATTATATCTGAAGAAAGATGCTACCGATAGACGGTTAGTTCTAACATCAAAGTTACATATCAAAAAAGACCGTTTCTACTTTGCGAGAGTGTTCAGCGGTCTTTTTTGATGGAAAAATTTATTTCTTGAACTTCAAGATGACAGCGATAATAAGGATTATAGTTCCTATTATTGCTAAGTCCATGCTTAAAGTAATAAGCAATAATCTTAACATCTAAGCTCCATATCAGATTTCCCATAAAAACACCTCCTTTTAAGTAAGGGAGTTCTCAGGTCTTACCTGGCAAAGAGCCAACCGCCTACCGCTTTTGGTAGCATCCTTGGTATTTTATCATACCTAAAGCTTAAATCCAATGTTTTTATGGAATCTTATTTGATTTAACAAGCCGTGAGCAAGAAATCCCCCACCTCTAAGCGTAGCGTAGGTGGCGGGATGAATTGCTGTATACACGGCGCTTTTCTTTTGCTTTTAGAACGCCTGTTTGGTATACTGTTGGTATGAACAAGGCGATCAAGTACAGGTTATATCCCACAACTGAACAGGCTGTCATGTTTCTCAAGACCTTCGGCTGTTGTCGCAAGGTCTATAATCTTATGCTCTCTGACAAGATCGAGAGCTATAAGTCTACCGGCAAATTTGCTGCTGTGACTCCTGCAAGGTATAAGAAAGAATATCCATACCTCAAAGAGGTAGACAGCCTTGCTCTTGCCAATGTGCAGCTTGATCTACAGGAAGCATTCGGGAATTGCTTCAGTAAGTCCCGTAAAACAAACAATGGCTTTCCAAAGTTCAAGTCTGCAAAGCGCAGCCGCAAGTCCTATACTACCAACTGCCAGTATCCAAAACCGTCAAACAAGCTAAAACAGCCCACGATCCGTATTTATGATAAAAGCATTGTCCTTCCCAAGGTTGGCTGTGTTAAAGCGGTCATTCACCGCAAACCTTCGGATGGTTGGATGCTTAAATCCGCTACGATTTCCATGGATTGTGATGGTAAGTTTTTCGCTTCATGCCTGTTTGAATACGAAGCGCTTATTGCCCTCAATAGTTCTACTGATAAAGTCTTAGGTCTTGACTATAAATCAGACGGCCTTTACATGGACTCTGATGGCAATATTGGTTCTAACCACAAATACTATCGTGAGAGCCATGATAAACTTGCCAAAGCACAGCGTAAGTTAAAAAATAAGACCATTGGGAGTAATAACTATCGCAAACAACAGCTTAGGATAAACCGCATCCATAAACATATAGCCAATCAGCGTCTTGAAAATCTCCACACACTTTCTACCGAGATAGCCAATCGTGTAGATGTGGTATGCGTGGAGTCTCTTAACATGCGCTCAATGTCCAATAAAGGTTTTAGAAATGGCAAGGCTACAATGGATAACGGCTATGGCATGTTCCTTAACATGCTTGAGTATAAACTTGCTGACAGAGGTAAACGTTTCATCAAAGTTGATAAATGGTTTCCGTCAACGCAGCTTTGCAGTTGTTGTGGCAGCCGTAAAAAGCTTGCTCTTAATGAACGTATCTACAAATGCAGTTGTGGTCTTACCATTGACCGAGACCTTAATGCTGCCATCAACATCAGAAATGAAGGCTTACGCATCCTGCAAAGTGCGTGAGCATCATATATGGTAGGCTAGGAACTAGCCGAACCCAAAGCCTGCGGACACTGTGTAAGACGCATCGTTACATTTCCTTGTAGCCTGCGCAGTGGTGGTTGAAACAGGAAGCTCCGACTTCTATAAGTCGGAGTAGTTCACTTTCTAGTTACTATGGTTTTGTTTATAACGTATTATATGGGACTGCCACTGTTAAAGGTGGCAGTCTTTTTCTCGTATGTGCCTCATACGACTTTTTTCATTGTGTCTTTGGTGGTGCAAATATTTTGCACCACCGCCCTAAAAAATAATAGTGGAGGAAAGATTAGTGAATGTACAAGAAGAGATTTTTAAATCGATAGAGAATCTGGCAAAGCCAAACTCTCCTGTCTTTATGGATTTTCCTACTGTTATTTTCGAAGTGGGGAAAGATGCATACAAAGTAAAGATAAATGGAATAGAACGCATGGCAAAAAATGGTACGGGACTTGAATTTAAAGTCGGAGATGCTGTGTGGTGTCACGCAATGAATGGAAATATCGGACAATTATATATCATTTGTAGGAGGTGAAGTAAATGGCAAAACCAATAATAAAGACAATAACTCCATTCGATGCTTCATCTTCTTACAGGGTTAATTTTATATGGACGGGAAATATGGCATATACAAACCGTATTATCATATATGATGCGGATACAATGCTTGCCATGTATGATAATACTTATGAGCCCGTTCATAGCCTTTTGTATCATGATATACCGGCTGGAGTATTATTAAATAGCAGGAAATATGCTGTAGTTATTTCAGTTACTGATGTTGTTGGAGTTGTAAGTGAGTTTTCTGATAAATATTATTTTTGGTGCATGAAGAGCCCATCTTTTTATTTTGAGAATCTTGATGCCACCGGACAAAATTATATTTATAACTCGGTATATGAAGCGACTCTTCATTATTCTCAGGATGATGACGTTCCTCTTTCAAAATTTAGGTTCTTTTTATATGACTCGACAAAAGAATTACTTGATAAGAGTGATGAGATAACATATAGCGATGAAGATTCATTGAGGTATACATTCAGGTCTCTTGAAACAAATACTGTATATTATATAAGGGCAAGTGGATATAATGCAAGGAATGTCCCCGTAGATACTGGGGATGTTCTTCTTATAGTAACATATGAGAATCCTTCTTTATATGCTACTTTTTATGCAAATGTAAATAAGACTATCGGAGTAGTTGATTATTACTCAAATATTGTTGATATAGAATCAGACAGACCAAGTGAAGAATATACTTTTGAAAATAGTTATATAGATCTTACGGGTTCTGATCCTAATAAGGTAATGATCATTACAGAATCGAATTCTCTGTATCCGGATATGGAAGTCACATGGATAAGTTTAAGTGGTGAGATCTTGACAGGTCATGTATTGGACGGCCCAACATTTGAGATACATGATTATAAAGAAGTCAAGCAGATAACATTAAGTGGAGAATCTGTTCTTACTTCAAAGCCCGTGATAAGTTTGAATAATTATAGGAAAGGCCGCTATGTATATGTTGACCGTTGTAATCTTACGATTGATAATACATTGATAACAAATATATTAGATTCGTATCCGATTCGAAGGCTTCCAGGTAATAACATGTGTGACAGTGTTACCATCATGCAAAACGGAAACAGAGTCCTTCACAGAAGGATTGAAGAAACTGTAATAAATGAGCGTACAGCTCCTGTATCTACCGGTGTTACCAGAAATAATTATGGTAGGGATATGTTTACTGTTTATTATGATGTGGGAACTACTTGTATATATGGAACAGAAAATCTTATGTGTGATGCTCTTCCTACTACCGGAGATACTTCAAGAGTTGAGATAATGCCCGATAATACTCTTGCTATCATGTGGGATTATACTGAACTTCCGGTAACAGATTATGTGTCTGCGATGCAATGGCTTGCTCTGCATCCTGTTTCAGTTTTATTCCCTCTTGCAGAGCCGATGACTATATATCTAAGTAATGTTACTCTTCCAAAACTTGCAAATGTAAATAGTGTAAGATATTCTAAGAACTTCGTTATCCCTGCTGATAATGCGACGTTTTCAATAAGGATGGTAGAATGCTTTAAAACATGTGAGGTTCTTAGGGTTCAGACAGAGGGTGTTGATGTATTTGTTGTAGATTCAATTATCTATGATGATGATTATTTAAGATATAAGCTGACTGTATTTGGCCCAACAAGTAATTATATTATCTATTCAGAACCGTTACAGTTCAGGAATTGGGAAAATGATATAGTTACCCTGCATGTCCGAAGGATAAACGGAATATATGATATGTATGTATTTGTAACTATTGAAGATCCAGATCCTGATAGAAACATATGGTTCATGATCAGTGACCCTCCGGAATATATGACTCAGAATACAGACTTGTGGCTTGATCTTGATTATCCTATACCTTATATTGATAAGACACATGTTGTAAGGATTTATCAGCCAAATGAGCCTACGGGACTTAGTGTGCAGAGTATTTGGATTGGAGACTAAAGGGGAGGTGGCTTTATGTTTTTTCTAGGTTTTAATTTTCTAGGAGCAGATGAGCTTGCTTGCCCTATCTCTCCTACTATTCAAAGTGATAATACTTCGGTTGAATTAAGCAGCGTAAAAGCAGATACCCTTGCTATAACAAGGGATGTGGAATTCACTCCGACGGAAACTGTAAATACGACGTGGGATTTTAGTACTATACTTATTGCCGGTTTTGATGGAAATACTATCGCAGGAAATGTCAGTTGGGTTTTAGATAACATATCGCATGTGGTGATAAAAAGACGTGTTGTTGGAACTTATAGGTGGATGACTATAGCTGTTAAAGAAGTTCATAGCGTAGAGGATCTTAATATCGGTGGAACTGATATAACGTGTGAATCCTTAGAGTATGAATATGCCGTTGTCCCGATGAACAATTCTATTGAAGGTACGTATTCTACCTGTGTTGTTGATGTCACAAATGACGATCTTGTGGTTATTGATAATACTGGTATCTATCATACTCCTTTGACGGATGGATATTGTGACGTTGTAGATGTTCATCCTAATTCCGTGCTTGAGCTCTTACACAATAAATATCCTACCGTGGTACGAAATACTATCGCTAATTATGAGACTATTACAGTTGAAGGTGATTTCCTGCCATATGATGATAAAGATTGTCTGAATCTGAATATTCTTAATGAAGATGATGATAATCATAATGATAGAAAGAGAATCCTTTACAGAAGAGAGATAAAGGATTTCCTTACAAACGGAAGAACAAAGATATTAAAGAATATAGATGGTCAGTGTTGGCTTGTCTATGTTACTACCCCGCCTTCAGATACAGCTGATAATTTTTATAATATCAGAAAGCTCTCATTTGGCTGTACTGAGATAGGTGATCTAAAGAGTGAGCGCGACTTGTATTATGCTGGATTACTTGACGTGCCTGAAGAATGGTGGACTAATAGTTATGAGTAGGATAATCGAACAGTCCGATCTAAATCTTGTTGACCAGCATGTCCTTAATCTTTCTATTAGGGTTGAGGTCTACGACAAAGATTTAAACTATCTTGATAGCATGGACTGTGCTTTAATAAGTGGATCTTTTTCAATGGATGCATCCTCCGATGTAAGGAGGACTGCATCCTTTATTATTTCTCCGAATATAAAACATCAGATTGGGCTCATTATTGAGGAAGACAGTCTTATATGGATAAACAGGAATATTGTTTTGTATGTTGGTATTCGGGATCATATTACTTTGGAATATACATATTACAAGCTTGGAATGTTTCTTATAATGACATATGGTTCTTCCTATGATGCTGTTACTAATCAGCTTACCATAAACTGTTCTGACTGGATGGCAAAGCTTGATGGTACAAAAAATGGTGAACTTGGGGCTTTAGTTACTGAATTTCCAGCTTATAAGGAGTTCTATTCAACAGAAAGTTCAGGTGGTACTGATTGTTATTATTTTAAGTACCCGGATGTCCATTATGTAAATAAGACATATCAGGTCACTTCTCCTGCTCATACTAAATATGTAGAGGGAGACTACGTTGTTCTTCAGGTTCCTATGGATAGTCAGGGCGAAGATAAGTTTAGATGGAATAGTCTTGAAGCAATAGATATATATGACCTTTCTACGGGTCTTAAGATAAGCCCAGGTGCGATGCTTGCAGATTATAATTATGCATTCAGGTTTGGTGACAGGACACTTACTCTTATGTCACATGTTCCTATAGACAAGGTACAGGATGGTGTTCCTATCGCCTACTATATTATCCGTGATGCCATGATAACAGCTATCACAAGACTTGGCGGAATTAAGGACTATAACATAGATGATATCGGAGAATTTCAGGCTATGCCACAGTATAATCCTGATTATGCGATGTATAGGAAACAGAATCCTCTTTGGAACAATATTCCTTATGATCTTGAATTTAATGTTGGGGATAATGTTTTATCCATAGTAACGACATTAAGAGATCTCTATCCTAATTATGAGACATATTTTGATGAAGACGGAATATTTTGCTGCGGAATGGTTCCATCAAGAAATAAAGACGATCCTTTTCTTACTGATGACTATCTTCAGAAAGTACTTATATCTGAAAACTATGATATAGATACGACAACAATAAGGAACATCTGTGAAGTCTGGGGTGCTACTTTAGAGGTGGATTTTACGGCGGATTCGTGTGTTCTTTCCGGTACAAATTATACAATAGATATTCCGGAATATGGAGACACCATGTTCTCAGGAGACAGGATTGCTGTTCAGGTAGAAAATACAAATCCTGCAAATGCTACTCTTACGATACATACTATCTATACAGAATATCAGGGTGAAACAGAGATTGAAAGAGAAAAGACTTTTCCTGCTGTTGGTATCTATGATGAGATGACAGATAAACCTCTTGCTGCCGGATCACTTGACCCTGGAACGGTTTATGTCTTTAAGATAAAGACTATTCTTGTTGGTGGTGAATATCCCGTAAAGTATGCATACTTCCAATCTGAATATCAGCCGCAGGCTATGGATGTTTTGACAGATGGTACTGTTTCTACGGAAGACTGGAGATGTGCTGATGGAAGGATCGTAAAGGTTTGGAGTAAGGATTATTTCGCGGATAAGTTTGGTTGTAAGATAAAGAATATTCATTTTACGGTAGATCCTACAAGTTCTTTTACTATTCAAAAACTTGGTGAGATACTTTCTGTAAAAAGCGGAGGTGATTTTGAGAATATCACTTCTGATCAGAGAGCTCTTGCACGTGCCATTTGGGAAAATTGGAAGAGGGCAAGGCTTGTGGATACTATATCTATTACGACTAAGCTGTCACTTTTTGCCGATGTGAATAAGAAGGTTACTTTTAGAAGACACGATAAGGAAGAAGCGGAGCCATATATCATTACAGCTGTTTCCCATGATTTTACTGCGGGAACGAGTATGCTTTCACTCTCCCACTTCTATCCTTTGTATGTGGATATGCAATGATAGAAAAGGAGAAATATTATGGCTACTGTTAAAGAAGTTCTTGATATAGCCCGTAAATATATAGGCGTTGTTGAAAAGCCAAATAATAACGTTATCTTTAATACAAAGTATTATGGAGGGGAAGTAAATGGCCCTCAGTTTGCTTGGTGCGCAGTCTTTGTTTGGTATTGTTTTAAAGAAGCTGATGCATCAGACCTTTTTTGTGGTGGACAAAAGACTGCTCTTTGTCAGTTTGCTCTTGATCATTACAGAAAAAAAGGACAGTTTTTTAAAAAAGATCCAAAAGTAGGAGACCTTGTGTTCTTTAAATTTGGTGCAAATCAAAGAGAAACTGACCATATAGGCTTTGTTGAGAGTATAAATTCAGATGGTTCCATAAATACCATAGAAGGAAATACTTCTGATTCAAGTCAGAACAATGGCGGTATGGTAATGAGAAGAAAACGCTCTTCTAAGATAGTCGGATATGCAAGACCATCTTATGATGAAGAATATCTAAAGATGCCCATAAATGAGGATATTTATCCGCAAAAAGGAATAGATATCTCAAAGTATCAAAGTGGTATAAACTATAAGGCACTTCGCTTAGAAGGTGTTCAGTTTGTTATCTTAAAGATCATCCGTAAGGATATGCAAAAAGATGATATGTTTGAGACACATTATAAGGGATGTTTGGAAGCTGGGATACCTGTTAAGGCAGTATATAACTATTCTTATGCTACTACCGTTGAAAAAGCAAAGATAGATGCGAAAAGAGTAGTTGAGGTCTTAAACGGAAGGCAGATTCCTGTTGTACTTGATGTTGAGGATGCTACTCAGAAGAATTTAAAAGAAAGACTTCCTCAGATAATAAATGCTTATCAGAGTGTTATCTTGGAAGCAGGTCTTAAGTTCTGCCTATATACGGGACTGTCTTTTTATAAAAACTATATAGAACCTTATCTTTCAATGCTTAATACTACTCAGTTTTGGATCGCAAGATATCCTTATAGTGATGAGCTTAGTTTTAAGATAGCTCCTCCTGCAAATAAAAAGCCCGATGTCAAAGGTCTTATAGGATGGCAGTATACATCAAATGGAAAGATTCCTAAAGCTTATATAGGAAATCTTGATTTTGATATTATGTACTCTCCTATTGCTGACCAAAAAAGAAAGACGGGTGTTATAACTGCAAATTCGTTAAGGATAAGGAGTACTCCAAGTACTTTAGATTTAAATAACGTTGTGGGATATCTTAAAAAAGGTGATAACGTTGTTATATATGCTACTGATGTTAAAACGGGTTGGTATCAGATAGATATTGAAGGAAAGAAATGGATAAGCAATAAATACGTAAGACTAAATTAAAAAAGGAAGGAGGAAATAAAATGGTCATACTTATGAAGCCAAACAAGGTACTTGTATTGTCAAAGCCAAGTAAGCTCTTCCAGAAAGAGAATGCTGTTGACGATATAGTTATCTATGTTCCTGAAAAATATAATGACTATGAGTTAAAGGATTTTGTGGCTACTTTGTATTATACTAATCCGGCAAATGAAGCATGTAGTGATGCACTTATAGCTGCAGAAGAAAGTGACAAAGAAGGTTTTATAAAATACTCTCTTCCTGTTACAACAAAGATTACTACTGTTCCAGGTGTGATAAGTCTTTATCTGTCGCTTGTTCATACAGATATGGAAGCAGGTATTAAATATGTTTTAAAGACAAGTAATCTTGATATAACTGTAGAGACTTGGGATGATTACTTTAAGTACATTTCTGATGATTCTTTATCAGCTATAGATGATAAGATTGCACAGCTTGATTCAAAGATCGCGGAGATAAAGGCAATAGCCCAGACTCAGATTCCGGATGATCTAAATCTTACAGAACAGGGACATCTTAATCTCTCGGTTGACGGAGCATCTATCGGAAGTGGTGTAAATATAGTAATTACTTCTGAAGATCCTGATGGAACAGATGATGGCGTTATAGATCTTGACGTTGTCGGTATCTAAGGGGGTAATGTCATGGCTGATGAAAAATGGATGAAGATTCCTTACTTTGCCAAAGGCAAAGCAGAGAATTTAGATAAGGCTTTACAGGGTGGAAAGTTTGATAACCTTGATAAAGCCTTATTTTATTTTGCTATAGATACAAAACAGTGGGTTTTGGTTGATGTTGATAAAAGCGTTCATGTGATAACAGGTTATAATGGGCAGCCGACTCCGAGCCCTGGTGGAGATGGAGGTGTTAAGAGGGTTGATGTTCTTCCTCCTATTTTGGCAGGTGATCTTAATACTTTATATATTCTTGGAGATACTGTTTATTCATTTAACGGCTCTAATTATGTTCCTACTTATAAAGAGGCTGAAAGTGAAATCGGTACTCTTCCGCCCGGAACAAATGTTGTTGAGTATGTCAATGATGTCAGAGAAGAAGCTATACAATCTGCCAATCAGTATACTGATGAACAGCTTCAGCTTCATGTTCTCTATGATTAAAGGAGGTGCACGATGGCAACATTTACTTATTATCTGACACCTTCAGAAAAATTCAATCAGATAGATTATCAGCTTGGAAATATCATCTTTGTTGAGGATCTTCACAGATTATATTTCGATGGTATGTATGGAAGAGTTTGTTATGACTCGATAGTTATCTTTGATACGGAGCTTGAAAGACATGAATATGAGCATCCGTTTGAAGGTTTCTATTTTGTTGAAGAGACAAAGACTCTTTGGCGTTATTATGAGGATGAGTGGACAAGCATAACAGAACCTCCGACAAATAACGTCGTATTCATACCAAAGAGTGAACTTCCTGAAGAAGGTGAGTTTGCTGTTCTTTATATATGCGACACCGAGATGTATATCTGGGATGCCGAGAATCATGAATATGTCGGAATGAATACTGAATCTATCTGGCACGAAGTTTAAAGAGAGGAGGGGCTTATATATGAGTTATTGGATAGATGAATCAGATCCTGGAAGAATCATGTCTTCGTCAAAACAGATACCATTCTGGGCTGATGATGAAGATGATATTCCTAACCTTCCTACATCGACTTCTTATGGGGTTCAGCAGGGAGAAGATACTGTATCATACAGACCTTGTGGAAGGGGCTCGACCTGCACAGTTATAGGCGATGGTACTGGTGCGATCGTTTATGCTTTAAATTCAAGTGATGAATGGAAGAAACTATAAAGGAAGGAGGATAGCCTATGGATAAGAAGGCTTATATTATTGCTAAGAATTCAAGCGTTTCTTATGTGGATCAGGTTCTTGATGGTGTGACCCTGATCAATGGTAAGAATTGTGAGATCGATTCTATTACTCCTTCTCCCGATGGAAAATATACGACTGTAACTTTTGGATGGACCGGTAACAGCGGAACACATTACACGTCTGAGATGCGTGTAGATAATGGTAAGGATGGCCGTTCTATTGAGTCTATGGAGATAATCGCTGATGTCCAGAAAAAGCTTCATCTTTATGTGACTTTTGATGATGGTTCTGCCCCTGTTGATGCCGGTATCATTCCTCTCCCAACTTTAGAGGTTGGTACTACTGAGACAGTTGAGTATGACGAACCTGCTGAAGTTATAGAAGTTACTACTGCGACTGGGATAAAGCTTAATTTTAAGATTCCCAGAGGTGAACCTGGAACATCCGATCCTATTTGGCATGTAGTGTAAGGGAAAGGAGGTAAAAAATGTCTTCAAATTTATATGATAAAACTACTCATAAGCTGATACCGATTGCAGGAAACAGTGAATCAACAGCAGCATCTTTGGGAAGTCTTTCTGATGTGGTTATAACTTCTCCTACAAATGGTCAGCATCTTACTTTTGATTTAGCAACTTCTCAGTGGAAGAATGCGGATGCATCGCTTCCTACAATAGAAGTAAATGATCTCTCTGATGTTACGATTATATCTGTTTCAAACGGACAGATACTTAAATGGAATAGTACAACAACTAAATGGGAAAATAGTAGCTTTAATGACATAACATCTCTTGGAGCTATTCCAAATGTTGATATTAGTCAGGTTCAGGATGGAGATATCCTTGTATATGATACGACTTCCGGTAAATGGATAAATACTGCATTGGATATGTCGGATTATCAGACAAAAAATCTTTCATCTTCTATTGCGGGGGCAAGTACCGTGGAAGGAGCTCTTGGTGCTGAAGAGACAGCTATTGAAAATGAGATTTCAACCAGAGCAACGCTTGGTGCTCATAATATTTTTGATAATAAACTGATTACCCAGACCGTAAGTAATGTTGTTTATACTGTAAATAGTGACAAATCAGTATCTTTAACTGTTAATTCTGAACTTTCATCAAATGCAGGAGCTATTTTAGGATACATTGATGTAAAAGCTGGGGAACGTTATACACTTTCTGGCGGAATAAATGCGATTGTGAGAGTAGATTTAAGAAACAGTGATTATTCAATGTGGGTAGATAATATTGAGTCAAAAGAAGTTACGTCTCCTTCACAGAGTTATTCAGTTGATGCATTTACACCGAGTAATGATGCTACTTTGATGGTATATCTAAGAATTGATTCTTCCGTTCAGACAGGAAATGTAGGAACAGTTTATCCTATGATTCGTCTTACAACAGATACTGATAGTACGTATGAACCATATTCTATGACAAATCAGCAAATAACACCGTATATTCAATCCATTAGTAATCCTAATTTATTAGATAATCCGTGGTTTACGGTTAATCAGAGAGGGTTTACAACAAGCTCTACTCCTGCATTACAATATTTTGCAGATAGATGGTATGTGGCTTATAATGTCTCAAGTGCGGTCGTTACACATAATGCAGATGATAGTATAACATTGGACAATACGCCACAACTAGCTTCAGGCGTTTTGTTTTTGGGACAGAGGTTTGAAGGAGATTACTTATGTGGTAAACAAGCAACGGTATCTGTTTTACTTTCAAATGGAAGAATTATTACGGGAACAGGTGTCTTTACTACAAAAGGGGCTAACTTAACGAGATTCATTATAGGTAGAAGCGATTTTGGTGTTTATAGTGAATATCCAAATGCAGAAACTTTGAGACTCATTATAGAAGTTTATAAGAATCAGAGTATTACGGTCAAAGCAGTAAAGATAGAACTTGGGTCTGTTTCCACTCTTGCAATGGATACTGTTCCAAATTATCAGCAGGAACTTGCAAAATGTCAGAGATATTTTACTCGTTTTTCGTGGTCAAGTGGTTATCCGGATATTGCTTGGGGAGTTGAAACAGCAACTAATCAATTTTGGGGTTTTATTACTACTCCTGTTCCAATGAGAACTAAACCTTCAGTTTCTTCAAATGGATTACAAGCATATAAGCCAGCTCTTGAAACTGCGGTTTCTATTACAGCTGTTGCTGTTGGTTCTTATACTAGTAATAAATTAAAATTGTTATTTACAGAAAGCGCAAACGGAGTAGTTGGAACTATGGCAGAAGTTCAATTGGCTGATGATGCAGTGGGAGAAGCATATATTGCATTTTCGGCAGATTTATAAGAGCTTAAATAATATGAAAAAATTAATGTTTTGAAAAACACTTTAGAAGAGTCCTTAAGGGGCTCTTTTTTATTTTAAGGAGACTATATTATGAATGGATTTTACACTAATCCTTATCAGAATCAGCTTTATCAGTCTTATATGCAACCTTTACAGCAGGCTCAGACAACAAACATTGTAAAGGTAAATGGAAAGCCTGGTGCTGATGCATATCAGCTTGGGCCTAATAGCAGTGCTCTTCTTCTCGATGAAACGGCTGCAATGGTTTGGCTTGTTCAGACAGATGGAGCTGGTTATAAAACAGCAACTGCTTATGACATTATTCCTCATAAGGAAGTTAAGCAGGAAGATATGTTCAAAAAACTTGAAGATAGAATAACTAAATTGGAGGATAAAGTAAATGCTAAATCCAATTCTTCAGATGCTAAATCAAAAAAGTCCGCAGAATAATGTTATGATGCAGGCTTTTGGAGCAATGATGAGAGGTGAATCTCCTCAACAGTTTTTGCAAAAGCTTGCACAGTCAGATCCAAGATTACAAGGTCTTGATTTATCAAACCCAGAAAAAGCTGCTGAAGATTTATATCGTCAAAATGGACAAGATATAAATGAAGCAAAAGCTTCAGTAAAAGGTAAGATAAGTCAGTTCCTTAGTAATAAACAGTAACTAATAACTAATATTTTTTAGAAAGGGGAATTTACTATGAACGAATCTACAGGTTTCATGTCAAATGATTGGTTAGGAGCATTTTTGATTATCGCTATTTTATTTGGTGGCGGTTTTGGTGGTTTCGGAGGACATGGAGTTATGCCAAATTATGCGACAGTTCAGGATGTAAATCAGGCAGTAGATAATCAGGCAACGCAGGCAAGTCTTCAGAATGTATTGCTTAGCAGTGCAAATAATAACTATGAGACTGCAAGACTTGTTGAGAATCAGACTACTCAGCTTATGAATCAGAACAATACAAATCTTATCAATGCTATTCAGGGATTTAATAATGTTTCTCAGCAGATCATGAATCAGACAAATGTTCTTGGATCTAAGCTTGATCAGCTCGGTTTCCAGATGGATCAGTGCTGCTGCTCTATTAAGACTCTTATTAAGGATAATCAGATTGCAGATCTTACAAATCAGCTTAATAATGCAAATAACGCAGCAATCAATTCTGCTCAGAGTCAGTATCTCCTTTCTCAGTTGGGCAAGTGGACTCCTTATACATCTACAACAACTTGAGGTGATATAAATGTGGATAATCAAATCATTAGTTGAAAAAATAGATGATGAACTCATGGATGCTGAGAAGTATATAAATTGCGCATATGAAACTAAGATGGATTATCCTGATGTTTCTACGTTATTTTATAAACTTTCTCAGGAAGAGATGAAGCATATGCAAATGCTTCATACACAAGTTGTTCAGATAATTGAAGAGCATAAAAAGACTAAAGAAGTTCCGCCTGTTATGAAAGAATTATATAACTATTTGCATCAAAGACAGATAGAATGGGCGGCAAAAATAGAATTAAAGCAAAAGAATTTTACGACCAATAAGTAAGGGGGTAACAAAATATGGCTAATGTTATTTTTAAAAAAGTCATTGCCCAAGGTGGTCAGACAGCAAAGGAAAGATATGATGCTATGACTCATGATGAGGGTACATTTTATCTTGTAGGGTCTGAACTTTATCTTGGAGAAGTATTGCTTTCTGCCAATATTGCGGAAGAGATTTCATATGATAATACTACAACTTCAATGACAGCAGACGATGTGCAGGATGCTATCGATGAACTGCATGGGTTAGATGCAGATAAGACTGTTTATATGGAGGATGCTTCATCAGGTCAGAGCGAGTATGCTAAAGTTTATAACTTCTATCAGGGATCGGAAGGAAGTTCTCTTTCTCCTGTAGTTGGGGAACTTATCGGAACAATCAATATTCCTTTGGATAAGGTTGTTCAGGATGGTTCAGTTGTTGAGGTTGTATTTGTTGAAGGAACGGGAGGAGATCCTGATTCACTTCACGAAGGAGATGCATCCGGTCCGGATGTAACTGAATTAATTAAAGGATCATCTACTCCTACAGAGGCGGATGCCGGAAAATATATAAAGCTTGTACTTCAGAATGTTACAGATCCTTTGTATATCGCAGTTAAAGATCTTGTAGATGTTTATACTGGTGGTACAAATGACGAAGCAACTGTAACTATTGATGGAAATAATGTCATTACAGTAGCGATTGGAAAAGTTAATGCAACTAAAGTCATCTATCAGGAAGCTTCAGATGCTACATATGATCAGGTTGTTGCTCCTGCAACTTTTGATGAAAATGAAACATATTATACATATGATAGTGCAACAGATACTTATTCAGTAGATTCTACAGTAACGGCTTTGAATTTTGATGATAAGGTTGCCGCTGGATTATATGTTGAAGATACTCCTGCTGTCTCAGAGATCAATGTAAAAGATCAGATTGATACAGTTGATGGAAAAGTTGATAACCTTGCGGATTATGTAGGCACTTTTACTCCTGAGCCCGGTGTAGAGACAGTTATAGATTATGTTGATACAAAGACAGGTGAAGGTGTTGGTGCTCTTAATTCTGAGGCTGGTATTGCTTCTGTTTCTTCTAATGTTGTTACTATCAAGGCAGGTATTGTTGAGACGGAAGGTCTTATCAATAACTCTCCTTCAGCTGTTTCTGGAACTCAGCATGTTGGTTATTATGATGATGGAAAGTTTTGGGAGGAAGCTCTGGTTGAGGGTTATTTGAATACTGTTGATGGAAAGTTTTATGAGGAAAGTACTTATACAACAGAGATTCCTGCTGTAACGGGACAGATCTATAAAGATCTTTCAACAGATATTACATATGAGTGGGACGACACTCTTGTAACTCCTGCGTATGTTGAAGCTACAAGAACAGAGATCACACCAAATACAACTGATTATTATACAGATACTCCAAGTAATAAGAATTATAAATGGACTGGTAAGGCTTATGCTCTTATCTCTGCTGATATTGTTCTTGAAGAAGTCGCTGTAACAGGTGCTGCAGCTGATGTTTCGTATGATAATACGACAAGTCAGATGACAGCGGATGATGTTCAGGAAGCTATTGATGAGATAGCCGGAAGACTTACTTGGAATGAAGTTTAATTATAATGGAGAGGATGATAAAACATCCTCTCCTATTTTTTGAATAGGAGGGAAAATATATGGCAAAGCCTACATTTACTAGAGGCGGAACTGCTGGTATAGATCTAGAACCCCTCGTTGATGGTCAGATTCTTTTTGATGAAGGCCGTACTAGAATACTTCTTGATGCTTATATTGATGGAACTCTTACTCGTCTTGTAATGACTGAGAAGGATACTTTTAATGGAACTAAGGCAGAATGGGATTCTCTTACTAATGCACAAAAAGAGATTTTTACTTATGTAAATATTACTGACGATTATGAATTTAAAAGTGCAGTATTTGTTGGAGCTACTGCTCAGTCTGATGGAGAAGCAGGTCTTGTTCCTGAACCTAAAATTGCGGATAGAAATAAAATCCTTTGCGGAAATGGTCAATGGGTTGATCATATTATTGATGCAAATTTAGATTCTTCAAGTGAAAATCCTGTTCAGAATAGAACGATAACTAATGCTCTTAGTGGAAAGTTAAATTCGTCATTAAAAGGTGTGGCAAATGGTCTTGCAGAACTTGATAATACTGGTAAGATTCCAGCTTCTCAGCTTCCAGGTGGAGTTAATCTTCTTGAGAAATACCCTACCGTAAATGATTTTCCTGCTGTTGGCGATGATTATACTATGTATGTTGCAGAAGATACGAATTTTGTATATCGTTGGACTGGTTCTGATTATGTTCAGATTGATGCATCAATTCAGATCGGAGAAACATCGCAAACTGCATTTCGAGGAGATCATGGTAAGGTTGCTTATGATCATGCTTATACTAACAAAGGTATTGCTCTTGTAAATGGCTTATATAAGATAACAACTAATTCTGAAGGACATGTGACTGCCGGAACTACTGTTACAAAATCAGATATTACAGATCTTGGTATACCTGGATCTGTAACAGAATATAGTGTTACGGATGTTTCTGGAGCTATTTCAGATTTAAGTGATTTTGTTAGTAAATCAGCAAAAGGAAAGCTTGTCTCAAACTTTATTATTACTGATACTAATAATATTTTTGGACTTGGTTCTGGAGCAACTGTCAGAGGAAGTATTCAGTACACGAATGCTTATGATGGAACAAATGAGGTTGGGGGTAATGGAGTTATTTATACTTCCAGTTCTATTAATCCTATTTTTATTAAGATTACAGGTACTTCTTCATTCACATTAACAAAGCAGAATATCGTAACGCCTACTAAAGCAGATATCGGTCTTGGTAATGTGGAAAATTTGGATTATAAAAAGATGTTTACATATTCAGCTTCTGAACCTTCTGGTGTTTGGAATGGATGTGTCTGGGTAGCATCTTCTTGAATAAAAGGAGGATTAAGTTATGGCAGATTATACGCATGAATATAGTAATTTCCCAGAGACTTTATATACTCTCCATAATTTTTTAGATCTAAAGGATGCTCCTGCTAATGTAGCCAGTATCGTTTATGAGATAAAGGAACTTATTTTGATGGAAAGTTATAATCAAGCTGCTTTAAAGCTTGAAGAAAATAAGAATATTCTTTCTCAGTATTTTATAGATGCTACTTTTATAAATACATTAGATGAGGAACTTAGAAATCTTGAGATCTATACTAAATCAAAAAAGCAAGCATTATATTATACTCCTGAAGAACCGGAAGGCGTGTCCGGTGATGTTTGGATAAGTTAGTCTTGCATAATACAAATACTGTTTTCCCAGAGTCTTTTGATAACAGATTTTTCTTTAGCGATCTTCGTCTTCGACACGCCAATATAATGAGAGGATATAGAGATCTTCTTCTAGAAAAAGACTATGTGGGAGCATCTCAGTATCTTTATAATAATATTGAGGTGGCAAATCGGGACATGGATTACAATGGTGCGTATTTATGGAATACTTTAGAAAATCGTATTTTTGCCATAGAAAATTATGTTGTTTCTTTGGGTGGTTCAAACGTTCGCCCACATTATTCTAACGTGCCACCAACACAATTATTGGAGCATATGTCATGGATTTGCGATTAATTTTAGGGAATTATGGTTTTGGCCATAATTCCCTTTTTTCGCATTTTCGATTCAGTATTCATCTGATTTGTAGCATAGCATTAAAATTTCCTAGCTGTTTTTGATTTTTTTATCTTTTTTATATATTTGTCCATTTTAAATATTAAACGTCTTTTATGGGGTAAATTTTGATTTTTAAAATAAATATCACATTTATGATATCACTAATTTAATATAAGTATATTAATATTATGATATTAGATTATATATAGCACTTTCTATATATTGATATTTTTATATTTATTTATTGATACATATATTATAATTCTTATTTATATATAGCAATATTAATATATTTATTTTTATATCGCAGTATTATATATTAGATATTTATATTTCAGTATATATATTTTGATTTTATATTATATAAATTCATATATATATTTTATATATTCAATATATATATTTTTGTTTTATGATATTTATATTCATAAATTGTTTTAATAATATCAATATTATAAAAGCAATTTATTTATTTCACTATTATGAAAGCAGATTTTAAATATATGTTTATAAATATCAATATTGACATATCAAATTTTGTATATTACAATTAGAAAACCTATTTTATGATTTTAATATTTTGTTATTGATTTATAAATTTGTATTTTTATATTTATATTTGTATATTTTGATTTTTATATTTTGCTATTTTGATATTTATTTTTTGATTGTATTTTTATGATATTGCTATATTCAAATTGCTATCCATATATCAATTTTATTATTCCTATTTTGTAATTGTGATATTTATATTTAAATATCGTAATATATATTTTTATTAATCAAAGGAGAATGTAAAGATGAGTATCAACATCGCTATTGCAAATCAAAAAGGGGGAGTAGGAAAAACAACGACTACAATTATCTTAGCTGATGCGTTAAAGCATTTTGGGTTAAAGGTACTTGCAATCGATCTAGATCCACAGTGTAATACGACGGACACATATGGAGCAAAAATGGATGATGTAAACACTATTTATGATGTTCTTGATGGAGAATGTAAAACGGAAGATGCAATCCAAAAATTAGTACTTGGAGACATTATTCCGGGTGATAAACTTCTCGCGGACAATCTAGACCATTTTAATGCTAAGATGTCACGTGAGTTACTTCTAAAAAAGAAATTAAAGGAAGTAGAAAAAAAATATGATTTTGTTATTATTGACACTCCTCCTACACTAGGTTTATATATGATAAATGCACTTGCTGCTTCAAGTGGCTGTGTTATTCCTTTAAAGGCAGAGCGTTATTCCGTTAGTGGTCTTGGAGAACTTTTTTCAACAATAAAGAACATAAAAGAAGCTGGTGTTAATGAAGACCTTCGTGTCTATGGTACACTGATAACTAATTTTGATACAAGAAATGATCTTGATAGAAGACTTAAAATGGAGCTTCCTGAAACAGCACTTCAGTATAATTTTAGAAATTTCAATTCCTATATACGAATCTGTCAAGATATCAAGAAATCACAAAATCTTGATTTTGAGGAAAATGAGACTATAAATCGTTCTTTGTTTGATAATTTCCCAAACAGTAATGCGGCTGAAGATTATGTTAGATTTACAAAAGAGTTGTTGGAGGTAATCAAAAATGGCTAAATCAACTAAAACAAGTAATCTATTCTCAGGTTTTAATCCTCCTACATTTTCTTCAACTATATCAGAAGAGGTAGAGGAAAAGATTTCAAAAGAAATTCCAGAAGTAGTATCTGAGAAAAAAGTTGTTGTAGAAGAGAAGAAAGAAATTGTGAAGAAAAAGCCTTCTGCACAGCAATTTGTATTTAAGAGAGGTCGTCCAAAAGAACTTGTTGGAAAACAACATCTTTATTCCGCAAGAATAAATGAAGATTTATTTAAACTTGCGAAGAAAACTGCTGAAAAAAATTTTGATAATAGTGTAAATGCATATCTTAATTATTTGATTGCGAAAGATCAAGGGTTGATGTGATGTTATATCAGTTTTTTGAGATATTTGACTATCATAAAATTTTTGTTATAAAATTCTAAGGTAAAGAAATGATGTATCTGGATTAACAAGACAACAAAAGAGCTAGGAGTTACCGCTTCTAGCTCTTTTTATCCATTTTGGTTAAGACTGTTTATGTTTTAAGTTCTTTATTCTCAATAGTTATAAAAGGGGATATTAATTAAAAAATATAAATTATATTGACTATAAGAAAACTTTTGCTATAATGAATTTAAGGCAAGCGATATGATTGGTAATCGTGATGACAAAAGACCTAGAGAGTCACATTCTCTAGGTCTTTTTATTCCATTTAGGCAGGGCGGATTAAACCCTAGGCTAGTTGCCTTAATAGTTTCCATCTAACCATTTGCAAATGTAGTAAGCTACTATACTTGCCATAATGGAAACAAAAAACGATATGAGTAAGTCCGTGATGACACACCCCCTTTCTTGGCCAATATAGAGGGCGGCAACGTTTAAGATTATAACATAATAATATTATTATCAAAAGTTATAAAAAGGGATTTTTTTTTGGATTTTTCATAGAAAGGGAGGGTTACACATTCCTACTTTGTGCAACCCTCTAAGACAATTTTCACTATTCAATTTATATTATATCATTTTTCAGTATATTATGTTGACCTATATTTTAAAAATTTTTGCTCGTATATTTCATCCCATTCATCATCGAGGATCCAATCATCATCCGAAGGAATATCTTCGATTTTTATAGCGTTTTTGTGTAATAATTCTCTGTTCTCTTTAAGAAACTCCTTATAATCTTCAACAGATCTTATATTAGCCATAGAATCACTCCTTTCTATCACGCAATACAATTGTATTATTTTTTTAAAAGATAACAATACTATTTTATTGACAATAGTTGTTGTTATTAATTGTTATTAATAACAACATATATTAATTCTTTTATATTAGGAGGCTTATAAATCGCATGGTTGAGCCATTTCTTATGTTGAATTTCCTAGAATTTGGGTATGAATTTCCTAGAATTCGGGTATGAGTTTCCTAGAATTTGGGTATGAATTTCCTAGAATCTAGAACAAAAAATGGCATAAAAAAACACCCCAATTTCCTAGAATTTGGGTGTGACTTTCCTAGAAATCGGAATGTATCTCCTAGAATTTAGAATCGTTTCCTAGAATTTAGAACATTTTAAAAAAGGCCGTATTTATGGGGAATTTTAAAAATAATAAAAATTCTGTTTTCTAGGAGATTTTACGGAATGTTTTATTTACTAAGCTTTAAAATATTCTATATTCTAGGAGAGTAATTTTCTGGATTCTAGTACATTGCCAAATTCCCTATAAAAATGGGATTGACAGTTTATTTTTTTTTAATTACAATTAAAAGAACTGAGAGAGGGGCGGTATAATCATGGGGCGAGAAAAGACACAAGATAGTATCACTGAAATTCTTTCAAGTAAAAAATATACAAAATCTAATGCTTTGGTCAATGCGAAAGGGAAGGCTGGATTGTTAGCTGAAAAACTTTTTGCTGTAGGAATTCAACGAGCAGTTGAAGATGAAAAGACCGGCATTCTTACAACAACAATCCGAGGAATAGAACTAAAGAAAATATTTCAAACTAATAGAGGATCTTTTTATGCTGATGTCAGTGCTTTAGTAGATCCTCCGACGAATGATTCTCCCTCTTTACTTGATTGGAGAATCATCTATAAGGACGATAACTCACAAACTATTGAAGCAATGAATGTTATTACGGATTGCTCTTTTAAAAAAGGTGTTTTCGAGATAAGATTTAATAGCAAGATTACTCCACAAGTAAGAAGATTACAAGCGAATTATACTGTTTTTTCACTTGCAGATACGATGCCATTAAAAAGTATCTATTCGTTTAAGCTGTATGAAATTTTAAAGTCTGAATATGATAAACAGGACTACGTAGCAAAGAAAGAAGAATCTTGGCAGCCTAATGCTGTTTATATAATGGACATGCATATAGTAGACTTAAAATTAAGAGTAGGAGTTATTGATAGTTCATGGAGTAGTGAGATATCAGAAGAACTTAGAAAATTAGAGCCAAATTATGATATTATTGAAAAGATAGTAGACGAACAGCTAAAGAACGAAGGAGTTATTGATAAAAACAAGAAAACTTATAAAAGTTATAAGAGGATAGATAATTTTAAAAAAAATGTTCTTGATAGAGCAAGAGATGAATTAAAAGAAAAAACGTCCATTAAGTTTGAATATAAAAATTTAACAGGTGGACCTGGAGGAAAAATAAATGGCATAAGATTTTTTATTTCTCGGAACACAAAAGACTCTGACAATATTGAAATTAGTGAGAATCCGAAAGAAGCTTTATCGAAAGAAGAAAAATTTGAAATACTTGATTCTATTGCTGATATTATAGGAGACTCATTCTCATACAAAGAAATCAAAATAATTGCTGAAAAATCTGAATATAATATTGAGAAAGTTAAAAGCGCTTATAATGTTATGAGACAAAGTAAAACAAGAATAGATAACCCAATAGCATGGATGATAAGTGCTATAGAAAATAATTATCAGAACAAAAATAATAGTTTCAGCAATTTTAAGCAGAACACTTATGATTTTGCAAAATTGGAAGAGCAGCTTTTGGAAAATTAAAATTGTTAAATCATTTAAAGGGAAAAGCAAATAGATAGTTGTTGTTTTTGCTGATTCTCAATCATTATATATCTAAATTAAAATCATTATTTTTATTTATTATAAGTTCCCAAAAAACATAATCGGAGGAAAACATGTACGGACCGCATACAAAGGAAGACTTCAAGCTTTTTCTCAAAGATGTAGAGGACTGTAAGAGATTAAGTGGAAAATCGGAATATGATTTTAGATTAAGAAGAAGGACATTAAATGTTGTTTGGATGATTACTGATTCTCTTAGAGAGATTCCATTTGAAGAACTAATGAGTAATATGTATTTTAAATGTTCCGATGATATGAAACCAATCTTAAATTTTTATGAAGACTGTCTTATTGATAGCAAACTTAATAATGATCAATTTAGATTGAAATTACATGATCGATTATTGGTTTTTCGTGATAAGATTAAAGCTGAGCACAAGCAATGTATTTTAGTTGAATTTTTTAACATATTGACACAAGCTTGTATAAGAAAAGATTATTCTAAACCTATAATTAAAAAGATATTCAGTGCATATCTTTCTTTAGTACAACAAAGCATTACATATTTTTATGATGATATTCATAAATATTTTTATGCAGTAAAAGATGATGGAACATTTTTAACAATAGATGATCCTTGGCCTATGATTGATTGGGCTCATGAAGAGTATGCTGATAAGACATTTAAAAGCATAGTAGAAGGAAAGGAAATTGATACAAAAAGGCTATTAGAAGAAACTAAGAAGAGATATGCGAAATATGGAATGATAGTTCATGATGTCGAAGATATGATCCAGATAAGCACGATTTCTAATAATTTTGGAAATGTAACAGCGTCTATGGCTTATTATATGTCTGAGCAGACCAAGGATATGCTTCCTCAAAATGAAGTGGGGCTTAAAATTGAAAGCAATCCAAAAAAATGGTTGAATACAGAGTATTATAAAGAGAGACTGCTTAAGAGAAATTTTGCATTGCCCGGATGCATAAAAACAACATGTGAATTTGCGGGAGATATTAAGGAAGTATATTTTAGAGAAGTTATCAAAGATGACAATGTTGTTATGCTTTATAGAGTAGTGACAAAAACTAGGGGAGAATATTCGGATATTCCAGGTTATTATATTCCTAATGAAAAGTTTATGTTTTTGTATTACAACGTTGCTGAAGGAGCAAGAGAAGAAAGTTCAATTATAGAAAATTTTATCTTGGAATTATATTTTCTTCTTACTGTTAGGCGTACTGAAGAAGAAAAACAAATGAAACCTTATTCGTTACCACTTATTGCAGAAGAGTATGAAGATGTTTATAAGGAACCAAGATGGAAAAATCAACCGATAATATCCTTCTCTTTATATGGGCGAGAAGAAAAGAAAGGAAGGGAACAAAAAAGAGCGTATAAACAAGGTGTTTATGAATATGATGATGCCAAAATTGGATGTTTTATAAGAAGATTACCTGTAGGACAGACAGCTTCTTGGGAAGCAATAACAAATGCTGCTAAATATGGGTATGAGCTTGAAAAAGGATATACATTTGTTACACCATTTGCTAGAAAACAACGTCACATAAAAGTCTTAGGAGGACTATGAAAACAGAGTATATTCATTACGGATTTTCTGAATTGTTACCCATAAAACCGATTAGAAATGAAAGAAATTTTTGGAAGCCTCAAGGGGGATTATGGGCAAGCCCAGTAGATTCTCCTTTAAGTTGGAATATATGGTGTGAAAGTAATCATTTTAGAAAAAATGAATTAGGGAATTCTTTTATGTTCACATTGAAAAATGATGCTAAGATAATTCATATATATAGTGTGGATGATTTAAAAGGACTACCAAGACAAACTACTAACATTTCATTTTTTAATGATCATGCTTGTTATTTGGACTTTGAAAAAATTGAAAAAGAATATGATGGTATTGAATTACATCTATCTGAGGAACGTTTTGGAGATTCAAAAAATGGAGATGGAATTCATTATGGATTATATTTTACGTTGTATGGATGGGATTGTGATTCTATCATACTTTTTCATAATAAAGCAATAGAAAAATGGTGGAAATCGCGATAGAAGATAAGTAAATCTACATTTTCGTAAAATTTCGGTTTTACGAAAAACTTATGAGGATAAATTTTGATTTTATATAATATTATGGAGAGGGAGAAAAATGGAAAAACAGATATATTATGATTTTGCAAGGAATTTAAAGGAAAAGTTAATAAATGAATGTCATGGATATGTAAAGACTGAGATTTATCCAGATATTGATACAATAATAATTAAAATTACTTTTAAAGAGTTTGAGTTTCGTTATCCAATAAATGAAATTGCTGATTCTTTTTATTGCGGATCATCAGATCAGATAGTAAATAAAATAATAGATAAATATAAGAAGGCGATTTTAAAAGGTTTCTTTAAATCAAAAGAAAAGAAAGAACAATATATATAAATTTGAAAGTATTTTGAGAAAAATGCATTATGTGTTATAATTTTACAACAAGTGGTAGCAGTACCCTTGAAGTATAAAAAGCAAATAAAAACCGCTCAACTTCGCAGGGTAGGAGCGGTTTTTATTATTCTCTATAAATTTGAGAACAAGCTCGATAATGTTAATCAAGCAGTTAATCACTGCTACAATAGCTGTTACTAACTTGATATAATCCATATCGATGCCGTTCCTCCCTATCAATTACTATCAGTTGTATGCATTATATTTTTTTATTTATAATCTTTATTTTTAAATATTGTTAATAAGATAATATTTGAAAGTATTCGTATTCAATAGTTTTTATATTTTTCATATATCTTTTAGACGTTCAGTCCTCTTCTATCAAGATAAAAATCCCATATTATAGTTTATTGAAAAGTTGTTCTTTGTAATTTTTTTTATAATAGAATTTGAGAAAACAACAAAAAAATATTAATTTTATAAAAAAAAGATATTTTTTTGTATAAAAAAGTGAATATTCTGTCATTTTAGTGTAAAATAAGAAGAACATATAAATTTTAAAGACGGAACATCAAGTTGAGACAAAAGGAGATAATTATGAGTTTTATCAGATCGATACCGCCAAAAACATTGCACGAACAGTTTGGATTATATCATGGGAATTGGTTCCCTGAAATGGATAGGTCTTGGGAAGATTTTGATAGAGGTTATTCCGTTTGTTCGAGAATGATAAACACGAAATTTGGGAATGTTGAACATGTTTCAATTGTTAAACATAGAAAAGAAGGTGAGCCATTAGTAACATTTGATGGAGAAAGAAATCTTACGTGGGCAGAAAAAATGATGATTAAAAATGAGCTTTTTGGAGAAGATCGATTTGCAATAGAGGTTTTTCCAAAAAAAGAATATCTTGTAGATACTGCTGACACATATCATTTATGGGTATTTAATAAAAAATATGATATGATTTTTGGCATTCATCCAAAAGAGTATTCAAAGGCAATTAATAGAGGGGTTGCCCCATTGTCTAAGGACGAGCTTACCTTACTTCAGAAAAAATTTGATGAACAAAAAGATAATGGTGTTGATTATGAACAACTTTTTAATTATTTATGCTGAACAATTATGTCAAGGGGTTCCAGGAACACTATCTTTTTTATTTAATGTAGCAACAAGGTATAAAAATTCGAATGAAAAGATAAAAGCTATATCAGGTTTTAGTCGTATGCTAGATAATAAGATAGTGGGTTCAAAACTATATATGTTATGGAATGATTGTCTTAATAGAGATATAGATAAAACAATATATGTAATGCTGCATGATTCTATAGATGAGATTAATAGGCATATCAATTTTGAAAGCGGAAAAGGAATCCCCTATTTAAGTAATGAACCAAAACCATATATCAAAGAACATGATGAATGGTGGATCTTTACATTTTTAAATGGTGATTCTGAAAAGGTTGGAAAATGTATAAAAATTAGAGGAACTTATGGCGAAGCTAGAAATAAAATGGTAAGTCGTTATGGAACTTATTTTGGGTTTCAATATAGTGAAAAAGAATGGGCAGAAAAATGGAATGATCCCAATAGGGATTATCAAATGGAAGATATTTTAGAGATTATAAAATAAAACATTTCATAAAAAAAAGAACAATATATATTCCTAAAATCAAACTAGAAAAAGGGGCAAGAAAAATATGAGTGGTTTATATAATCTGATATATGGATATAATCCGGCATGTGTTCTATTCCTTCCTATGCTTGGTAGAAAATACGATGAATATCCAAGATTTAGAGATTGTTTTATTTTTAAAGAAGATAATAAATATTATATTGATGTTTATACAAGAGTTGGCAGTTGTTATCATAATCAAGGTTATGGGGAAGAATTATTGTATGAAGATGAAAATTTTGTAAAGACATTTGATGATGACTTTGATCCAACTTATGCTACTTTCAGATTTAATATTCCAAAAAAATGGGAAAAAGATTTTAGTCTTTTAATCAATGGAAAGAAAGAAGGCTTATCAAAAGAATATTTTATTGAATTAAAGAAACATTATTCTGAGGAATTAATAAGCAAGTTTTTCCAAAAGTGAGAAAATTGAGGAAGTTAAAGATGAATGTAGAAAGGTTATATAAATGATAAAAAATGATAGTTATGAGAATTGGCTTTTAAATACAGAACATGGAATATATGATTGTACGAATAATGGTAAGTGTAGCGGATGTGGCGACTGTTGTAGCAATATTTTACCTATAACAAAAAAAGAGATTAATGAAATAAAGAAATATATAAAAGATTATGGTATTAAAAAACAGGAACATAGATCCTTCTTTTTAAGTGCAGACACGATTGATAAAGTGTACGATTTATCCAGTTCGTCCTTCTATTTGTAGAATCTTTTTATGTTCTAACGCTGCAAAAAGAGAAATTCATTTAAGTGATGCAGGGAGAAAAAACGTTAATATGAATGAAGTGTTTTTTGTTGGGAGGATAAATAAATGACATTTGATGAATTTATGGCAAAATATGAAGATCGTTTAAAAGATATATGCAAACCCAAACCAGCAAGTGTTTTTTATGAATTGGATGAAAAAGGAGGTATGCATACTAGAATGAAAGGAAGAAATATAGATATTCAATTTGTAGTAGCTATAATAATAAAAGACCTTGTAAAAGATTGTAATTTAACTTATGATGAGTATTTTGGTTTGGTAAAAGAATTATCTCGTCATATGAATGATGAAAAAAAAGAAGAGAATAATTCAACTTTTAATAAAATGTTTAAAGATTTTTTCGCAAAATAGCAAAATCAATGCCGAGTGTATCGGCTGGAACACAACGGCTAAAGATGTAACATCTTATTCCTTCACAACTTCAACCACTTGGGCGGCGCCGTATAATGGATATTTTTGCATCCAAGTAGCTTCAAACACCGACACTCAACATGATGTTAGTATAACTTGCGGTAATAAACAGGTAGCGGGTCAATATTTCGTATATAAATATCAAAAACTGATGGCATATCTGCCATTAAGAAAAGGAACGGGGCTAGTAATCACAGGTAATGTCGATATTCTTATGATAACTTGTATGACGGGCGTTTTTAATCCGTAAAATCAATAACTGAATGGATAAAAGATAGCGGTCGCACCAGAGTCAATTCTTGTAGTCTTAAGCTTGGTTCCTTTTTTAACGTATATGGCAGAACCTGAACCTAAGTTATTAACTGGCGTTACTTCAAAAACGTTAAACATAAAGGCACTATTTTTATCATAAAATTCAACTACCACAGCCGTACCAGCGCCAGCGCCTCCCGCTATTTTCACATAGCCATCAGAAGTTGTTGTATACAGAACGTTTAAATCAAGGGCTACCGCGGTTCCTTTCGCTCCAGCGTTTGCCAATTTGCTAAATGACGAAATAAAAAGAGTATGTGATAAATGGAAAAATTTATATCAATGACTTCAAATAAATATAAAAATATTGACAAAGTTATTCCAAGTATTTACGGAAAAAAGAGACAAAAGATTTTTTATTTAAGTTTAACAACATATAGTTTAATTCCGGTTGATAATAAAATATCTTATATTACAGGAAAGGTGATTAAATTTAGAGATATATAGTACTTTCATATAAAGAAATTTTTTATAAGTACTCTTCTCTCCTCTTTTCTATTTTTATAACAAAGAAAGTAAAAAATAGGCTTATAGTATACTGTTACGCTATAAAAAATGGGAGGTAAAAAAATGGCTAAAATATGTGATGATAGATGTGAAAATTGTCTATATATTTGTGAAGGTGACTTTATATGTACAGAGATCAATGAGCTTGTGATAGTTGATTGGGTTCCGATTTATGGAACTTGTATTAAGCATAAAAAAAGAAACCTTTTTAATGATTTAAAGAAAAAAGCGGCCAAAGGATGATTATTATGCGTTCAAAAAGATTTAAAGAAGCAATGAAGGCTGAAGCAATAAAACGGATGCAAAGACTTGGAATATCTAATGAAGTTATTACTATCTTTAAATCTGAAAATAAATTGCTTTGTTCATATCATGTAGTACAAGTAGATGTTCCATCTGAAATAATATCGGAACTTCAAAATTGGGAAAAAGAATCTGGGAATATAATCTATCATGTTGTTTATAGTAGATTATTTGGTTATGAAATTTACAATGCATTAATAGTCTCTAAATATATTGAAGATTGGGATTATGAAACAATTATGATAGATAAAGGAAGGACAATGGCTTATACAATAAACGTTTCTAAACCAGATTATTCAGAATTAGGAACGATTATTCTTGAAAATCATCATGGAGTATTACAGAGAACATATTGATTAAATTATTTCTATAATAATAAAAAAAATATGGAGGAATTGTTATGAAGGATGATTTTGAATTTGAATTAATAAAAGCTGAATTACTTGATGCTTTTTTTGAACAACTTACTAATGTTAAACCAGCTAAAATAGAATATAGTGTAGATGAACATGGTGTAGTTAAAGGGTATATAAAAGGAAGAAATGCTGAATTACTGCTACTTGTGGCGACAATTATTAGCGATAGAATAAAAAAAATAACGGAAGATATTGAGGGTTTTTCTGATACATATTTAAAACTTTTAAAAGAAATTATTTGTGTGCTTCAAGATTATAGTATGACTTTTGAAAAATCTAATGAACAAAATAAAAAGAATGATGAGAATTCATTAAAAAAATTCAATGATATTTTTAAGGACTTGGATTTATAAAAAAGGGAGGATTCTTTTCGATGATAAGTCAGGATGAAGCAATTTTGATTGAAATTATGAGAGTAAATAGAAAAGAAATGGCTTTATTATATCTTGAACATTATGTTCAACGATTTGGGCCTCTTAGAAATGAAGTTGGGGATATAATTAAAAAGATTTTGGAAGAAAAAGAATAAGAAATAAATTTATAAAATATATTTAATGGGAGTTACTAATGATTAAATCTATGAAAGTAATGTTACTTCCTAACAACGTTCAAAAGACAAGGCTATTCCAACACGCAGGAGCGGCAAGATTTCTTTATAATTGGGCTCTTTCAATGGAAGAAAAGAATTATAAATTAGGCGGAAAATTCATATCATATTATGAGCTTGCAAAAGAACTTACAGAGCTTAAGAGAACAGATGAATATGCATGGCTTAACGAAATATCAATCACAACATGCCAAAAGGCTATAAAAGATGCCTGTGATGCCTATTCTAACTTTTTTAAGAAAAGGGCAAAATTTCCCAAATATAAATCAAAGGATAAGACAAAACCAAGTTTCTTTCAGACAGACCAGGTTATAGAATTTACCGATACACATGTAAAGCTAAGTTGTTTGTCCCTTAGCAGGAAGGCAAATAGAAAACAATTAAACTGGGTAAGACTTGCAGAACATGGCAAGATACCAATAAATGTAAAGCATAGCAATCCGAGGATAACTTACGATGGTCTTAATTGGTGGATAAGCGTAGGGATAGAATATCCTGATAAGAATGTAAACTTATCTGAAGAAGGATTAGGTGTTGATCTAGGAATAAGGAACCTTGCTGTGTGTTCTGATGATAGCATTTATCCTAACATCAATAAGACCAAGGCGATCAAAGATTTAGAGAAGAGAAAACGAAGATTGCAACGAAGTATATCCAGGAAATATGAGATGAACAAAAAGGGGGATGAATTTGTAAAGACAAAAAATATAATAAAAGATGAAAAAAAGTTATTAAAGATGCACCACAGGTTGAGTAATATTAGGAAAAACTATTTACATCATACATCAAAAGAAATAGTTGAAAAGAATCCTAAATTCATCTGTATTGACGACCTAAATATTCAGAGCATGATGAAGAATAAATACCTTGCAAAAGCAATTCAGGAACAGTCACTTTATGAATTTTCAAGGCAGCTTGAATATAAGAGTAATTTCAAAGGAATCCAATTTATAAAAGCAGACAGGAAATTTCCATCATCTAAGAAATGCAGTCAATGTGGCAGGATAAAGAAAGATTTAAAACCTTATCAAAAGACATATAAGTGTGAGTGTGGAAATGTTATTGATGTACATAAGCAAGCGGCGCTCAATCTTAAAACATATGGAGAAGAGAATATTGCAGAATAATATTATTGTACCGAAAGCTGGTTCGGGAATTTACGCCTATGGAGAGTACTTGAACTTGTTAGTAGACAGCACCATCGTCGAAAGCATACTCGATGAAATAGGAATGGATCATAAAAGTATATCTTTTTATAAGTATTCAGCCGGGATTTAGTCCCTTGCATCTTATGAATTTGACCTTTTAGAAGTATGTAAATTTGCATGGGTGTAAAGCCAGTGACTTTCTTTGCTTTGTATCCAGTATCTTTTAGAAGTATGTAAATTTGCATGGGTGTAAAGCAGAAAAGGCTGTCAGCTACGTTAAATCCATCTTTTAGAAGTATGTAAATTTGCATGGGTGTAAAGCTTACAGACATGTCACCTTGTTCATAAAGTTCTTTTAGAAGTATGTAATTTTATATGGGTGTAAAGCAAGAAGTCACATTGAAACTATATTCGGATACTTTTAGAAGCATGTGATTTTATATGGGTGTAAAGTATTGATGGCTATGTGAGGATTTCATAGATGCAAAGCGTCTTTTTGAGAAAATAACTAAAAGGCGGGCAATAGATGCAAAGCCCTCTCGCTTGCTATGTAATGCGTGACTATTATGGATGCAAAGTTGAAGTGTTTCAGAGTTAAAAGAAATAAGCTTGGGAACAAATTATTAGCAGATATTGCTTTTAGGAGCCAAAACACCAAACCTGTTATTGTATACCTCTAACAAGGCTCCTAAAAGCTTATCAAGATGCAAAGCTAGACTATAATGGATTCAAAGTGAGGAATGAAGCTTTTCAAACTAGGAGGGGAAAATGGGGATAGAAGGACTTAAGTTAATAATATGCTTACTTAGCATAAATGTGATGATTATAGCTTTTTTGATGTTAAAAACTATTCTATTGCAGAAACGAATGCTCAATATTATTGAAGATATTTTAAATAGACAAAAAAATATATTTAAAGATTTTTTAGATATTGATAATGAAGGAAGTTAAAAAATAAATATAAGAAGAATTACTAAAAGGAGAAACGTATGGAAATTGATATAGAAAAAGCAATAGATAGTCTTTTAGAAACAAATGTTGATGAAATAACATATAGTATGGATATACAAAGAAACAAACAGAAATATAGTATTGAATTTACAATAAAAAAAGAAGCTAACGAAAATTTGGATAAAACTGATTAGAAGAATTTATTTTATAATATGGATAATATTACTAACTTGAATAAAAATGGCTAATATGTTATGCTTTGATAAAGAAAAGGCGGCAACCCCGCTTAATCATTAGTTAGTTTTAAGAAATAAAACCGCCATGAATGACCAGTTCGGGGCGGTTTATTTCTTTATCTGAAGAACCAATGTTATAACAGCCACAAGCATTATTACAAAAGTAAATAATTCCATATAAGTTACCATTGGCATCACCTCCTCGCATACGCGAGGCTACCGCCTAAAAGATCATATAATATACAAAAATATAAAAAGAAAACCTTTTATAATAAAAAAGTTTTCTTTTTATATATCTCTTTTCAATATTTCTGCAACATCATCAATATTTTTTTTTACAATAAATGGCGTTTTCATTCCTTCACAAAAAATATTTGTACATATAGATGGATTTCCATGTAAGAAGGATGGAGTAAGTCCATTTACATTCTTGGGATTTATGTATATATTATCAATTTTAATCAAGTTCACTTTATTTATTCTCCTTTATATGCTCATTTTAATATCTCTAATTCTTTATATGGTGCGTTCCAAAAATCTTTAGAGTAATGATGCTGATATTCCTTATTTTCCCCCATTACAACAACAATATTCTCTAATTCCATAACTTTTTCACTAGGAAACATCATCCTTCTAATATCCCCATTAGTCGCATTGTTGGGAATTGGTATTGCCTGAACCGTATAATAATCTAGTTCAAGTGTATTCCTAGCCCACTGCAAAGCCCATAAATAGCCAATTTGTCCGCCATCTTTTACTGTTCCGCAAGGTTCATCCCTTTTTAGTTGTTTTGCAACAATATCCGCTGTAGTGTCGATATTGGCGCGCAATCTCTCCATGTATTCATCTGCGTTAATTACTCTCATTCACTCACCTCCTTTGTATGGTTCGGGTGATTGCATCCAAGCTACTACATTTGCCCAGTATTCAAGTTCTCCAATCCAAATACCAAGCGTCATATATCCTTCTTTTACTGTGACTAAATATGTTCCGTATTTTTCAGGCAACCGCTCACTAATAGGAATCCATTCCGTCTGATTTAGTAGGTCAATAATCATTTTGCTTGCTTGATATGTTCCACTATTAGGAGCGAGTTCAATCGCTTTCATCATTTGTTCACAATGTTTTCTAAGATCTTCTCTTGTCATTACTCTTCTTCCTTTTCTCCTAACAACTTAGCCATAATATCACAAAGTTCATGATAACTAATTACAAGTGCTCCTCCATCATATAGTTCTTCTGCATAATCGATTATTGCTATATCTTTGACTCGATTTCGAAGTTCATCGAAATAGGATTGGACTATTGCTAGTTTAACAGTTTCATTATTAGAAACACAGATGCCTTTTGATACTGCTTTCCATATTTTTTCACAATTAAGTAATGAAATATAGTTAGTATTGTTTTTTGCATCTTTTACCATATCATTGGGAATATCAATAAGTATTTTTGCCATTTCAAGTTCTCCTTTTTAAACTGATAAATCGTAAGGATTTATTTACTTCAACATATAAAAGAGAAAAGCAAAAAGAATATAAGTTATTTTCTGCAATATTTATTTTCGGCAAAGTATAATTCTTTAAGCGAATATATTGTTGTCCCATCATTAACAACATATGCCTGGAAATCCTTATTTGAGAACTTCATAACATGACGCAAATTTATAATAAAATCTTTTTCTTTAGAAAACTTCGTAATCCATTTTGCGCAGTTATCACCGCATGTCGATGCATTAAAAATCATATCTGGATTGTTATATATCAGCATCAAAGTTTTTGCTCCACCGGAAAGTTTTGTAGGTGGCATAACCCCAAATATAGGACTATTAATACTATTTGCGTTTATAACTTCTGACTTGTCCACGCTTTTAATCATTTTCTGCATTTCAGGATTCTCAAACCAAACATTTTCATATTTATTATTAAAGTACATATCTGTGTTATATATACTTCCATTGACAGAATCCCCAAAAACAATATTTAACTTAGAAAGTGGAATCCCATTTTTCTTACAATATAATTTAAGTGCACTTAGTAGATAAGCATATCTCTCATCAGATTGCTTATCAATCAGCCATATTTTAAATTCCTCAATCCCTTTTAGATCAATATAATCGTCCTTATTCTGTGTATTAAAAATACGAATAATTTTTTTGCAATCTTCGGCTTGTTTTATTTCGTGAAAAAAGAGATTTATTTCATCTGAAAAAGATTTTTTTGATTTACTACTGATATTTTGTATGGCTTTCTGTACTATTGACATTAATTTTGGTAGATATATATTCAATTTATCATCCATTGAATTTTTATAATTCATATAAAATACCTTAATTGAGGTGACTTTTTTATTTTGAAATTTTATCAGATTCGGAATCTATAGATTTTTCTTTTATTTCATCATTTGCATCAGATCCATCACATTCCTTTTGATGTGAACATAAGTTACAATTACATTCATATGTATAATTTCCGGTTCTAAAACATCTTTCATTTGCATTCATAATAAATACCTCTAATAAGTTGAGATTGTATTATTTATTTTTTTCTTAAATTTTAAACATATTCCAGAGCTATATGAATATAATCATGAAGAGTATTTATTTTTTTATTTTCATTGATAATGCCTATTTCGAGATTTTTACAATTGTCAAAAGGCATATAATATCTTAAATTAACAGAAACGTCTTTTTTTTGACCTATTTCTAATAACCATTTAGCACAATTTTCTCCACAGCTGGTAGCATTAAACATAAGATCTGGTCTTTTATATATACAAATAAGTGTTTTTAATCCACCAGATAATCTTTCCGGAGGAATTGGCCCAAGTAGATCACTTACAATTAATTGTCCACCTTTATAATGTGATTTGTCTATATCTTCCATCATTTTAGATATAAATGGATCTTCAAACCACTCTTCTTTATAATTAAATATAAACCAAGATGGACCATATATTACGTCTTCTTTTTCACCAAAAAATATACTCAACATTTTATTTGTCCTTACAAATATATTGTTATTTTTATGAAGGGGCGGAGCAAAGATTGCTCCGCTTGGGGGAATGTATATTTTATGTTTGTGGGGGACAAACATAAAGCCTAAATTGTAATAGTTTTATTCATATTACTATCGATCCATTGGATGAATTTATCACGTGGAATAATGTATTGTCTATTTATTTTTATTTTTGGGAAGTCATCTCTTTTTACTAAAGAATAGGTTTGGTTAATTCCTAGTCCGAGTAGTTTTGAAATTTCTTTAACCGTCATCATTTCTTTCATGATTATACCTCACATTTGGTTTAAAAATGCTTGTGCTGTATTTCTATTATTGTATATATTTCCTTCGTCTTCTATACCAATCATATAAGCACATCCCTTTTCTTCCCAAGCAATAATCATATTAGGATATACTTTTGAAATTTTAAGTTTATAGACTTTTTTTGTTTTAGTTAATTCATTATGATATGCATAATAAATTTCCATACCAGGACTATATTCTTTAGTATAATCAATATTCATGTTGTTTTTCCAATTTTGCTGAATAATCTAAAATATTAGAAACATATTTACTGGGATTAGATGCAGATATATTTTTCTCACCATGATAAATTGCAAGAACAACAGCTACATCTTCATATTCTTCAAACAATTCTGAAAGAATATCGGCTGCGATTAAAATATTATTATAAGGGTTGCAAATATCACTTTCGTCAATATTTAATTTTTGCAATCTTCTCCTATGACTTGAAAGATGTATTTGCATAAGTCCATAGCAGCCTTCTGAATTTTTTATATCAGCAACATATCTACTTTCATAATATGCGATAGCTTCTAATAGTTCCGGACTTATATTATATTTTTCGCCTACTAAATTTGCTGCAATCACAACATTATTGGGAATTTCTTCATATTCTGAAGATTGGAAATATTCTTTTGTAAAATTATCACCTGAAGCATAAGTTGTTGGACACATAAGAATAAAGATTCCCAAGAATACTAAGAATTTTTTCATATTACTTCCTCCAACTGATAAATTAATGATAAAGCATTTTAACTTGTGGTGTCAACCAATAATTTTAACACTTATAAAATCATTTATAATCACTTGTTTTTATTGTATTGAAGCGTATTTTTATAATATAGTATCTCATGGTGATAGTGGTTTTCCTTGAAATAATAGGGAAAGGAACATAATGCCTATGACTGCTTCAGAGTTCATTGCATTCTGCAATTTGCTTTTGAATATCATAAGACTGTTGTTCGATATTCTAAAGAATAAAAAGAACAATAAAAAAGACCGCTCCTAACCTCACAAGTTAAGCGAACTTTTTTATATATGATATTCTACAATAGAATATTTTGTCACTAATAATTCCTTATCTTCTAATTGTTTCCATTCTTCTTTACCCTTTTCATTTATTATTTTTTTCCATTTAAAATCATTAGACCATTCTTTTATACGTAATATCTGGCCTTCTTCAAATGGATTTTTATCAAAAAGTTTTTTACGGAACTTAGCTATTATACTAGATCCAGTCTTAAGTTGATATAATGTCACAAGTTTAGACTGCTTTCCTTTAATTACAGAGGCAACATATATGTCTTCAGACAAATTTGGCAAAACAATTTTAAGATATCCAAGGCACTCCAATTCATTTTTTATTTTGTCGTAAGCAGTAGTTTTGGGCTTTTTACATTTGGCAATAAGATTTCTAATTAATGGAATAGTATCCTCAATGATAAGCTTCTTATTAGTGGATTTATGAGCACATTTTTCAAAATCGTTATAATCATATGCAGATATCAATATTTCCTCTTTTTTAAATTCTTTTCTGTTATAAAACTCATCAAATATTTTTGTTTGGTTTAGGAGTTCATTAATATTGCCAAACATAGAAAAATAATCTATTTTGATGAGTATAGTAAGCTGACGAGAATCAATACTTGTCTTATTTTTTATATCAGCTAAGACTTCAATAAAGTCAGTATATTTATTATCTTTTAATTGATAAAGTTCTTCTGCTATTATACGACTCATATTGATTATAGCCGGTAAAGCAGGGATAATTATATTATTATGAGGATCTGCTTTAAATTTTCTATTATCATTTTTAAATGAATAAACCCCTTCTGATATTCCAAATCCCTTTTTCATTTCATGTTTAAGAGCCATAACTTTTGATTTATTACCTTTTTCTGTATAATAATTTAATAAAGTTTCATAAAATTCATAGGGATAATGTGCTTTTTGCCATGCCTGATAAAGCCCATCAAGTGCTACTGCATATGCATGAGAGCTATTAAATGAATATCCGCAATTATCATCTATGATAATCCATACTTTTTCTGCACTTTCTTGAGCTTTATCTTCTGATAAATGCTCTTCTTCTATCAGTTTTTGTTTGAATCCTTTAATAAATTTGGTTTTTAATGGTTTTACTTTTTCAGGATGTTTTTTGGCAATCGCTTTAATTGCACTATAACATTCACTCATAGGAAATCCTGCATAATTAAGAACCATCATGCATTGTTCTTGAAAAAAGATATAGGAAACAGGAAGTTCCTCTGTTCGTAATAGGTTATCTAGAGTTGGTATCCCATAAGAAAAATCTTCTCTGCTTTCGAACTTGGAATACATGGATTTAAAACCAGGTCTTATTGCAGCAACAAATGCACTAAGTTCTGATATATTATGTGGCCTATATCTCATGCATTTATTCTTTGTTCCTTCTTTTTCAACTTGATTTATACCTATTGTCAATCCATTAGCATAAATATCCCATGTCTTTTCGTCATTTTTGGTTTTATCTATTAATGTATTAACATCAAAATGATTTATTCCAATACGTTTAAAAACAAGATCTATTAAAAGAACGACATCAACTTTGAGGATGTCATTTTTTAGAAATTTATAATTTTCGGCTATAACTCCGTCAATTACACATGTAATATATTCTTTTTTAGATGTTCTACTTTTACATTTAATCAGACCTATTTCTTTTCTGATGTCCCCATCATATAAAAGATAGGCGCTTGGAGCAGGTTTTTTGTCTGAAATAACTCCCCAATAGTCCTTACTTTTTTCTATATATTCAGAGTATTTCTCATCAACAAAATCATAAATATTTATTTCATCCTTTTCTTCTTCAGGAGCATTATTAACAGCTTCATCATATTGATTTATCTGTTTTGAGATTGTATTTGCGAGTTCAAAATCCATATTTTGAGCTTTTGCATATATTTTAAATGCAGATAGTTTTTTTAAAGTACCAAAAGCGATCATAGCAACAGCATGATTTTCTCCTAATACTCTTTTTTGCGCTTGTTCAAATATTTCCGGTGTTCCTACATTTAGATCTATGTCTGGAAGAGATCGTGTTTCAAGAATTCTGGTTGTTGAAATAAATCTTTCAGGATACAATTTGATAGCAGATTTAAATCTATCTATTTTGGAGAATCCACAAAGAGTATTTGTAAAAAAACCAACAGCTGATCCTCTTCCGGTATCTGTTATAAGTCCGCCATGTTCAATACCATCTTTTACAATAGCATAATCTAAAAGTGGATAATCGCACATACCAGTATCTTTATAAGTCTTAACTTCTGCTTTTACACCTTCATAATATTTTTGATAATCTTCTTTAGGAATATTTTTCATATATTCTTTAAACTTTTTGGTAATAAGTCTTGAATACTTTTTATCTTTTTCTTCTTTTGTTAAATCCGGATATAAAGATGGTAATTTTATATCTTTAGTAAATATACGGACATTATCATAATCACAAAAGTCTAATGCTATGTCAGTATTATCCATTGCATGACAAATAAGCTCTTGAGAAAAGACTCCTTGAGCTTTAAATCTATTTATTACTTCATCATCATTTGGATAATCTAAAAACCATCCCTCTTCTTCTTCATAATGGACATCTTTTGCTTCTAGCATATAATCTCGTAGTTTTTCGTCTTTTTTATGGATATAATGAGAATCGAGTCCAACGATAAAATCTAAATTATATTTAGAAGCCAGTTCAAGCTGATGATAAGACCAATCTTTTTGTTTTTCAGTATTATGATATTGTGCTTCTAAAAAGAAATTTTCTCCAAAATGATCATGAAACTGACTTACAATATCATCTATATCTTCATATCCAGAAAATGCGATGCAAGCAGAAGAAACAACAACATCTTTTGGAGGGAGACTAAGAATTAAAGGAATATCGATACGAGGTCTATAGTAGTATCCTGTTATATTAGCCTCTGATAAAATATCATTTATCGCTTCTCGTCCTTGATTTGATTTTGCCCAAATACAAATATGATGATTGGATCTGTCTTTTTCAAAGCGATCTTTGACCCAATATGCTTCTGCTCCAATTACAGCTTTTAAATTGTACTTTTTTGCAAGTTCATATGTCTGAAAATAATACCCCTGCCATCCATGTTCGACAGATGACAGAACCTTATGACCTAATTCAACTGCTCTTTTTGCATAGTCTTCATTTGAGACGACTGAGTCCGTAATCATAATATTTGAATAAGAAGTATGACGATGTAAATTTTGCATTATAATCTCCTCAGGCAATTTTTATTTTGATTCAAATATTCATCTACTTGATCCATAGAATATTCAACAGTACCTTCTCCTCTTCCTAATGTTAGTTCATTATCTGCTTCATCAAAAAGATATTCTTTAAGACATTTGTTATTTTGTGTTTGACAAAATTTTTTTCCTTTATAAATCCAATACCAATTATCTAATTCACAGCCACACCATTCACAATATTCCATTGTTATTCTTGCCCTCTTTTGTCAATAAATGTTTTAATCCTAATAAAACGGAAACCTTTTGTTTGGGTAAAAGTCCCATTTAAAACTTTATTTATTGCTTTTAAATTGGCTCCGGTTGCTCTTGCTGCGGAAGTTTGAGAATTATAAAGTACAGCATTATGATCCTTATCAACTACCAAGATGTCTGTTTTTTGAGATTTAGGAATCAAATTATCTTCATGTGCCATTTGAGAATTTCTTCTTCTTGTAGTCCATTGAAGATTTTCAGCAGTATTTTCTTCTTTATTATTATTTTTATGATCCACAACATCAAAATGTATTGGATCTGGATTTGGAACAAAAGCTTTCGCAACAAGAATATTTACTCGTTTTCTTTTTCTAAAAATATTACATGTATAATATCCGTCTCTATCTTTGGCTTGTTTAAGTAGATGTGTTTTTCTTTTAACTCGGCCTTTGTTGCTTATATAATAATCTTGAGTACCTTCGATTAAGACCCATTTTTCTCCAGGTAAAGTTGGAACTGGCATAAACTTCCTCCTAAATTTCTGACGTTGCACCCTCGACATTTATACTGAAAGATGTTCGCTTAAAGCCTAGTATTCATGCATGTTTGATGCTGTTTTAAATTTCTTGTTATTTACTCGCTTTTAATACCCATAATAAAACATGTTAAAAATCTAAAGATAAAATTCACTCAATCATAAAAAACAAAGAATATTAATCTTTAATTTTATCAACATAATCCACCAAGTTATCCACATTTCGATAATAATTTTCTCGACCGGGTAACATTTGTCCTAAAATTGCAACGATACAATTTGGAACAAGACCATTTCCCGCTGCTTTATACAATGCAGAATTAGATGCAACTTTTTTAGCATCTTCAAACTCTTGCTCTGAAAGTCCCATCAAAAGGAATGTTTCTTTTGGAGTTATTTTCCTTATTCTATAAGCATATCCATTTTTAATAACTTCAACTTTATCCATATTCTTCTCCGTCTTTTTTCTTTCAAGAACCATATTATCTTTAGAGACAGATGTTAAACAACCACATATGCCACCCTCTATAATCTCAAGTCTTTGTTCGAGTTCTATTCCTGCTCTTCTGTCAGATGGATCATGAGGATTTCTTCCTCTTGAGGCTACAATATATTTTTCAATAATGATAGGTTGTCTGTTTCCACCACCCAAAACTTGATTGTTGGGCAAAGGCCACTTGGATCGTATGCATTTCCTCCAAAATTTCCTCCTTCATTTTCCAAATATATATTACCAAGTCGTTTAATTCCATTCATTTATTGACACCTTTCTCTATCATCACTCTTGCCGGATCTTTATAAGAAGTAGATGTTACACATGGACATACACCATTTTCATTAAATACCCAATTTCTTTGATGTATTTTCTCATTATCCGCGGGAGTAATGTTTCCCAGTGGACTATTTAAAGGTAAATCTTTAAGTCCACCACGTTCTAATAGTTTTAAAATCAAAGCTTTTGCTTTGGGAGTATTAAGATAATATCTTTCATCCACATTATCTTCTAAATAATCTTTCATACAAGAGTTTAAAGCTATTGGTTCAGGAAAGGTATAATTAGCAGTTTTATCTAAGATACTTAATATAAATGTTCTATTACGTGATTGGGGAATGCCATAATCTTTAGCATTCATATCACTCCAAAAAGTTTTATATCCAAGTGAATCAAGAGTTTCCAACCAACTGTTAAACTGAACTAGAAATTTTTTACTATGACAAGCTGCCACATTTTCTGCTAATAGAATTTGTGGAAGACAATCCTTATTTTTACATTCTTCTAATATTCTTCCAATCTCCCATAATAAAGAACTAGATGTTCCCGAACCTTTTTCATAGCCTTCTTGCTTTCCAGCACAAGATATTGCTTGGCATGGATATGAATAGACAAGAATGTAAGTATAATCTTGACGATCATGTATCTCTAGGTCTTCCGCATGGACATTTGTTATCGATCCTATATTGTGAGTTGCAATAAAATTATTATAGGTTTCAATAATCCATTTGCTTCCCTTTCTTTCTATTTTTTCACGTGTCAAAGGGACTTTACCATCAATAGATACTCCTTTCATAAATAAATAATCTATAAGTTCGTTAAGATTTTTATCTTTTGCATAATCAGTATAATCTTTGAAGTGCATAGCATTATATATCTTGACTGCTTGCGCATCCCATTCAGATGTTATGTAATCTTCATAAGGAAAATCCAATTTTTTCAATGCGCTAATCTGACAACCAATACCACTAAAACATGATATAAATCTAATAGGTTTGGTTATTTTATATGGTTTATCTTTATTTTCTTGCATGTAATCATCAAAGGTCATTTGCTCTCCCCACACAATATTCATATCATGCTCCTTTAATTTTATTCATTAAGATAATCAATTGTAATATTTGCTATAGCTTCAATCAGTTTTATAGGATAAGTACTCCTATCTTTTGCTCCTTTTATTGCTTGAGTCCCAAAAGCCCTTGAACCTCTTGGAGTTTTAGGATGGCAACTATCCCCATAATTACATGGTGGGATAAGATCGGGATTTGGAATATTGGTCCAAAGATTAGTTGCTTTCATACGTCGCTCATTTAAAGGCAGTTCAGTCATATATTTGCAATATGTGACTGTATGTTTGTATTTTTCATATGGTTTCATCCATGTCATTTTTTGAAGACAAGCTCTTGGATTTTCAATCCAAAAAACTTTGGGATTTAATAATTTGAGTAATTGTAAAACATGCTGATCTGTTTCATCACATTGTTTAGCATAATCTGATATAGGGTCTAGATTCCCAGTCTCCTTATTTTTTATTCTATGATGACTTATTGCAGCAAGACTAAAAGTCGTACAATCTGGGGCCATCCAGACCACGTCTGGATTTCTAAATTTTTCTGGCAAATCTTCTAATTTAAGTTTACCGATATCACAATGCATATCTGCATTAAGTTTTTCATTCCAATCTATTGTAAAAGATTCAAAACCATGTTTGCGAAACTCCGCTGAGATTTCTCCGGTTCCAGAAAATAATTCAAGTATGGTCATTTTTTTTCCTCCAAATTTATTTGAAAACAATTATCTGGATCATTAATTTTAACTTCTTCAAATTCTAATGCAGATTCTGCATAGCCTTCATTTATCACTTTATAATAATTATTACAATCTATACAATTCAAAATAATATCATTACTTTTACAAGTTCTGATTTGACCACCACATTTAGGGCAGATACCGATTGATCCTTTGTAATAAATGATATACCTCATAAATACTCCTTAAGATAAGTTCTTAATGGTTCTTGAATATAACTATTTTTGTTTTTTAATTCATATAGATATTCTTTATCTATTTGATATACGAGCCAAAAATTCATATTCGCATATTTACCTTCTTTAAAAAAATAAGATTCAGGATCTGGAAGGGCTTCTTGTCGAATAAGGCTTATAATATTAGGTTCAAGGGAACTTTTAATGCTTAAATAATCGCAGAAACAGATAAGTGCTGCAGTATTTTTTTTATAATCAAGATCAGTACATTTTCTAAATAAATCTATCTGATTGGCGATATAATCTTTGAGTTTTTGTTTTACATCATGGGAAACTTTTGTGTTTCTTATCCAATCAGTTTTATCTATATATCTAAAGCATACAGCTATACGAATACTGTCTCTCATTTTAGGGAAAGGAAATCTTTCTTGAAATTCATTTAATTTAAAAAAACAATTACATAAATTACATCCTTTAAGTGTTTGCATGACAAGACCACCTGGACAATCATGAGTTATTGTTGTCCAACTCCAAAAATCTAAAGGTGTTCGAGTAAGTAATTCCTCACAGTAATCATGCATTGATTCAGTTTCAAAAGATTCTAAAAAATTTTTAAAAATCAATAATCTATTTTTCATTGAATAACCAATCCTTTAAGACGTGAATAGAATCAACAACTTCAGAAGAGATGTTTGGGCATATGGTCATATAATTACAAATTTCTGCAAGACCTTTTATCGCTTCCGCTTTTTGTTCAAGTATCTGAATCTCTTTTTTCATTTTTTAATTCCTCTATAAATTCATCAAGAATCCGATATATCTCTATGATGTCATCAAGTTTATATCCGTCTCGATAATTATAATCTGCATAATAATATGCTAATTTGATTTTTTTATTTTCGAGATTTTGAGCTAAGACAGTAACTTCTCCATATTTGGTAAAATCTATAACATAATGAATATTATTTTCAACTGCATCATCTTTAAATAGTTTCATCAAAATAAATCATCCTCATTTTTTGATTGCTCAAATTGATCTATGAAGTCGCTTATGTAAGGACACGTCCTTTTATGTGGGCATAAATTGGTACAATAATAGATGTCATTTATAACTTTTCCATTTTTTTGAGTTCTTGTAAAATTACGATGAGTATTCATCTTATCTTCTTTAGAAAAGGATTCCCACATTTTAATAGTTCCTTCAATATATTCAAGACATTCTTTTTTGGTTTCTTCAGTAAAATCATATTCAATGACACAAGGTCGAACTTTAAATTGTTTAGATAATTGTAAAGGAATTGTATTTGTTCTTTTAAAATCTTCTATGATTAGTTCTATATCAAAGTTGTGATAGTTCATTTCTTTTAAAGCGTTTGATATAGGATCTGATAATTCAGCATATATTTTTCTGCGTTCGATAATTTTATGTATATCTGTTTTTTTCTTACTTTTGATTGTTTTATATCCGACGTAGTTTACATCAACATATTTTGTAAATATCCAATTGATACTTCGTACTTTATATCCTTGAGCTTCAAGTGCAATACCATAAAAAACAAGTTGTCTGCCATGTTCTTTTAAATCTTTTTTAGAAAAAAGAGAACTTGTTTTATAATCATAGATATCCACGACATTGTCATGCTGCCATATAAGATCTACATACCCTTGCATAGAATATCCTTTAGGTGTGGTATATTTTATAAGTTCTTCTGCTTTCAGGTATTTTTTCTTAGGAGATTTATAATTGGTACAAAAATGAGTCATATTTGCAATCCAATTGCTTCGTATAGAGTCTTCTCCCTTTATGTCTTTAGGAAATTCAAGTCCGATCATGTTAAGTGTTTCTAACTCTTTTTGCATAGCAGGAAGCAAGTCTTTTTCTGTTGCCTTATTATTTATTATTTTTTCAAGACATTCATGTATACTGCTTCCCAAAATTGTATAAACATTTTTATCTCCACGTTCTTCTAAAACATAGGTCCTATATGCTTCATAAAGGCATCTGTTTATAGAGTCTAATCTCGATATCGAATAGATAGTATTATTATTCATAATGCTCCTTATATTCATAAATATTTTCTTTGAACAACTTTTTAAAAGTATCTATTCCAAAATCACTTGGACTTGCTTTAGAGTCTTTTGGTAATCCGCCATAGAGATAAAATACTTTGTTATGATAAACAGAGTTATTTACATATACTTGAGCACAAGCTTTTTTTATTTCTTGTAATGAAACACCTTCATCAAAAGCAATTATAATTTCATCGCACATAAGAGATTTTATTATCGAAGCTTGAGAAACAGAAATATCATGTCCCATTATTGCGGAAGCAATATTGCACCCAAAGTCAGAACATTGCATTACGGATTTTTCTGCTTCTAAGATTATGATCTTACTTTTTTTAACGATACTTTTATAGTTCTGCGAAAGCCCATATACTACTGAAGATTTTTGAAAAGGAATTTCAGCCCAATATTTATTTACGAGAATATCTTCGTTTTTCCTAGCTTTGCAGCCTATTAGTTCGTCCTGGATATTTGTAATGGGGATTAAGATAGCATTGTTTTCAAGATCAAATCTTAAATCAAATTTTTCCTGAGTAAGATATGATATGCCATCTTTATAAAATCTGAGATTACAGGCTTTTGGAGGAAGGATACTACGGTCATATTTTTTTAGTTCTGTATCCATTATTTTTTTAGTTGTATTGAGTTCTTTATAAAATCCACCAAAAGGCCGGATAATCTGTTCATCGTTAAACTTATAATCGATCCAACCTGCAATGATTTTTAATGCTTTTGGAAAAGAAACCTTTTTCATATCCATTACAAGAGAATATATGTTACCTCTTGAACTTCTTGTTGTGCAGATATAATTTAGACTTTTCGTATATATTATGTACCCAAATAGATTATCTGCTGAAGGATCTGGTCTAGGAGAGGTAATCATTTGTTTCGAAGCATGGTACTTGATCTTATCTTCTGGGAAGTTTAATTTGATCAAAACTCTGATAATCAAATCCGGATTTTGTCGAAGTTGTTCGGATAATTCTTCGACATTTATAATTACCGCCTCCTCTCTGGTAAATTAACTTCTTAGTATTTTTATGTCATATACTAATTTTTCACAGAATTCATTTACTTCTTTAAGAGTCGTATCATTGCTAAGGCTTATCCTTATTGAACTATTTGCTTCTTCGTCAGAGCATCCGATAGCTTTAAGTACATGAGAAGGTTCTTTGGAATTAGAATTGCAAGCGGAACCGGTAGAAACATAAATTTCCTGATCATCAAGCATTGCAACAAGTTCTTCTCCTCGTACTCCTTTAATAGATATGTTTAATATATTTGGTGTATGGTTTGGATCTGTTACAAGAGATCCATTCATTTTTATATTGGATATGTTTGCATTTAAAAAATCCCAGATATATGAACTTAACTTACGGACTGCCCAAGAACATTCTAATTTCTGTTTAGCAAGTTCACATGCTTTTGCAAAACCAACAATATATGGAACATTTTCTGTCCCTCCACGCATTCCGGATTCTTGCTGCCCTCCATAAATAAGAGGGGAATAAAATTGTTGCGCATCTTTCCTAATATATAAAGCACCAATACCTTTTGGAGCTCCAATTTTATGTCCAGAAATTGATAAAGATGTTATTCCACTATAGTCTTTTATTGAAAGAGGAGAAATAACATATTCATTAATGCAAATAGGAATATGCCCAAATGCTTGAACTGCATCAACATGGAAAAAAATACCTTCTGTTTTACATATTTTTGCTATGTCAGCAATTGGTTGTATCGTTCCGATTTCGTTGTTAACCATCATTACTGTTATGAGAGGGGTGTCTTGCTTAATTTTTGCAATCAAAGAATTTGTATCTATCTCACCATCAAACCCAACATCTATGTACTCTGCTTCGATACCATCAGAATTAATAGAATTCAAGATAGAATGATGTTCAATTGGAGAACTAAGAATTTTACCAGAGTATATGCAATGCAAACCTCGGATTGCCCATGTGTTTGCTTCGCTTCCGGAGCTTGTAAAAAAGATTTCGTCTGGAGAAGCACCAATAGATTCAGCTACAACTTTACGTGCCGCACTTATAGCTTTATGTGCGTTTCTTCCTATCAAATATTTACTTGAAGGATTTCCCCAATCTGAAGAGAGCCATGGGCTCATGGCTTCTAAGACCTCTTTGTTTATAGGTGTCGTTGAAGCATTATCGAAATAATAAGGCATAACTACCTCCCTTACAATTAGGTTATTTTAATTATACTTCCAATGCTTAATTTTGGCAATCATACAATAAAATGCATCCCACATTTTTCACAGTATCCACTGGCAGTTTGCCATTCTAATGTGATTGGATTCCGCACATATAAAGTTCTGACACATTTTTTACCACCACAACCAAAAAACTTATTTTTATTGCAATCTTCATACTCAATCTTTGTTTCTTCTCTAAGAGTTAGCCATTCTTTCATTTTAGGATCTGTGACAGATACTTTTTTCCTACAATTAACACATAAGTAAGAACCATCAGTATTTTTCCAAATAGGCGCTCCACATTCAGGACAACTTGGACGTGAAAAACATTTGTCAGTATGAATATCATAATCCATTTCCCAAATAGCTTTCATCAATAATCCTCCTCCAAATAGATTAAAATGCAGCAATAATCAGTAAAATGAATAGCAATTATATCAGATTTACTTACAATTTTATGATTAAGGAAATCAACTAATTGTATTTCTGATTCAAAACTTTCAATCTTATACATTGCTTAGTCTCCTCTCTGATTGATGGTGTTCTTTCGAAATGCTTTTATAAATTTATCATAATCGGATATACATCTATCACAGACTAAAGGTCTAATAATAATACCTTTTATTTTTTTTGGCATCATATGCAAATATTCTTGCTTATTATATTCTGCACCGCATATATCACACTTATAAATAATCATCTGTATCATCCTTTTTTTTATCAAAAATTTTAAGATAATCAGTATTCATAAAATCATTTAAAGCTTTTTCATATCCGGCAGAATAACCTTTTGTATAAGATTCTGCTTCTATGAGTTTTATTATATTTATTATATTTTCAACCCAATCACTCATATTTGTCACCTTATTTTTTTTGAGCTAGATTACGTTCATTTTTATCTGCCCATTTGAGCCATTTTCCACATTTGCTACAATAAATCCCTACCTGACTTTTCTTTGAAAGAAAAAAGAAATCCTCACTACCACACTTGCATTTGTAATCTTTAATCTTCATGGATTTCTCCTTTCTAAATTATCTGCAATAACAGCAAGACTTTTTGATATTTCCATAAGCATCGTTGCAATTGCTCCTTGTTGTATTGATGAAATTTCTTCATAAGACCCAGAAGCCATCTCTTTTGCCTGCATTTTTATATTCTCAATTATCTTTTCGTTTTCTTCATATCTACTCATATAATGGTAGCGTAATTTAAGACACTTTTTGAGACATTTAATAATGAATCTGATACACTCATTTTATCAATGAAAGGAATCATTACTATGTCTCGTAAAAGAAGAAATTTCACATCAGAATTCAAAGCTAAACTTGTTCTTGAGGTTCTCAAAGGAGAAAAGGAGCTCAACGTCATCGCTACCGAAAATGATATCCAGCCAAATCTCCTTAGAAACTGGAAAAGAGAGTTCCTCAATAAAGCATCATTGGTTTTTGATGATTCCCGCGAGGATAACCTGCGAGAGAAGCTTGCTTCCGAGCGTAAAGAAAAAGAACAATACGCCAAGAAAGTCGGTCAGCTCACCATGCAGGTGGACTGGCTCAAAAAAAAATCTGAAGAAGTTATCGGACCTGACTACGAGAGTAAATATAGTCCGAAACCATTCGAAGACTAACAATAAAGGCATCTCCGTCAGCGATGCAGCCAAGTTGTGCGGTGTTAATCGTACCAGCATTTACTATAAAGGGCATCCCGTTTCTGAAACTGAGATCATCTGCAAGAAGATAATCGACATGCTCCATACTGAAAATCCCACCTGGGGAGCAAGGCAAATGTCTGCTCAGCTTAAAGAACGCGGCTACAAGATTGGGCGCAGAAAAGCTCGCAGATTCATGACTGAGATGGCAATCGATCCAATATATCCAAAGATGAATCTTTCTAAGCGTCAGAAGTATGCTGAGGTTGTACCATATCTACTTCGTAATGCTGATATAGAGCGTCCCAATCAGGCTTGGTCTATTGATATAACATATATTCCAATGAAGCACGGTTTCTTGTATCTGACTGCAATCATTGATTGGGCAAGCCGTTGCATTGTCGGCTGGGAGCTTGACGATACACTTGATACCAGGGCTGTAATTGAGGCTTGTAAAAAGGCATTTAAAGTTGCTAAGCCTGAAATCTTCAACAGCGATCAAGGCTGTCAGTTTACCAGTCATGAATACAAACAGCTTTTAAAGGATAACGGCATCAAGCAGAGCATGGATGGAAAAAGCCGCTGGGCTGACAATATCATGATTGAGCGCTGGTTCCGCTCCCTCAAATGGGAAGAGGTATACCTCACTGAATATGCCAACCTGAAAGAAGCAAGGGCGGCTATTGGCAAATACATCTATAAATATAACTTTGAACGTTGTCACTCTGCTATCGGCAATGTTCCTCCTGCATCCATGTACTATCCGGCATTTCTTTACGATTATGCGCTGGAAGCTGTCGGATGTTATGCTGCATGATATTGGTTACTGTGGGGGAGGGGCTCCCTCTCTCCCTTTAACATAGATTCATTATAAAATGACAAAAAATTTGTCTTGAAAACTAAGCCACTATATCATGCTTCCTCCTTTTTATTTTTTAAAATGATTTGATTTTTCTAAATTTTCTTTTTCTTTTAATGCTTTCTCTGTTTCATTTTGAAATTCAGTTGTAAGTTCTTGAAATTGATCTTTAAGAACTTCTATACCAGATCTAAACCCAATAAAAAAACCAATAAAATAAATGATAATGATAATCATAATTTCAAGAAATAATCTCATTATTAGTTTTCCTCTTTATCAAGCATATATGCTCCGCAGTGTGGACAATATTTAGGATAATTATGTTTAACATCCTGGCCTATAGGATAACCATGTTTATCTAGTTTATTTGTATCTCGATGACAGTTAGAACATTCAAAATAGCCATGTCGTTTTTCTATCCATCTTGCAGTAACTATAGTCTTGACATCATCCATTTTTTCACCAAAACTCTTCCCAATTTCATTAAGTTGTGCTAGTGTCATATTCTTTTCCCAAAGTATTTGGTCTACATATTCTTTTGAAAAGAGTTCTCCTTTTTGTGCAGCCTCTAAAATAATATAAATTGCCAATGTTTGTTTCCGGTCTTTTACAGATCGATTACGAATAACATTATTTACCATAGGATCTATAAATGATATGTTTTCGATTTCTTTGCAAGCATCTTTAAATGTCATTAAATTCTCCTTCATTATTTTCTATACATGATAGTTTTTTGAATTTATGATGATTCCTAAAATCTGTTACAAGATCATGCTTTTGGCAGATAGCTCTTCCCCAATCCATGCATTGTCCACATATTATCTGTGGCTCATATAAAATTTTAAAATATTTGCAATCCTTACAAAGCATCTAACTTCTCCTTTCACTCATTTGTGATCCACAATTAGGGCAAAACTTTGTTGTTCCTTTGGCATATGGCATTTCTTCTTTTGAACCATATAAGCAATTACTACATACATAGTAATCCTTATCATCATTGGTCACATGTATCCAATATGCATATGTGGATGGAACTGCATTTTTAATTTTGGTCTTTATGCTTTTACAAATAGGGACAAGCTTTATTCCTTTATTTTGATAACTATCTGTGTCATCTAAAATTTTGCAAACCTTTTCCTCTCTACTCATAGCTGATAAAAAAATACGATATTCTCTCTCATTAAGAACAGCCATCTTTTTTCTCCTTTATTATTTAAAATAAGAATTATTCTTTTTGGCTACTTGCTTATTTGATTTCCTAATTTATATTCTTCCCATTCACCATATTTAAGATAATAGTTTGGGAAAGTTTCTTTTATGATCTTGCATTTATCCGAATTACTATAACTAGGGTTATAGGAACATATTGCTACTGTTTGTTCTAAATCTAAACATTGTTCCTTTAGTTGTGTTTTTATCCATTTATTTACATCCATCTTATAAAAACTTGCATTCGGAAGAAATGAACAAATAAGCTCACCACAATCATCGATGTCTACTCCTATATATTTTTTAAAATCTTTGAATATATAAGCTTGAAACCCATAAGCTATTCCAAAATCTATGATTGTGTAGTTTTTGTTGATGGCATCTCTTACTTTGAAATAACCATCTTCAAAACATAAAAAAGTTTTATCACATTCTGCACCTGCTTCTGTTTTTCGAAATATTATGTTCAGCGTATGGATAGGAATTAGTTTTTCTTCAATGATTCTACAACTATTGGATGAATTAAGATGTTCTTTTGATAATTTTATCATTGTCATTCCTTCCAAAATACTTTATATTTTTCCAGGTATAGTAATTCATTTTACTCATCTTCCATTTCCACTATGAAATCATTTATTATAGTAGCGACATCTAAAAATTTAACAAGCAAATCATTTGAACAATCATATGAATCATAATCGCATTTATCCATTATTTTATGATTCAGCTGTTCTAAATATGGTTTTAAGAGTTGCTTTTTAGTAGAAATAGGGATGTTTGTCATTGTTGGAGATTGTTCGATCATTTCTTTAATAATAAAGATTGTATCAAGTTTATCGTCATCAAAGTAATTATCTTTTACCAAAATTTTATTCTCAAAGTCTCTTATTCTATCTAAAAGAATATCTGCATCTATTGCTCTCATTTCTTCCCCTTATAAATTTATATTATTTTTTAGTGGTTGTTTTATCATATAAATTATCATGTTATAATCCCAAAATGCAATAACCTTTTTTCAATCCATATTTAGGGCAATTCCTTAAAATATAATGGATTGGAAATAGATCTGATTTCCGTCCAGTATATTCTCCATTTGCATATTCATAAAAGCATAATAGATCCCCAACTTTATATTCTCTATCATCTTTTCGTAATTCAAAACGTTTCTTTCCGAGAAGTACATCATCATAATATTTTGGATGTAATTTTAATTCATGAAGCATTTATTTAGTCCTTCCTATTGTTTTTTCAAACTTTTCCCATAATTCACCGCAGTTTTTATGATATGTCGATACTTCTTCTTCGGTATAACATTTAATTACTACACCTTGGACATTATGCCAAATATCTCCGCGCCAATGTTTTTTGACAAGCTTATAATAATCTCTTTTTTCCATTATTCATCTCCATGCATATGTTTTATTATTTCGTTTATTTGTGGAAAGTAGCGCCCTGTCTTTTTGACTTTATGTTTCTCGGTTCTAAGTAATCCGTCCATATATTCTGACAATACCAAGATTGTTTCTTTATTTGCTTCAGCAATCACGATTCCTTTGCAATTTAATTGTGGAACATCTACTTCATCTCCAATCTTGATTTCATCTTCATACTGACTTTTCTCTAGCGATTTATAATAATCATTAATTTTGGTTATTGCTTCTAAAGCTGTAAAAATCATAAATATCTCATAGGCAGAAAGATTGCCAAAGATTGCAATTACCCCATCTATTCCGATACCACCATCTGTTTTGCTAAGCACAATCTTCCTTGCACATTCCCAAGCATCATTAAGACCTCGTTCATACGCATATACTGCATTTTTACGCTGATTACTATCGGCTTCTTCATATCCTTCTCTTCTTGCTCTCTTACATACATTAGCAAGGGCATTCATGATTTCTTCTTTATAATTCATTTTTTGGCTCCAGTTCTGATAATAGGTTGTCTATTTCATACTCAATATCATCTAAATCAACAATCCAAGTAGGCTCTTTGTCACAAAAACACACTGTGCTTTCAGGTTCCTCATAGGAATGATTTTTTAACTTGGTTTTTAATTCTTCGAGATAGGGCTTAACTATCTTCTGTTCTGTGATTTCATTCGCTTCTTCAATAATATCTCTAACAGTATTTTCATACTTGGGGTGGTTAATGTCATAATCAAGAATATCTCCGTACTCTCTTAACATCATTGCTTTATCTATGAATTCACGCTTTGCCATCTTCTTCAACCTCCTGCAATACATCGTCTATATTTTCTCTCACTTCGCGCAACCACGCTCTTGCATCTGTTCTAGCTTTGTCCACGCTATTTTCATACGTTTCAAGCTCTGCCACCCTTACGATGTCTAAAATTAATTCAAGTGTTAGGCTTTCTAATTCTTTCATGCGTTCAAAGGCTCTATTGTCGCAATTTGTTTCGCCAACAGGCAGTATGCTACCACCATTTAGCTTTTTAACTATTTCATAGAGATTGAAATTTTTCTCCATTTCTACATCCTCCTTTTTCTTCTTGATTATCTTCGCTTTTAACCCAATTAGGGCAATCTTTACAGTTCCAATCTGCTTCACAAATATATGGTTTTAAAGGTTCGTCATATATACAAGCCATCACTCCCACCCCTTTATCTTCTTGATTATCTCTTTAACCCAATCGGGCAACGCGCATTTCCACATAGGCACGTCAAACTCATAATTGAAACAACAGCCGCAGTCCTCACACTCTCCCTCGTATGAGTAGCTATCCCAACTCATAGGGCAATTTTCGCAACATCTGTCTATTCCGTAGTGCTTCTTTTGCTTGCCGTTTTTTACTTCGTTCCAACTGAATAGTTCTAAAACACCAATTCTCATTTTCCCCGTCCTCCTTACCATATGCATACATTGCCGTAATATTCGTCACACGCGTAATCCTCTTCAAAATCAATAGCACTAATTTTGTTTATAATATATTTTCTATCTATCAATTCACAATTTGTCATCTATATGCTCCTTAAGTTTACATTCATCTGTACCTTTAAAAGACATAAATGATATGTTCTTTATCGTTGGATGGCTATTTAGGTCTCTAACAAGTTGACCTCTAAAACAATTTCGGGGACAATCTTTGTTGTAATCTATACAATGAGAATAATCATGATTCATTTTTTATTCCTCTTTTATTAATTCCAATCTTTATTCCATCCGCTTCCAAAAACTTTTTTACCATGTTCATATATAATTTCTTTGTCAAATTCTTCTCCTGAAACAGATCTATTATACTCAAAAGCTTTTGTGCTTTGATCGAGTATATAATCTTCACAAGAAAACATACATTTAAGTTTATTTTTCATTTTTCCTTCTTCATGATTAAATCTATTGCAGTTTTTACATTTTTCTATAGGATATTTATATTCTTCCATTCTTTTTTCTCTTATTCTTTTAATATATAAAAATCTATTTCTTCAAAAAGATGTTTGCAAGCTAGATGATATCCTTTGTCGATTGCATTGAGAGGTTCCCCTCCATTATCATCGTCACGAACCTGCATCCTTCTTCTTAGTTTATCGGGTATATCAACTTTTTCGTGTTTAGAGGAAAATCCTAATAACACTTTAGTATAGTAGAGTGCTGTGTTTAGGACTTCCTCTTAAACGTTATTTAGTTGATATTTTTGTTATCCCTCACCTTCACTTATATAAACTATCCTTTAATTTTTATAGGTTGTAATCCTTTATCGTTTAACGGTTTTTTGTATGGCTCAAAGTTTTCTGATAACGATTCTTTTGTTATCTCTAACCATTCACCCTTTTCGTTCTCCAAACGAATAGTGTCATAAGCTCCTACCATTCTAAATTCTGATGTGTCTTGCTCCCATACAGAATCCTTATCAATATTTGTGTAACTATTGTCAATTGAAAAACCATTATCATCATAATTCTGTACTGAGAATGGTTTTACGCATTTGTACTTATTATTCATATCTTTACTTCTCCTTATCTGTCAAAATGTTTTTACAAAATTTCGTAAACACACTAAAGTTTACATATCCCTATTTTATTTCCATTTCTTTCCCTTTCATCAATCCATAGCACAGCTTCATCAGCATTATGAAAAAGTTTCATTTTTGTGCCTTTATCATAGCTAACTGAAATCATAGATTTGTCGAATTTATATTCGTCAACTATATACTTCCCTTTAATTTCAAAAGGATATCTCTGACTAGGAACAAGTTCTTTTATCTTTACTCCTTTATTTGAAATCCATTTATCTGCCATCTTTATTTCTCCTATTTCTGCCTACTAATTTGTCATACTCTCTTGCTAACGGCTCTTGATAGTATTGATTTTGTTTTCAATAATAGTTATAATTGCTTCTTTGCTTGAATGAAGTGCTTCTTCAGCTATTTTCTCCTTTGTCATTCTCGTTGTATATTTCATCCATACTGAACCATATTCTTCTATTTCTTTTAAGAGATCGTTTAGTAAGTCTATTACTTCTTCTTTTGTATAAGTTTGTGTGGCCATATTAATTATTCCCTTCTTTGTATATCTTTTCTTCATCCCAACAACCAAGTTCGGATAAAAGATTGAATAAAACTTCTTCAGCATTGTTTAATTCAATCATTTCGTCACCACAAACATCTTCATGTCTTTCCCAAATCTTTTTTTTGAACATTTCATACATCTCTTCTAATTCTTTTATTCTTATAAGATTGTTTATAAAAGAATTTTGTTCTTTCCGGTTTTCTTCAGTAATGCGCAAAATATTAAGAGCATGACTACATGTCTCAACGCAATTTGTCAATGAACGAAAATTATACATGCAATTTTCACATTCATCACATAAATTTCTTTTTTCCTCTTTCCAATTGTTATCTTTCTTACAAGTTCTACCATCAATTATTTTTTTCATTATTGATTTTTCTCCCTGTAAATTTTTCTATTATATCAAGAAGTTTTTCTATATCAATATATCCCTTTTCTTTCCATTCATTATTAGTGATAGGCTCTAAATAACTATCTGAGTCTTCAACTATCTGTTTTATCATTTTGTCAATCTGTTCTATTGAGATAAATTGTTCAAGCTGTGTCATCTGCTTTACCTTTCTTTGAAAATACATTTATACGATAATTAATCAAATATTTTTTATTTCTTTGATTTTTTCTTTGATAAAAGCTATCGATAACATTTTTCCAACACGTATACCGTCCTGAATATTAGAATCGCAGTATTTCGTATTTTTAACTTTAGCTTCCGTTATTTTTACGTCTAGGTTTTTTAACATAGTTATTACTTCTTTTTTAGTAAATACTTTATGCATGATACCATCATCGTCAATTATCAAATCCATTTTACAATCTTTGTATTCCCCTATTTTTAGGGGTGATCCTTTAGTAATAGGAGTCTGTTCCGAGCATTCTTGCTTTTGATTTTGAACAAAGTTCTCACCTTCTGCCCAAATCTCTTCCGGCTCGCCCTTAACGACTTTTTCCAAGAGATTGAGGCTTTTTGTCTTGCCCTGTGCTGTGTTCCGCAAGAAGTCGATATATCCGATGAATTTTCCGATTCTCTCTTTTAAGTTCTTGTTCTCAGAAGCAAGATTGAGATTGATTTCATTAAGAGTATCGAAATCCTCTAGAGTTTTGATTGCTATATTAAATGCTTCGAAATCTAATAATCTATCCACTTCCCAAGCCCAATTCCTCTGTTTTTTAACTCTTTCTATTGCTTCCTCTTTTGTCATTTCCTTTTTTGTCATCGTTCAATCTCCCGTTTACTTTAATCGTTTCGATTTGTCGTTTTGCAATTATCATAATCCGATAGCTTTCTTTAATTCGGACAGTTTAATTGTACGATTATGAAGTTCATTATCCATATTGATTAGCATTTCTACTTTACTCATTCTTTCAACGTCTTTGATTGCTTCTTCGATAACATAAAATTCCGGCAAAGGATGACGATCTTCACCATAACCTTCTATATAATCATTCGTGATTTTAAGAAGATAATCTATAATTTGTTTTCTTTCTTCATTATTCATAATTTCTCCTTATTTAGAACCAACGTGTTTTAAGAATATACAATGCTTCTTTAGGACTTTTGGCATGAATAAACCATATTGCATCTGATATTTTATCGTGAATAAGATAGAGCTCTTCTTGTGCATAATAATAGTCGTAGAATTTATTTTCTAATCCAACAACTTTAAAATCTAACCAAGGTATGTTTTTAATATTTTCATAAAACAAATGAATGTTTTTATCCATTTCAACAATTTCTCCTATTTTTGATTGCGACATCCATCTAAAGTTCACTATAAGATATCTCCTCTCCATAAGGTTACTCTGTTCCTTTCGGTCGCAGCTTCATATCCTATGGTTATGAAAATTCATGTCGCTGTTATTTTTCAATGTTTATAATTTTATTCTTGATCGTCCGAATATTGTTCTAATAATTCCTCGATCATGCTCTGACAGCACTGTATTATTTCTTGTTCTTTTTTTGTATCAGATGGAATTGTTCCTATTTGTTGTTTCAAATTTTTTATTTTAGAAATAAGTTCAAGACTTTTTACATATTTATTTATAGGGAAATAGTCTTCAATTGGTAGATCAATTATAGATTCGGGTAATATATAATTCCCAGATTCGATAGATTTAATAGCAAAACAAAGAGCTTTTGATTGCTCGCTATTTTGAGGGAACATGTTTTTTATCCAATTTAGCCATTTAATAGTCATTAAACGTGTCATTTTTTTAACCCCCATGAAATTCTTGATGATATCATGATTACAATATAGTTTTGCTTTACATTTTTTACACCAATAATAATTCCTTTCAAGACAGTTCCAGCCAAAATCTCTTATAAGCTCAAGTTTATCCTCTTCCCAATCTCCTATTTCTTTGCCTTTATAATGATTGTCCCATGCTTTGAATCTTTTAACTTTTATATCTGTCCAATCACAATCTTCAAAAAAATCTGTTTTTTCGAAGGCAAGTTCATGTGCTTTTATCCTTGTTTTAGCAAATACAATTATAGAGCCGCAATTACCAATAACATCAGATACGACCCAGGCTTTCATTAAAAATCCTCTCCAATTCCTAAAAGCCAATCTGCTGAAATTTCCAAAGCCTGACAAATGATTTTAATATTTATTGCGTTTGGGATTCGAGAATCTGTTATATATCGATTAATAGTTGACTTTGATAAATGTGATTTTTTAACAAGATCTCTTTGAGTCATTTTTCTTAATTTTAATACGTATATTATTTTTTCACCTATAGTCATTATATTCTTTACTCGCTTTCATCCTATTTTGAAGATTTTTGTTTTTTCCAAAATAAAACAAGGTTTCTCAAACTTATTATTCCACAAGTAAAAACCCAAGCTGCTAATAAAACAGAAGCTATAAAAGGAAATAAAGCTCTTTTTTTTAAAAATATTATTCCCCATGCAAGATCCCTACCACTGCACACAAAACAGAACAATGTAATGAAAATAGAGGTAATAAATAATATAATGTCCTTTTTTTTATTCATGGAGACTCCTTTTTATCATTTGTTATTATTTCAAAATAATCACATTTTTAATGATATCATATTTATCTCCAATAAAAATATAATTGAGTCAGTCAATCATATCATTTTTGTTCTTTTTTCAATTGTTCCTGTGCTAATTCAAAAGCTAACATATATAATTCTAAGATACCGGTTTCTTCTTTGCCTATTTCGTCAATCCATTCGAAACAATCTTCATCTATTTTTTTCAGTATTTCATAGGCTGCTTCTCCCAATCCCCTTTCTTCATCTAAATCATAAAGAATATCTTGAATTATATTTTCTTTAAGTTCTTCCTCGGATATTTCTTGGTCATCCCATAAAAAATTTAGATATAAATCATAATCCATAAAACGTTCTATCAAGTCTTTTTTCCCTTTGTCATAATTATATTCATAAAAGGGTCTATTATGACAATTTACTTTACTTTCAAAATATCCAGTATTATGCACGAAATCAGAAAAACCTTCATAACACATATTATAATAATTAGTAGCAATCAGTTCTCCCAAATCGCCAGATATATGCAATCTATAAAAGTCTTCCTCAAAAAGAAATCTGATTCTAAAATGAGATGATTTGGGATTTGCAAAATCAAGTATTTTAATATTGCCCAAATCTTTTAAACTAGCAACATGGTCTTTAAAGAATTCTTTTTGTTGTTCAATATTAAATCTCATTGATCTTTTTCCTCTCCTTCCAAATTTTGATCGAGGTTATTTTGATCTTCTTCAATACGGATTCCGTCATTTATGTAAATATATTCAGACATTTCTAAGATACGAGCTCCACAATATGGACAAAAAACATAGTCTTTATTTTTTTCGGGATCCCAAAAGCCTTGACAATTATGACAATAATAATCTGTATCAATGCCATTTTCTGTTTCAAGTTCTTTTTTTTCAATATATGTTGTATGTTCAGGAGCTATTATTTTAAGCTCTTCCAAACAATAATTATAGCCTTTATCAAAATCATCTAATACTGCACGTTTATATTCTGTTAAGTTTTCGATATAAGTAAGTCTCATACAGAGCCTCCTCTATGATCGTTTTTAATTGTACAATACCCTAGTTCATTCCATTTGTTCCATTGTGCATCCCATTGATATATAATCTGATTTGAATCTTCATCGTTCCTTGTCTTATTGATAAAGATAACTACATATTTCTTTTCTGGATCTAAAGAAATGTAATCTTTTCTATTATGTTCTTTATCCCATCTCCAAGCACGACAATCATTTTTTTCTCCTGTATATTCATCGTTCCATAATCTTCTCATCATGATTAGTTCTGATACGACTTCTTTTACTTGCTTTGAACCGGCTAAGCAACTTGCATCAAGAAATCGTTGATTAGTCGTATATAAAGCTTGTTGAAAAGTCATAACCATACTTACATCAAGTTTAGAAACTAAATTGAATACTCTTCTGGAGTTTTTTAGAAGTTGAAGCCATTCTTCCTTTCCGTTTGAGATATCATCATTTTTAAAAGTATCCCAAATGAAACATTTATATCCTTTAAGAGCTAATTTTTTCATATACTGCATAAGTATAGTTGTATTATTATCAAAGAGCTTAACAAACTTAATATTATTATATTTCTTTTGAGATATTTCAGCTGCTTTTTTTATCATTTCCTCTTCTTCTTCGCTGAATTTCCCTATCTTGAGTTTTTTTCTGGTCAGCTTATAATAATTCAGATCATGTGTTAGGATATGTATTAAGAGTAAATGTTTATAAGCTTTTGACTTCATTTCATTTGAGAATACAACAACCGGAGTTCCGTTATTTGCAAGTGCAATTGCCATATTTTCAAAAGCGAAACTTGTTTTACCTCCACCGGAAGCACCAGAGATTAAATAGCAATCTCCTAAGGGAAGACCTAGAGTAATATAATTTAATATTGGACAAGCATTACCATAATATATTCCATTTGAGTCTCCTTTTTTACAGCTTTCTATAAAATCTTCATCAATAACAAGATTTTCTACTTCTACTCCATGAGAAGAAGACATTGCAATAGAATTATTCAATGCTTCAAAGATTTCATAAACATCATCATTTGATGCAGCAGAGAGTTGTTCTATTTTATTATTAAAAAGATCCTCATATTTTTCTGCGATACATACTAGAGAATTCATTTTTGTAATTGAATCATAGTAACTTGCAACGTTATCGCAATCTATAAGTTCTTCCAGGTCTTTAATGGGTTGATATCCACCATAACGATCATACTTTTTTTTAATTTCCGGTTGGTCAGACAAAAAAGTTTCAAGTGTTATCGCATCAAAATGACGTATTCCTTGTTCATACATAGCCCGACCAAGATTCCAATAAAACTTGGCATCTTCATTTCTTAGTGTTTTATCTCCATTAATGTTGACATCCTTATATTCAGAATACAGATCAGGATTTCCCCAACATGCAAAGACAAAACAAGCTTCTTTTTTTTCGCGATCTTTATTTATCTTTTTAAGTGTTTCTTTTAAATCCACTTATATATCCCCCAAGATATTGGTAATATGATCTTCTCCTTTGCATATAACTATGCCCACATCTAAATTCTCTGGTGGTATGATCGGATTTTCTTTTTCTGTCTGATTGTTATGATTTTGAAATTCTTTAAAAATATCGATGACAGAGTTCTTAAGTATACCTTGGTAATATAGAAGGCGATGAACTTCCGAATCAAATTTTTTATTTGCATTGGCCCAAATAAAATTTTTTTTATTTCTTAATATAGTTTCGTAAAGAACGTCATAGCCCATTGCTTTACCTAAGCTATTGATTATCTTATTTAAAATAGGTGGAACTATAGCATATTCTGCTATTGAACAGATAGTATCAATGCAGAGGTTCCTATATTCTGCATCTTTTTTTACTTTTAGATAGGTTTTTTCATCAATATAATACTTTCCATTGGGAGCTTTATAGAAAGTATCTGAAGTACCCCATTCTTTTGTAACCTGACATCTAACTTTTCTTGCCATAGAATTCTCCCATTATGCATAAAGGCGAGAATTTTTTCTCGCCTTCGTTTCACGCATCAACAAGAAGACTAAGAATATTTTCTAAGCATTTTGTTGGTAATTCTTCCGGATTCTTGAAAGAAGATAATCCATTTTCTTTCATATATTTTTTAACTATTTCTTGAACTTCTGTAGTAGCTGATATCATTTCAGATTTGATTTCATAAATAAGTTCAATGTTTTTTTCGACATTATAATTTTCTCTTTTTTCTTTTATTGCTTTAGAATTCTCAATAGCTTTCTTTTCAGATGCTTTTTCATTTTTTGCATCCTCTTTTTTCCTTTCAGTTAAAGAAATTCCTGAGCTTTCAACTTCCTTTTTAAGAGCATCTTCAATTGCTTTTATAAAATCATCTGAACTAAAAGGAATCTCTTCAACAATGTGGGGAAGTCTTCCACCCGCATCAACTACATAACTGGAATCTCTAAATTTAATTTTGCGGACTTCTTCTCTGACAATGTTTTTTGTTATATCTTTACCTTTTATATCTTTTTTGCCGGTCTTTTCAGTTACAATAGTTCTGTCAATATAAGCAACGGCAATAAGATCTATGTTTCTTTTAAGTCTTCCAAAATATTTTTGTGCGATATCAGAAGTCAGAAGCTGATATGTTCTATCAGAATATGGATCTTGTACTTCTTTATTCTTAATATGCATGATATAGTTTACTTTAATACCTACATTTTCCAAACGGATAGTCATTTCGTCAAGAAGATCACCTGCCTTATCAAGGCCGCGCTGCCATCCTCCATATATTGCAGAAATACTATCTTTTTGCTCATCGGGATTATTTTTGTTCCATATCCTTATGGCTTCGATTTCTGCTAAAGCTATCGCACTGTCCCATGTATCTATAATAATTGTCTTAAGATCTGGATATGTTTCGATATTTTCCTCTATATCGGTAACAATCTCATCAAATTTGCTCCAAGTTTCCACATTTTCATAATTGATTCCTTCAATATGAGAAGCACCTTTTTCTCTATACATTTCAAGAAACATATATCCATTTTTGCCGGCAACTTTTTCATATACTTCTTTTAAAAGAGTTGTTTTTCCAACCTTAGGAACACCCATAAGTATGATACTTGTATCAAGCATGTTTAAAGAGACATGATTATGATGACCAAATTTTCCCATAAATTAATCCACCTTCCCTTAATCTCCAAAAAGATCGTCAATATCATCATCTAGGTCTGTCTTTTTGTTTGCCTCAGTTTCTGGAGGATTCATTACATCCTGGAAACTTTCTATAGCACTTGGACTATATATATGACTTTCAAAATCCGGGTCCTCAATAGTCACCATGCCATCAGCATAATTTCCAATAAGATTAAAACCTTTATAATAGAACAATGTCTTTCGCTCTCCATAGATGTTACCTTTGGGTTTAAAATCATTGAGTTCAGCAAGTCCTAATTTGATCATCTGCTTTTGATTATCTGTAAGCTGACTTTCATCAAATTCAACTTCTTCGTTTCCATTTGTATATGAAAGTGTGATACCAATCTGATAGTGTTTATTCTTTTTTAGTTTGCTTGCAATGTCTTTGCTTTCATCTATTGCAAGACCAATCTGCTTAAGTTGGAAATTAATCTTTTCAAAATGAATCTCATTATCTAAGTCTGCTTTATGACAATCGAATATAACCTGTTTGGATACATAAACATTTTTATGATCTTTGTCGATATATTCTTTTGTCCAACCATTAAGATAAATTTTCTTTTCTTTTTTCCAATCAGCAGAATCAACACTCTCTTTACTAAAGAAGAAATCACCAAAGACTCTTAACTGATTTTTTCTGGTATCATCATCTGCAAGTTCATACATATTTTGAATCTCAAAACGATCAGAGATTTTCCCTCTGTATTCATTCTTGCGAACTCTTCCGGTGATGGTGAATCTTTTACCTTTAATTTTATCAATGTTGTCTCTTACAAATAAAATAAAATCATATGATGATAAGAATTCATGACGTTCTTTATCAGTAAAAGATATAACATATTTATTTGTTGCAATTTTTAGGTGTTCTTCTTTGAAACGATCTTCCCAATCAATTTCATGTTCATTTTGATCGAAGTCATAAAATTTAATCTGATCGTATTTAAATCCGGGTAATTCTAAGAAAGCACGATTATTTGATGCTGCGATACATATTAGATTAAGAGTATGACCATCATAGCCATCAATCTTTTTAAAGAATGGAACTTTTTTGTCTAGACTATTTGCTTCAATTTCTCCGATAAAATTGAATCTCATATACCTGATCTCCTTTAAATCATTCTTTTCCATTGTGTGTATGTTTACTTGCCATACATGCAAGATAATGGATATCTTTTGTTGGCGAAATTCCTTTGCTTCCACAAAAAGGGCATTGATGCTCTTCTACTTCGGAATTATAAAGTTTTCGCTTAACTATGATCGTTTCGTTCCAATAGAATTGAGATTTACATCTTGAGCAGATGCATTTAATCTTGCTATCGTCCATACATCAACTCCTTTTTCTTGTGTTGTTCTAATTATAACTTTGCATAAATCCCAATGTCAATGTTTAATTTTAACAATCAGAATGACTAAATGACTTTCGGTATGAAGAAAGTCAAATTTGTTCAAATAGATAATAAGAACCATCCACCAAATCTAGGCGAATGCTATTATCGTTTGCTTTGATCGATTGTATATTTGATTTTTTTATCAACAAGAAACTATCGTCTTCATATAAGATTTCTAGATTTTTATCGTAATTCGAGCAAATACCAACTGTTTTGGATTCCCCCATCCTAACAGTTCCCATAGATTCATCAACTTCTATAACAGTTACATTTTCCATTTCGTATAAGCGTTTTAGAAACTCTGTTATATCAAGAGATTTCATTTTTGTATTAACCCCCTCTATTGTAAAGGCGACCGCTTATTTACAATATTCCCCATATTTCATAAGCCATTTAGGAATAGAAGGAATCGGACCATACTTAATTTCCATTTCAGCTTTGTAGTCTCTCAAAACCTGCTCAGCACTTATCTCATATTTCTTCATATGTGTAATTATCCAATCAATTCTTCCTGATTCGAATAGTGAAGTAATAGAGATAGTTTTTGGCACAAAATCATATCGTTTTGATTTGCGCATAATTCTGTATATAATATTTACTCTTTCTGAAGTATCGGTCTCGAATCCAACCTCTTTAGAACATTTAATAATACGGTCGTCTGCATCTAAGAGTTTGCCTCGTGATACAGGCTCTCCATAGATGTTGTACATCTGATATTCATTAGATGACTGTTCGGCATAATGAATAAGTTTGGAACTTACAGAAATTACCCTGCCAGATAATTGTAGCATTTTTTTGTCCAAAATAAAATCAGAAACTTTTAAATCAAAGAAATCAGACATTTGTTCTCCCTTGATTCCTTCAAATATACCTAAGTATAAAAATTGTTCATAAGGATTTGCGAAATCAACAATCATAGAAAGTAACTGGTTTCTTGAAAGAATATTGCTATTAAATCCGGCATATGAGACACAATTTAATAAAATATCAGATCTCATTTCCCTATAGTGATTTTGATTATCTATATTGTCTATGTTTTTCATGTACCAATTTGTGTAATTTAAGAACTGATTGTTTATCACTATCAACATATCTAGTGATGCAGTGCAAAAACTCTTATACATTGCTATTATTTCCGGAGTAGTAAATTGGCTAAGATCCTTTTTAAACCTGGATTCCGTTTCCTCCGCCCTGTTGAAATAATTTGTCATTACTTTATCAAAATTTAAATTATTATTAGGATTCAATTCTATGTAATCCTTCTTCGTTAAGGCGTTAAACATCTTAGTTTTCTCCTCTTTTTATTGTAGCAAGACGTTTCATATCTATTTGTTTGATTTCTCTTGTTGCAAACATCTTTTTATTAATTGCTAATTTTTCCATACGAATAGTTTCATCATATAAATTTTTATATGATTCACCAACATATATGTTATAGATTAATGTATATAAAAAGAATCTATTCCATGTTTTATTCATAAGTTCAGTATGATTTTCAACAAGATAATTTATTCCATCTCTAATGTCTTGTTCTGCCTTGATAATATCTTGGATTTCTTTTTGCTTTGATGTAATATTTGTTCTCTGAAAATAAGTTGCTCGAATAATTTCAGCAAGTTCGGATTTATTAATGCATCCTCCATTTGAATTAATCGAGCCGACAAGATAAAACGTCGAATCTGTATTTAATCTTTGAACCACCTTATTTGCCGAAGATTGCAAGTTAAGACTATTTGAATCAACTTTTGCCATCTTAGTCTTTTGGTCTTCTTGCCAAATCATTTGGCGGCATTTGTCTTCAGAATAATTTGTAACACATAAAATCATTGGATAATCAAAATCTGGATTTAAATTATAACAATTAGACATGGCAATATATCTATGATATCCATCTGTGATATCAAAATGATTCATTTTCTTTATTGTTAGTATCCCGGAATTTTGATCGTATTTAAAGACAGTATCTTCTGGCATGTTAAGAGTGATTGTATTTGGAATGTATGTTCCATTTAAATATAACTGTTCGATACTTTTGATCGCTTTTATATTTAAATGGATACTATAAAATTCTTCATTTCCTTTTTCTAACCGTTTCATTACTCTTTGAGTATTTTCATTATAATTGATTATTTGAGAATCTCTTAATTTCATCAATTCTGAAACACTGGTTGCACCTATCCATTGATCTTCAGCAATTTGTTTCATGTTTAGTTCTAAAGGAAATTTAAATTTGATTGTTTCTTGTTTCCATTTTGAAAGAGTTTTTATTTCACTCTTGGAATAATATTTTTCTAAATCAATATCAAATACTTCACCTATTGCAAATGCAATTTTATCATCAACTGCTGCAATTTTTATTCTTTGATTCAACAAATCAATAATATGTTCATTTGGAATATCATGTTTTTTACTAATTCTTTTAGAATATGATATAACTTTCTTTTTATCACAAGCAATTAATGAAATCTTTGCAGATAATTCTTTATTATATTTTTCACGGTTGTTCACTTCTATTAACCTCCTACACATATTTTATCTAAAAAATTTTTTTTTGCAATAATTTTAATCATAGCTCTAAAAGTTGTGCTGCTTTGTCTCTTTCATTATTTTCCGTTGTGATATAACGCTGTGTTGTTTCTGCTTTTTCATGATCTAACGCACGTCTTACAAATTCAATATCACCTGTCTGTTCATATAATATACTTGCAACTCCTCCTCTTATCTTGTGAGGGCTCACATGCTTTCCAAGTGCTTCTAAGAAATATTTGTCAACAACTCTTGAGATTCCTTTACAACTAAGACGTTCTCCTTGATAGTTTAAGAATAGAGCATCACAAGGATATTTTTCAAAATACTTTCTATATTTTATCCATTTCTCTAATGTTTCTACTGTGCTATCGGTCAATGGATAAATCTGAAATTTTCCACCTTTACCTTTATCAATTGTTACTAAGGTTTTATTTTCAAAATCGATATCACTAATATTAATAATTCTCAAAGCAGTCTCTCTCATTCCGGTTTCCATAAGTATCTTTAATATAAGAGAATTCCTATATCTATAAACTGGATCTGGTTCCATATATGCTTTATTGAGGACTAACTTAAAATCTTTCTTCTCAAGTTTTATCCTTTCCTTTTTAATTCTTTCCAGGTCATGACTCTTAGGTCTATCTATATCTATCATATAGTTCCTTTCTATATAATTTCTGATAGTAAGGAACCCAAGGAAATTTTTTAAAGCTGCATATATATTTTGTTGATAGGAACCGGATGTCTCTTTTACTGTTCCATCCATCAAAGTTTTTGTTCCAATTGAGATATAATATTTTGTTACTGATTGGGCATTGATTTCAGAACAATCAACTTCTTTTACATTGCTATTTATTGAAGAAAGAAATTTCCCTATCTTTCTAACAAAATCTCGTCTTGTTGAAGCAGTCTTCTTTGATGCATATAAATTATCATGCCATTCTATAACATAGGATGGCATGTTGTTTAATAAGTTATCTATACTTTTGGTTATCTGTAATTCATTTTCTAATCTTGCTGGCATAAAATCATTCCTCCATTTGATCAAAATACATTGGAGAATCCATTGTATATGTAATATATCCTTCAGCTGTAAATATATAACTATTAATGAATTCTGTTTCCAATAAGATGCTAATTCCTTTCATAATACTTACTATAGAAATATCTGACTCACTGAATAATAAAGCTCCATCTGGATGATTATGCATGATTAAAAATTTTCGAGCTCCAGATAGAAGAACAGCAGTGGCTATATTTCTAGGATATACTTCGCAACCTTTGAAATCTCCTACCGAAATTAAAAAGACTCCTATTATGTTGTCATAATAATCTGTTGTTATAAGATATACATGTTCATTATCATATTTGTTTAGCTTAATATCTTCATTAACAAAGTTTATAAATTCAATAGTTTCTTTAATATCAATTTCTTTTCTAAAAGTTTTCTTTATTAGTAATTTTGGACATTTATATTTTTCGTTTCTTCCAATATCGTATAAGCGTATCATATCATTTTATCCTTCATAATCTATTTTTGAATCTCCTATCAAAGTTGGATCATGGCGTTTCCAAAAAGATTCTGTTTTTGCTTTGTCAATTTTATCTTGGAATTCTTTTACTGCTTTAATTTCTTCTTCCTTTTTATACAAGTTCCATTCCAATAAATTTGAGATATGTTTATCTGTAAATCGAACAACCTTATCATCATCTACTCTTACATAAAACGCATGGCCATTTTCATCCAATCGTACAATATATAAATCTCCAGTATGTAAGTCTTTATATCTACGGCCTCTTTTTGTTCCATCACCATAAATTATGTTTGGTGGTTCCGGTTCATAATATATCGCAGTTCTTTGTTTTGGATTGTCTTTTAATTTTTCATATTCCATTTCTCGTTGTCTTTGAGAAAGGTTTACATCTTGAATATCTTTTCCACATAACCATTTATCATAATTCGAATCACAATATACAAATCTAGCTTTACCAGTATCCATATCAACAAGATTTCCATTATAACATACATATGTATTAGATACCTCATCGTATGTTCTTTCCCTATTTCTAATATTTTGCTTTAAATTATGAACAAAGGTATATGTGCTATAACATAAGATGTAAACAAGGAAAAAAGCTCCAAACATTTTTACACCTCCAATCCGTACTCCTTTATCAATCTCTTTGCAAACATTGGATTGAATTTTTTGATTGGAAAACTTATATGTCTTCCGTTTTTGTACCAAATACGATGGTCTCCAGATTGATGATCATATGTCCAACCATTCTTCTTTAATATTTTTTCAAAATCTCTTTTTAGCATAATTCCTCCATTTCTCTAATTTTATTCTTAGTATCTGCAATTTCTTTTTTGATTTCAGTTAAAGAGGTATTGCGATTATCTAATTCATTTATGAGTTGCTGCATGACATCTTCTCGATCAAAACTTGTAAATCCTTCTAATCTATAAATATCATTATCATCCGGGCAAATATCATTGTCTGAATTTCCTTTGACAATCGCTCTGATACTTATGAAATCAAGGGTTGTGATATCGACTTCTAAATAAAATTCATACCATCCATTATCATTTATACTATTTGCCGTTTCATCAAAAAAAGGAATATACCCTTTTCTTTTCCTTATCCCATCTACAATAGAATCTAATTCAGTTGTGGATTGTAATTCAAAAGATATAATGCCTTTTTCTTCATAATATAATTCATATGCATCAGTACTCAATATAATCTTCATATTCTTTCTCCCTTCTTAAATAAGTTTTTCCTTCAATAATTTGAGTATTTCTTTTCTTTCTTCCCAATCAAAATACATAGTATCTTTTTCATCAAGCATCCTATCAATTTTACGCAAAGCTTCTTTTCTTAAATATTCATTTTTTTCAGCAGTTTTAATAATATGATTTGTATATTCATCCTCTGCTCCACAAAATAATCTTTCATTTTTTCCATTGTTAATCAGACCAATAATTGCAATGGCAAGAGTAACAACTTCTTCATGCTTTGAATCAAGAGCCATCCATAAAAAAGCATTGATTCCTTTAGCGTTACAACCATCTAACATTGAATAATAATCAATTGCAGTATCATTTTCAAAAGGTCCAACATTCCATGCTCCCATAATTTATATTCCTTTCTTTTAATTACAAATTTTATTTTCCTTATTCAATTCAGATTCTATCCATATCATATTGTATAAGATATAATCTTTCATATTATTTTGTTTATAAAAATAAAGTAAATCTTCAAAAAATAATGTCCGTTCTTTAGCATCCAATATATCTTCTGTACATTCCTTTTGCCAATCAGACATCCAAATCTCATCATAATCATAATTATTTGGATTTCTATTTATTATGATTACATCAAAATATGTATTATCTGCAAGAAAAAATTTCCCATTGGTCAACTCTCCCATGAAAAGATAACATCCACCACCAGAAGCACATACATTTGCATTTTTTATTTTATATTTCATCTTGTTCTCCTTTCTTTATTCCTGAGGGTAATCAATAGTATTAATCCAATTATCATCTTTATAATATTTTTTACACCACTGGAGATTAGTTCTATTTTCTTTTTTATAGAATTCAGAACTAATGTCATCAATAATCTCACCTCCTGAATTTAAAAATGCTCCCCAATATTCATCTTGTTCTTTTGCTTTTTGTGATAATGATTTTGCAGAATCTTTGTCAATATTGTAGTAAGCAATAGATCCAGCATCATTATATAAAAACACATAGACTTCAAGTTTGGGATTGTATAAATCATTTCCGTCCTGAATATGCTCTAACATTTCTTTTGCTGAATTAAATTTCATAATTAACCTCCTTTACCATAAATCATTTTTAGAAAATACTTCTGTTAATAACACCTCATCATAATGACCTAGATATTTATTTATGTGATTATCTATTTCTTTTTCATTACGACCTGTTATGATATATGCTTCACCTGATACAATAAAATAATCATTTTCTTTCATATATTTGATTTCGGTTTTGTCATTACTATTTCTAATAGGTTGAATAAGCATTTTGAAAAATCCTTTTTTATTTGAATCACAAATAAAGGCTTTGTCAAAATCAAGTTCTGAGATATAGTTTCCTTCTTTATTCAATTCTTTAACTTCAATATATCCTTTCATTTTTCCTCCTTACTGAACTTGTGTAAGTTCCATTGAAATTTCATTTTTATTTATTTTTGTCTCTAATTTTACAATACGTCTGTAGTAATGGATTCCACTATCTATTTTATTTTTTTCAAGAATGTTTATAGGATTTCCTTCTTCATAACTGTCAACACCTTGTCTTTTGAAACCAATATAAAGAGTACTTCCTCCCCATTCTTTTTCAAGAAGATGCTTTTCAATATTATAATTCCAAACTATGAATAGATCTGAGGCCCAATCATCAACATAAGTACCTGCTATTTGGATGAGTTTTGTTAGAATACTTGAGTAGTTTATGCTCCATTTCTTTTCATTCATTCCATCATACCAATGACCATTTGCATAAATTGGTTCATAAATCATATTTGCCATTTTTTTATCCTTTCTTTATAAAAATAACTGAGGATGAATTGAATCATTCTCAGTTATTATGATTATTGTTTTCATTATTAATTCTTTTATACACTATCCAATCATATTCTCAATCTCAACAAAGTTTGCATTTTCATTATCATCCACATAAAAATGATAATAATGATTTTCCTTATCATATATTGGATCTTCAATATCTTTAGGAATATCAGATATTACAATATTGCCTAAATTTGCAATGATGTAAAAATCATTGGCATCATTTAATTCTAATTGATCATATAGATTATCACAAAATGTCTTTAAAGCAGATGGATTATTATTAACAGAACATATTTCCCTAATAATTTTGACATAAATACCTGCATGAGTATGAGACCAATTTTCTATAATAACTTTTTTAACATTATCTAAAATTGGTTTAACAACACTACACAGCATTTCCCCTGAATCTCTGTCATAATACATTTTAATCCATTTATAATTCAAATCAGAAAGCTGTTCTTTAGGATACCCAAAGGCGTATTCATTTTCGTTATAGGCGAGTATCAATTGACGCAGATGAGTATAAGACATTTCCTTTTTTAATTCATTACAAAAATTCCAAAGAGTTTCAGCATTCAACATTACCCCACTAACTTCACGAACAAGATCAATATATATTGAAGCTAAGCAGCCAACATATTTATTTTCTTCAAGTGTTTTCCATTTCATATTTTTTTCTCCTTATAAATCATACAATTTCTTTTAATGGACAATCTATATGTCTTCCGTCATCTTCTCCATACGTATTTATTTTCTTGCCCATTAGACTTCCTAACATGCAATAAGGCATATCCCCTAATATTACACTAGATCCACTTGTAAAACGACATTTTTTACAACTTTTTGGTTCGTCTATAATTATTGTTGCTTGCATTTTATTCATTTAAATACCTCATTTCCATTAAAAATTAACATAATACTCTTTCTTTTTTATCAATTCATTATAAAGACTCGTTAATTCCTTATAATTTACTTTAGTTGCCATACTAATCCATAGGTTTAATTTCGAATCACTAAAAAAGATGTCTGCGTTGAACTCTTCATGGGATTTGTATGCTTCTTCTGTCAATGTAGAAAACATATTCCATAAATTTGCAATTTCATCTTTCCAATAAACGATTTTCGAACCACCTCCTAAATCAATATAACTTAAGTGGGTCATATTGCTACTCCTCCTTTCTTTGTTATCTTTTCACAAATTTTAAATTCTGTATCATATAGCTTATTTAAAGCCTTGATGCATTGTTCCACATCTTCTTCATTCTTATGAATTATTTTTTGCTTATACATATAGCCAAGGTCAATTTCACAATAAGGCTCGAATATAGGTTCTTCACAAGTATTAAAGAAAAAAGCTATACCACCCACTTTCCCTGGATTGACTTCATCATCAGGGAATATTGCTAAATATCCCCACCGTTTTACAAATTTATTGTATTCTCTTCTAAGAATTACTCGTTCCATATATGCTCCTCTTATATTTATTCTTATGTGTTATATTGGGAACTTTGCATCCAAAACTTTACTGTGAAATCTACTTTTTGATAAGGCACACCAAATATCCACCATTGCTTATCTTCATAATAAGCACAATAAACATTTTTTCTTTCTGGGCACCACACTAAGACCCCTGTACTTTCATCCGGGAGTCTTTCATCAACAGAGATCCATTTTTCTTTTACTACCAATTCTTGTCCATCCAATATTATCTTTTCTGTTTCATTTGTTTTACAGACTTCATATGATTTAAAATCTTCATTATAATGAATTTCCATTATTGGTTCTCCTTTCTTGTTTTTATATAGATATCTTTTACTCGACCTCCATCCATATCTGTAACCAATGTTAGAGTATATTCTCCATCTCTATAAGAATGAAGAGAAGACACATAAGGCGTATGTATATATTTCCTTTTATCTATCTTTTGTAATCTTTCAATCAATTCGCCAACAGTTAAATATCTGCGCATATGTTATTATCTCCTTTCTTATCCAATATCAAATGGATGTATCATATCTGTTATCCAATCTTTTTCGCCTAAGAATCCATGACAATTATCATTTATTTTCCGTTGAATTCCTTCTTCAATGTACTCCCATTTATAAGGACTATTATATTTGTCATGTAACGCTTTTAAGATTTTTTTGTTGGAGTTTGCAAACTCGAGTAATTTTAAAGCATCTTCTTTGATATAACAATTGATTGCTACACAAGATGGATACAAAGAATTAGCTTCAAACCATTTGGTTAAGGCTTTTAATATATCATTCCCTTTATACAATTGCTCCGTCCAAGTATCTTCTTTAGCTGATCTAATTACATCAACAATATATTTACTCAATATGTTTTACCTCCCTTCCTCGAGAAATTTGCAATTTTTCAACTGATATTCTGTTGCAGTTCCATCAGCATTAGAGTATTTAGATTCTTTAAAATCAATTCTTGTAATTTCTTTTAAATCAAAGCCGACAGTACTATTAAATTCTTTTGCTTTTTCAATTGCTTTTTCTACATTTTCTGCATGAATGAGAAAAGTTTCAGAATGAATTTCTGAAACTTCGATTGCATATATATTGTTCATCTTTGTTTTTAATTCTCCTTTTCTACAAAAACGATTTCACCATTAATATCTTCGGAAACTCCAAAATCTGCACCAGAAAATTCATACTCTCCTTTTTCTTTTGCTTCTTCTATTGACTTAGCTTTAACAGCAACAATGTATGTTGATTCAACTTTAAAGTGCACAAAATATGTATCTGAAATAACATTTTTTAGTTTGTCAGCAATTTCTATCAAAGTATCCTTCGCTTCTTGACAATCATCAATTAAATCACGAACTGAATCCGGAACACCATTTTCCCCTCTCATATTGATATAACATTCCACCTCATCATCAACATCATAATTCTCTGCATATGCCGCAAACTCATCAACAAGGTTTTCAACAGTTCCATCATAATTAATTTCAACCGGGATATCTTGGCCTGCTGTATCGGTCCAAAATTCAATAAGTGCATTATCTTTATTGATTTCATACTTAATGTTCATTTCATCTAAAACTTTTTCAATTCTCTTCATTGTTATTTTTCCTTTCCTTTTTATGTCATCAATTTTTTTCGAAAATAATAAGTTCTCCTTCAGCATCTCCTGAATGCTTGCTGTTCCACCAAAATGCAACTTCTTCAAGAGTTTTACAGTCTTCTTTTACATCCCAATAATTTTTTGCCTCCTTTACTTGTGAATCATCAAATGCTACGTCTTTGTCATAATTTTTTGCTATGTACTTCATATTCCTTTTCCTTCTTTCATTTTTCGTTATATTTTTCATTCCATTCAAATTGCTTGCATTTAATCCAATAATTTGTAGGTTGTTCAAATTTAGAACTTTTAGGATTGCTACAATAGTTTTTATTTTCCCACCATTTACAATGTTCGCATTTAATGTTTGCCTTTTTGGACATATCCAATTCGCGTCTTGTCATCTTCCTACCCCATTAGTAATGTATTATTTTCTGTTCGACATCAAACAACTCGCACTTTGCGCAACATTTTGGCATTTCAAAATCTTTAATCGCAATAATGTTTAGTCCCCTTTTCAAAATGTTCGTCAAAGTCATACCCTTCTTCGTCATACCATGTTATCCAATCATCTTCATCTTCGTCATACTCCTCAAGTCCTGCGGTACTACAATGATCGGGGAATACGCCCTCCTCAACCTTTGTGTTTACGAAACTTGATATGGCATCAATCATAACTTTTGCTTCTTCGGCAGAAGATACTTCTTTGTGGTAAGGCTTTGTACCAAGTATTAAATAATACATTCTTAATTTTGTCATTTGTTATTCCTCCTATTCTGATAATAGCTTATCTATCATATTGCTTCCCAAACTATATCTCCATCAAAATGGTCCTCAGCTTCTTCATTGGGATTAACAGATTCAATCACATAGAAGCTTTCCCTTCTTTCCTTATCTGAATCACTAAGAGTTTCCCATTCTGATTTAGCTTTCAAAACAGCTTCTTCTTCAGTTGCAAATTCCTTATTGAACATGTCTCCATTTAAAATTTGATCAATTAAAATAAATCTCATTTTAAATCCTCCTTTAATCAAAATCTATAAAGTTTCCATAACCATTATTTTCAAACCATTCAGCACGTTTTTTTGTGGTTTCAAAGTTTTCTGCTATCTGTTTATAATGGTCTATATATTTTTTTGCAAGCCATGTTTCACACCATCTTTTGATATCTTGGACAGTATGAGTACAATTTCCTTGATACCCTCCTACTCTAATAATGGAACCATCATGTTCTTCATAATGTTCATCATATTGTTCGTCATAATCAAATCCTTTACTCATAGACCATCCATGACACCAAGATACCTCATATGCATAAGGGCGAGTGAAACCATGTTTTTTATCGAATGCTTGATTACTATAATTGCTATAATCTTTAAAATAAATATCGTTAATCTTTTCGTCCCCATCATATAAAAAACATTCATAATGACCATTTTTTACATCATCTTTCCAATAAAATTTCATCATATATCTGTTTCCTTTTCTTTTTCTAAAATTGGTTTTGCTTTTTTAAGTATTGCTTGGCAAAAATCCCAGGCATATTGTTCATTTGGTGTTCTTGGTTGAGCATCCGATTTATTCATTTTCTCTATAACTGCATCAGCATCTATTAATTTGCCATGTCCTTTTGGGAGTTTTATTCCATTTGTTACAATTCGTTGTAGTTCATATCCTTCCTGTGCTAATTCTTCAATCTTATGATAATAATATTCTGGTATATCAATTACAATTTGCATTTTTCTTTCCTCCTTTGGATATAATACCTTTGTTTAATAAATTCTACCAGTTCTTTTGTCAAACTCTATAGTTTCGTGAAGTATGTTTTCAATAAGATTTCCATTTTTGTCTTGTTTACGAGAAAAAATCTTTGTTTCTTTTGTCTCTAAATCCATTACAGCTATTTTTGTATTAGAATTGTACCAATTACTTTCACTTGCATATGCCATTTCATGCGTCATGGCAGCAACTATAATCCATTGCCCTTTATTTGGCATTAAAAGATATTGATTCATTATCCCTCCTCTTCGAAATCATCATAAGTATTTCGGCAAACATTTCGTGCATCTCTTGCCCATCGTTCAATGTTTTCTAATGTGGTCTCAATAATTGGAAGGTCTTCACTTTCTTCGACTCTATCAACTATTTCCTTTACATAATCTGCATCTGATTCAATCTTCTCTACAAGATGGATAATTCTTTCAAGTTTCTTCATTACTTTTTCATTCATGTTCTTAGTTCCTTTCATTTACAATAATTGTTTTTTTACTTAAGCAGGATAACTTTTTATATTATCCAAGAGCCAATCAATTGTTTGAGTTTCGTTACGTTTCCGTTCCAATTCTTCTTTTACAAATGCTATTACTTTTTCTAAAGCTTCAAAATAGTTGCAAAGAGAATATTCTTTTCTTATCACCTCCCTTTCTTCTGTTCTTTGATTAACAAATGTAATGTCAAATGTATGAAGCATAACCTCATCTCCTTTCTTATAAATTAAAAACTCTCAAACAATTATTATTGCTGAGAGCTTTTGCTATTCATTAGATATGTTTTTCCCTTGAATATGATATGAATTCTTTATTTTCAAAATTCGTTTCCAATTTTGTTTTTGATAAAGAATACGAAGTATATAAATTTCTCCTTTCTTTTCATTTACAACATAGAATAAATTATAATTTCCAAATGGAAGTATATGAATTAAATAATTACGATATTCTATGTCTAATGTATTAAATCCTTTTGGGAATATTACCATGTTTGAAATGGTTAAATTCTATAGTTTGAGAAATAGTAAACCTGAATTTTTATCTTTTGTATAATCATAAGCCATATAAGAAATGTGACATATATCTTTAATGGCTTCATCAGTTTCAAGTATTTTGTGATACATAATCATTATACTGCTGCATTAAGATTTCCATTGTCTTTTCATGAGAAGTAATACGATTATTTTCTATATCATTAATACCTTTATCTAATTCTTCTAGTAAATTAGATGTTCCATCAATAGGAGTTGCAGCATCTATAGTCAATTCTCCTAACATACAGCTTTTTCCTTTCTTTTTTATTTTTTAAGAAGTCTATTCGTTAAGGACATTGTAGCATATCCCCTATGAGTTTTCTATTTTATATTTAAACAAATATTTCGCTTACCGAAACTTCAATAATATAAAATATCCTTAGCTTACCCTTTTCCCATGCAAGCTGTGCATATTCTTCTTCATGATAAGTAGAGTTGTCTTGCTTGAAATCATCATCTTCAAGCGCCAGATTATAAAAATACTCCCATATTCTTTGAAGTGCTTCTATTGCTTCCTCTTTGCTATCATAAATCCAAATTTTATCTACTTTCATATCTTTAACATTTGTTATCATAGATTTCTTTAAATTACTTAATACTGCATACATAATAATTCTCCTTTTTACATAATCAAAAAGAAAGAGTTAAAACTCTTTCTTAAAATCAGCTTTTCTCTATTATTTTTATTTGCATTGTATTATTTGTAAATTGCTCTAATTTTATATCGTTGGTAATAAACATAACTGGACTAAGACTTTGAGCAACTGCCAATTGCAAGCTATCCATTGCACGAATGCTTGAATTAGATCTTAATTCTCCTGATATGTATCCCATGTCTTTAATAATTGGAATTATCTGAATATCATTATCAGCAATAAATGCTTCTAATCTTTCTTTGTTTTGTTGGAAATCCTGAGTAGTATATTCCATAATTGTTACAGGTGAGATATAAATATGATAAGCTTTAGATGCATATTCTTGTATTAATCTTCGTGCCTTATTTCCAAGTTCACTGGGATTTTCTAATGCATAAATAATACAGCATGTATCTAAAAAGATATTATATTCTGTCATTTTCTCTTAACTCCCTTACATATGATACAGGATTAGTTGCTCTTTTAGAATTATTAAAATTCGTATATTTATCCCAATCAATAGTAGTAGATTGTTTTTTCTTTTCGCATAGGATTCCCTCTCCTATATCTTTCATAGTTAAACTATCTCCTACATGTATATTCAATCGTTGAACAATTTCCAATGGGATTGTAACAACAAAGCTATTTCCAACTTTTCTTAATTTTACATCCATTGTATTACCTCCTTCTTATGCTGTATATACAGTATATACTGCATTGATCCATTTATCAATCATTTTCATCCTGAATGTATTCTCTCTGCATTCTTTCCCAATTTTCTAAGAGCCAATCTATACATAATTCTATGTTAGTTTCTGTTATTGGAGTTTCTGCAACATCACATTCTCCCTCATCAGTAATTGGATATAACCAATCAACATCATAATCACATTGTAAGAGAAAATTTGTTGGCTGATATGCAACCTTTCCATATAAATTCCATTCATCATTATTTTCATAATCCATCCAAGCAAAACAAATAGCCCATAATTTATTGTCTTTCCGTTGTAATTTATAATACCAAGTTCCATTCCGTTCATTTGATTTAAGAGCACTCTTAGCTATACTTATAATTTTATCTCTCATAATTGCATAATCTCCTTTCTTTTCCATGTAAGTTTGAAAACTCTTCGTCTGTAATGTATTCTTTATCACCCAAGATATTTGTATCAGTTACAAGAAAACCGATTCTATTAATCAAAGCTTTCCGCTCAATTGTAAATCCATTTTCTTGATCTCTGAGATGAAATACAAATAAACCTTGTTTTCTTAAAGCTGTAATTTTATTCTGTTCTAAAGGACTAAAATCAACATATTCATAATTCATAACAGCTCCTTTCCTTAATCTTTTTCATTTACATTATTGAGTTTTTCATTGGCCATTGTAATATATTCATCACAAACAGCAATCAATCGATAATAATTTCCTTTCGTAGCACTTTCATACATTTCTTCAATCTTATCAGAGAGACCAACCTGTCTTAATGCTTTTGCAGTATATCCCATAATTGAAAAAGCATTTCCATCAACACCAATGAGACTAAAATTTTCCATAATTTATCTATTATCCCCCTTTCTCAATCTTCATAGTGTACTGCTTAACCCATTTATTACATCTTTGATCATAGCCCAAGCGCTATCTCCAGTTACGTTTATATCATAATATCCATCATTCCGTTCCGGGTTATCACTCCATATCGGACGAACAACTCTCTCATATGCAATTGGTTCTTTTGAATCGGCTGCTTCAATAAGTCTAAGTTCTTGGATGTGATTATTTTCTTCACTTCCATTTGCTCTTGTTTCCATGATTGCTTTGCATAAATAATCCAAACATTTTTGCATATCTTCTTTCTTTCCATTATACATATTAGTCTTCCTCCTTTACATTTTCTTGAACTAAATCTGCGGTTATATTTTCAACCATTCCATCTGCATTGAGCTGAATTTCTTCATCGCCTATTGGGTCAACCATTATACAATTGTTACATGTCTCAGAAAAATTCAAATCTTCTGCCTTAGAAATAGCATTTAGTTCGTCTTCTGCAATAATGTCTACATCAAAACTTATTGTATATTCTCCGTGTACTTTGTATTTGTTCATAATCTTTTCCTCCTTTCTTTTCCTTTTTAATCTTCCCAATACTCATCATCAATTTCATCGTCATCTAATGCGAATTCATAAGGTCCTTCACAATCATAGATTGATTCGCATTTCTTTTGCTTTTCATATTCTTTGAGATATTCTTCTGTGTTAGTAAAATCTGTAAGAGTTTTAAGAATTTGCTCATATTCTGCATGAGACTTACAATCTCTAATCTGATTTAAAATCTCTGAAGTTCCTTTAGCATATTGATGAAGCCAATTTGCATAACTTGAAAGATCGTTACACCAACCGATCATTCCGTAATGATTATCATAGACATCTCCATCGTTGTACCACTTGTAAACAAGTTTGTTTGTCGCGGTAACAATCTGCGTTGCCATATTTTCTCCTTCTCCTTTAAAGGGGAGATATTTCTCTGTAATGTCTTTAAATTTGTCAAAATACTCCCAATCTATACCTCCGTTGATTGTTCCTCCATTGTAGTTACTCATATTTTATTTCTCCTTTCTTTCATCAGGCTTTAGTTGTGCCTGTTATACACATTTCTATAATAAATTTTTTGATAAGGCTGTTATCATTTGAAGCATAATAATCAACTAACATCTGCTTAAATTTTCCATCATATTCTATGGGGACATTAAAGATTCCCTTTCCATTTTGAATTAGTATCTTGTTTATGACATAGCTTCCAACTCTCTTATTTCCATCTTTAAAAGGTTGCATTCTCATAATATAAAGACCTATATCAATTGCTGAATCTGTAATATAATCTGCATCAATTGATTTAAGAACTTCACATAATTCATCAATATCTTTTTCTGTTGGAACAGATGGTCTCCATGTCGTTCCAGAAATCATTACCTCATCTTTTCTAAATTTTCCTAGATAAGTGTATTCGACATCAAATCTTGCAATTAGGTTATGTAAATCTTCTAGAAAGATAAGATTTAGATCTGATTCAATATTGTCAAGGAGATATTTCCAACCATCTCTTAAACAACATACCTTACTTATATCTTTTGGAGTAATGGAATCTACATTTACGTTGTTAATAATATCTTGTGTTTCAGCAAAAGTAACTCCTATACCTTCGAGGTTCGCTTGCTGATATATTGAATCAATCAAAATCCGTTTTGCACAAAATACATTTTCTTCTAAAGTCATGTTATAAATATCTTGCACTTTCAAAATTTGGATCTCCTTTCACTTATAAACATATATCCTTACTGGATAATCCCCATTCCCATAAGTTGTGTCGCAACAAATAATATATTTATCGCTATATAATGGCTTGATAAAATATCTTTTTCCATCTTCACTTATTGGTTTAAAATTCTCTTCTAAATATTTTTCCATTTTCCAATCGCATCCACGAGGAAATTCTTTTATAAACCAATCAAAAATTTGACCTGCTCCATAACAATCTAGTTTTGTTAATTTCTTTTCGTCGTAACCTCCATAAGCTGTTCCCATCCATCTTCCATCCCAACAACCACGAAAATACATTCTCCAATAGTCAAGAGGCTCTTTATCTTTATAGTCACTTTCTTTTGCGTTTTCAAAACCTAAAAGACATCTGTTTTCATTTACGTATCTTCTTAAATCCGTGTCCTCTAAACCTCTTGAGCATCTAAAAAGTTCTTGATTTGGGGTTCCTTTAAAATTTCCGTAGATTATTGAACATTTGCTTGTTTGAATTAATTTATCCATGATATCTCTCCTATCTTAATTCCCAAGTACCTACCTTATTTCCATTTAAATCCATACAAGAGCCTTCAGAATATCCGCTTTCAAGACGTTTTGTAATTTCCTTCAGAATTCTTATACATTCATTCCTTTCGTATATTGCATTGGGCTCTCCAGTGCAAGGATCATTAAATGCCGCATTTCCTGTTTTAAATTCGATTTTTAACATCTTTCTTTCCTCCTTTTGTTAAAATGAATATGATTTATTAGTTGGATGAACTCCATAAATTCCATCTACAGATGTTTTGAAACCATGGAATCCAAATTTCCCATTTTCTTTAAATCTATCAATTGCAATCTCTAATTCTTCATAGCACATCGAATTGTAAGACTGAGAAATAAATCCGATAGTTCCGTTGTACACAAGCCATTCTTGTGATATTAGATGTCCACTCGGACTTTTCTGTCTATATATTCCAAAATCCTTATACTCTCCTGTCAAAACATATTTGTTGTTATTTAATTCGTCTGGAACATATACTAATTTCTTTAATTCTTTTTTTGGCTTTTCATAATAATCGATAAGCAACTTTATTGCATTTTCATCTAGATCAAGATATCTATCATCTGCAACTCTAATTTTAGGTATAAAATATTCATCTTCCTTCATTTTCTTCAGTGCATTTTTTAAATGCTCCACTTTGTAACTGTCCATATTTTTACTCCTTTTCTTAGCCTACATATGGGATTACTGTTCCGCTTTCTTCTTTTTTACCTGCCAAGCAATTCCCTTTCCATTCCCATATATTATCATTTACTCTTACAAATGTCGCATAAGTATTTCCTTCTTTCTTTGTACTATGTGGTTCTCCACATTGTATATATCCATTACTAAAATTTCTTGGAGGAACACAATTTGCAGCTTCCATCACGATATCTTCTTCAACAAAAGAACCAATAGGTCTGTCGTAAGACCAATAATCTATATTAAGAACACGCTTTCCGTTATATTCTCTGCATTTTTTAGGCATCTTACCTTCATAAACTGCATCTATTACATAACCTTTTCTACCTTCCATCCATGGTCTTTTATCGAATTCTTTTACGGCAAGTTCTGCCATTTCTTTATCATGATAAATCTGATGATTACCAACATCAAAAGTATAAGTCTTGCCATCCTTATGAATATCATAAACAGCTCTATAGCCCGGAAGCGTAACCCATGTTGGGTCATTCTCTTCAATCACATATCCTTCTTCGACATCTCTATGAGATACACAATATTCACCACTATATCCATAATCAAGCGGTTCTCCTACTTTATAATGTCTATAGCTTGCAACTTCAGTTACTCCCTTTTCTGTGAGTACAAAATGTTTTCCTTTGGTCGCTTTATAATATTCTCTATATTTTTCCATAATCAAATCTCCTTTACTGTTCTTCTCCATTGATGTAAAAATGCGTATCCATTGAGCCATTGATATAATATTCTATATCTGCATTTTCATCTTTCTGTTTAATCATTCCTTCAGCAACTTCAAACATTACGTCTACAATACGGTTGCTTAGATTTTGAAGATTGTCTTCCGATAAACTTTGTTCGAAATTCTTAAAAAAATCTTGCTCCGTATAGCCATAATCTTTTAATATCGCTTCGCATAATCCATAACTTTCTTTTAACATCTTAGGATAGATATCCATGATATGTAGACTTATCTCGCTCATTTCTCAATCTCCTTTAATTTCCTTTCATACTCATCGATCTGTTCCATTGTAAGCCACTCAGGTTTTTCATCATCTGCAAATGCATTCCATCTCTTTCGCATTTCTTTTATTTGATCTTCTGCGTTTCCGGCCCAAAAGAAATTGTGTGGCATATGAATATTATTGTTAATCACATAATCGCAATCGCTTTTCAATCTGCTTAGCATGTTGTAGGCATAAGTCATTTCCTTTGGAAGAGGTTCATAATATGTCCGTTCATCTCCAACAAGATAAAATGCATCTCCATAAGGGTCATGTAGCTTGATACTTGAAATAAGTTTACCTTTTTCATATGTATTTTTATAAACTACTCTTTCAGTATTTGCTGCTTCATATATCACCTCCTTATCTGTATAATTACTTTCACTTACTTTTCTGATGTAGTTATCAGATATACCTCCTGTTATCTCATAATAAGTTCCGTTCATTAACTTTGCTTTCATCTTCTACGCCTCCTTTGATAATATTCTCAAGCTCATCTAAATCTTCTTTGCTTATGTTGCACCCATAAGCATATTGGATTTCTTTTGCTGTTTGCTTTGCTAAAACAATTCTTGTTTTGCCATTAAAGTGACTCTCTCCATCACCTAAACCATTGCAACGTGCTATTGTATTAGCAATATACATTTCATCGCAAATCCCATTTATAGAAAATCTTTTTACAATTGCCTTTGCTTTGTCTGAGATTTCTTTTGGTGGTTCTTGGACAAGCTCTTGCTCATCATCGTTTCCATACTCTCTCTTATACCAATTATGAGTTTCTTTATATCCGATATCATAGCTTTCTTTATCTTGATAAAGTGTAAGCGTTGTATCACCTTCACAATACGTGTAAATTAAAAACTCTTCGTTGTTGTAAGCATAATAACTATAGCCATTTGTATAATCTCCATACTTACAATTAAGTTTTTCTATTTCACTTGCTCCATGATTGGTAAAGCCACGCAACATATAATTTCCATTTCTATCGGTATCTTCTTCGTCAAACAAAATATTGATAACTTTACAAGTGTTTGGTTTGAGTTGTTTGAATCTACTCAAATCTAAAGGGTCAATCGTCACGGCATCTAAATCTGCCTTGTACATTTCAATCGTATATTTAGGATCTTTATGTACTTTGCTTGCAAGTTCTTGCATATAATGTTTATAATCATTCCTTTTCATTTGGTATCTCCTTTCCATACTTTATTAGATTTACAAGTTTTTCGTCCCACCCCCTATCTTGAGCGCAATCAAATATTGATTCTTCATCAACTTCAATATGCAGTTCGTCATTGTCATCAATCCAAGCGCAAAAAGCATAGTCGTTTATTTGAAAACACACTCTGATTCCTTCATTTTTGGTTTCATATGCCGTAATCATCTTGAAATCATCATCAAATCCTTCTATGTCTATGTTCGCTACGAATCTGTTCAAGAACGCATCAATGATTCTTTGAGTCTCTTGTATAAACATTTCTTATCTCCTTTACTAAAAAAGACTATCTTGATAGATAGTCTTAGTCTTTTTAAAGCTCTTTTAATTTGTTAAGGTCAAACTTATATAACGGATATAAACAATATCCACTTGGTAATTCTATTCCTGTAAATTCACCAAGTTTATTTTCCTTTATGAATTCCACAGCCCATGGACAATTATTTACATCAACAAATGCTTCATTTTTTTCAAGCCCTTTATAATTTAAGTTGACTGTAAGTGTCGCAAATGGCTCTTCTATTTTCCATTCTTCATTTAGGCTGAATAATTCGATGGCAAGATTATTATCACTACAATACGTACTGATTTCTATTCTTGTTATCTCATATTCCCCATAGTTTGTTTTTATTTTCATTTCCATTCTCCTTTCATTGAAACGTATATGAATATTTGATAAAATGCTTATAAGGATTAATGAGTGATGTAATCCTCCTCGTGACTGGAGAAAAGCGTGAGATTTTTATCTCATGCTTTTCGTTTTTACCATAATTCATTTGAAAGTACTTCTCTTAGCTCTTCGATTGCTTTTTTTAAGTCCTTGACTTTTTGATCTACGAGATAATCATTTGTGTATTCGTTCGCTTTATCTAAGACTTCATTTGCATGTGGAAGCAAATACCATAGAGCAAACGAGGGACATTTAATTTTATCAAGTTCATTTGCTAATTCACAAAATTCTTTTTTCATATCAATCACTCCCACCATCCATTAAATTGTGGCTTATCTTCCTTTTTCATAAGATATCCACGTTCTTCGTCATAAAAATATTCATCGCCATTACTCCATTCAAGACATTTCATACCGTCTTTTTCTTTTACAGATACGAGCAGAATTCCTTGCGTATCCATTTCCATTTCAAGTTCCATACATGCCATATTAAAACTACATTCGCTATAAATCATTCTCAAATTTGTCTTACTATCAAATACAGCTGTTACAAATTTTCTCATATTATTCTCCTTCAATTACTGTTAAAACATCAATTTCCTTTTCTGTAATTTCCGTTATATCAAAAGTTCCATAATGTACTAAGACATTTCCGCAATTACCACCTACAACAAATTCGTCTGGATAGTATATCCAAGAATGGTCTTTCCGTTCACGGATATTATCTCCATCCCATTCATAATTATTTTCCATATCAAGTATGTTTCGCCTATCATTTTCAACAAGCCAATCAATAAGTATATCTGTTAATGCTCCATAATCTGTTGTGGGGCGGTCAACTTTTACCACATAGCTTTGAAGCCACATAGTACCATTTCCGTAACTGATTTTATAATATGTTGGCATATCAATTCTCCTTTCAAAATACCTTTTTCATTGTTTACATTCATATAACGTAGGGTCAACTTCTTCACACCATTCACACTCAAGAATTGGCTCTCCATCTTCTGATATCCACTCTTCCTTTTCTTCGTCGTAATCTATGAATTGTTCAATTTGTTCTCCGACATATATTTTTTCTCCTCTGCTTTGTATCGCTTCAATACAGTATTTGCATAATATCATTTTTCTTCCTCCTCAAATTTTACAGACCCGGAAAATGCAGCACTTGAAAATCCGTAAACATCACTTACATCGTATCCTCTTCCGTTCGCTTCACTACAATCAATCCATACATCAAATATATCTTTCGTTGATATCACAACATCATTTTCAAGTTCAATTTCAAGTGTGCTTCCGCCACCGCCCCATATATCATATAGTCCACACATTGCATTTTTAGTGACGATGAATTTATTTTCACCTTTCCGTTTGTCATATTCATAATCATCATTTGCTTTTTCATCTGCCTTTATCAACTCTTTTAGCTTAAAGAAATCAAATAACGGCATCTGAACACAGAAGATAAGTGTGTTCATGTGACTTGTTGCATTAAGAAGTTCATCTCTTACAGAAAGTGTGAACTTTGAAAATTCGTCATCTTTATAACTGTTGACCTCTCCTTCTTGCTCAAGCTCTATTATCCGTTTAACTTCTTCGAGCTTACCTTGCTGTTTTGCAAGCCAATAGATTGGTGAGATTTCTTCGAATTCTCCACCGTAGAAGTTGAGCATGTTGCATTTCGTAAAGTCATAGTTCATGTCTCCTACATCGAGTGAGACTACAACTTTTGCATTCTTGTTGAAATGCTCTTCAGGCATGTACCAACTACAATGCTCATCTATCCATTCTCTTACTTCGTTTTCATCATAATCTTCAAGTTCGCTTGTGATAGTTTTATACAATTCTGGGTAATAATAATCCTCTGCATTTATGCACCATTCACTCATCATATCTTCAAATTCCGTTCGAGGATCTTGAGCTCGTGATATTTTTGTTAGTTCTTCTTTGCTTAATTCATCATCATAATTGCAGAACACTTCAAACTCAAAGTGGTCTCCATCTCGCTTATCAAAATAACATTTTTCCTCAACTATCTTTTCAATCGTTTTCATTTTGCGCTCTCCTTTTCTTCAATTTTTTCTTGGATTTTTTTAAGTGCAAGTAATGTTTCGTGGTCATCTGCAAGTTCCTTTGCATCATAATTTCTGTTGTTAAGCCAAACATTTGTGATTCCTAATTTCGGTTGCTTTTCAAGTATGTTTACAATTGTATCTGTTAAACGTTCAATCTGATTATCAAAAAGCAAGCTCATGTCAGGAGCTATATCTCCGCTAATCACATGTAATTTCGCTTGCCATTCTAAAAATATTTCGTCTGTTGCATCTGTAAGCGCTTTTATTATTTCGTTTTTCATATCCATTTCGTTTTTCCCTTTCTTTGTTTCCTTTTTTACATCGATATCACGTACTCCTTCTGCCATTTCCTTTATAAGTTCAAGACTATTTGTTTCATACAAAAATATGACTTCTGAATCTTTTTCGATTACAAACATATATCGATTTTCATTCGCGGATTCCCTTTTATAAAAATCTTCATATTCTTGCCAAATATAAACAATAATACTTTCATCCGCGCTTCTCTTTTCTGCGTGAGGGCAAACATCATTGTGCCATGAATTATCTATCCATCCTTTTGGAAGATAAAAATCTCCATCATAATTTGGAAATTCAATTAAATATTGCGGTTTTTTTATTCTCACGCTCCATTCTTTTTTCTCCATTGAATATTTGTCTTCGAGAACATCTTCACGACTTATATCGCAATTATCTGAGGGGAAAGGAAAGTTTTTATTTCCGTTGGTAGAAAGTTTGTTTGCAAGTTCTTTATCATCACGTTTAAGTGCTTTTACAAAAACCCTTTCTGCATAGGCTTCAAAATGCGTTCCTTCTAAGTCCTCTTGTTCAATAAATTGATTTCTTCCGTTCAATTCTGAACAAAGACCATTATCTCCATATTTTATATATCCGCATTCTTTCCCATCTTCGTACAAGCTAAATTCATGCCAATTTCCAATAATGCTTTCTCCGTTGAAATTCCATCCATTCCATTTGGCTGTTATATTACCAACTTCGATTTGTTCTAATATCTCTTTCATGTTACTCATCTCCTTTTTTAGGTAATTGATATACTTCTACAATTGAGTCATCAAATATTTCTTCAGTTCCCTTATTGTCCATTATAACAAGCAATTTATCTCCAATATTATAACTTTCCGTTCCGTAAAATGCCCATGAATTTCCTTCTGTATCATTACATGTGACAATTTCCGTTTTCGTTTCGATGTTTGCCACTGTCATTAAATTTGGGTAATAAATACCCAATAAGAATAGAGTAATTATTATTCCTCGCATTTTTCACACTTCCTTTCTGCACGACATATTCCATGCTCTACATCATCGTACATTTCCCTTGAATAATTTGTCGGTCCAATACTTTCATAGTGCTTGCAACCAATACAACCATCACAGAAGTACATTACGTTTCCCTTTTCCCTTTCTAGCTTTCGCTTATTTTCTTCTGCTTGAAGTATATATTTCCATTTCCCTTCTTCCTCCTCTTCCATACATCTTTGATATTCTGCTACACATCCATATACTCTTTCTATTCTTGTTAAATCATCCATTTTCCTTTTCCCTTTCCCTTCTGAATTTCCCTTACTGATCCACGCCCAAACCGCAACAATTTCTGCATAATTCGTCTTCGTATCCACAATAATCTTCTGCATATGGACATTTATATTCTTTGATTTCATTTCCATTTTCGTCATATTTGATTATTGGAATGTCGCATGGTGTATTCATATAATTATCTCCTTTCAATTTGACCATAAAACGTTGTTTCCGTAATTTACTATTACTGATATGTCAGATAATTATAAATTGCCTTTTTGTTATTCTGTTACGTTATATGTAGTTTATATATGATTATCATTTCCCTTTAGGAAATGTAAATGCTCCATGCGGAATCGAACCGCATCACGTGACGCAACGTAACGTGTTTTGCTTTTGGAGCATTGGTGACTAACCCATATACAGTCAAGCCGACATTTGCTTTCGCTTAAAGTAGTGCTAACGGCTTACTACTTACACACACCCTTTCCCTTCCTTGATTTCCCTCACTCTATTCGGAGCTTCCGTGTGTGTCACTGTTTAACGTCAGACTGAGACGGTCATACTCGTGTGCAACGGATTAACATGACATAAACCGTTTATGAGAGCATAAGCTACTCATCCGAGAACTAGTCTTACGACATGGGGATTGTTCCATGTCTGCTAAACTGATTACAATACACACTATAGACTTATTCACCTACTCTACGGACACTTTAAGTATTTGCTTGAGACTTATTCCTTCACGCTCAAAGAGCTTGGCTCAATCGTACACTTAAAGCACCATGACAGAGTGATTTACTCGTATGGTTATCTGACCCTCTGTCAACGCTGAATACCCTCGAACAAACAGTATCTATACGTGTTTCATAACCTTTTATGACGTTCGGCTGTGTCAATCGCCTACTTCGTATTTTCCACGGAGTACTTTAACATAGCATATCTTACGCGCAACCACTTTTCTTCTCGCGTTATCATCCGCCCACATTTGGCAACGTGTGTTGAGACCTACTTAACCGTGGGACGAGCACTCATACTCGCCGTGCCACTATCTTTAGCCCTTCTCCTAAGCTATGCTTAGAAGGTGCTACGTGCTACTTACTAATCCACTCGATGAAGCGTTGCCACGCTCACATCTTGCTGTTAGCTCATCTATAGACGTGTATCACAACTACGCTTACCTCCTTTCATCGTCTTATATTCGGACTCACGTTAATAATCACAGTAGGTGTATCTGCTACGTTTTCTCGCTTGTTCGTGACGGTTATACTGCGTTTATCGTGTTGTGCTTACTTGAGATATCTTGTATCCCTCTCGCCTTTATCCTCGAGCGAACACTGACTAACCTTTATAGTTATAGAGTTTTATTTGTATGTGGAATGCTACATACGGAGCTACGTTGGTATCGGTTACGTATCAAACCTCTTTTATACAAGTGCCTAACGTTACTTGTGGAACGTAATTTGCGCTACGGAATCGAACCGTATAAATGCCCTTTACAACGCAAAAAAAGAAGTGATTAAAAAAAATCCAAAAATAGAAGGGCTTTTTAGCCCTTCTATGCCATTTTTTTAATTTTTGTTATAATTCATTGCTTTATCTCGCCCTTTTTGTACCCATTCTTTAGGAACGACAAGCCCTATACCTTTATGCTCTTTTTCAGTCCCTTCTTTAAAAATCATTGTTCTTGTTTCAAGTTTTTTAAACTGTGCTAACGTCCCACACCAAGCACCTTTGCGGTTATTATCACGTAAAGCAGTGTTCCAAAAAAAGCCAACGGATTTAATTAACTCTTTAGCGCCATTCCGTCCGTCGCCATAGCCAAGCAAAAAAGCTTTTTGCCCTTTAACTGTTACCATCTCGAGTTCTATACACTCTTCTTTAAGCTCTTTAACGATAGGTTGTTTGACTTTGGTTTTAGTTCCTAGTTTAATAAGTGCTTGTAATAATTCGTCCCTCTCATCATCAGTAAGTAACATTATGCTTCCTAACAATTCAAGTTTGTTCATAATAAAACCACCTTCCTAGCTGTTTAACAGCTTTAAAAATATAAAATTATAAAAGTTCAAAGTAGTGACAAAGCACCACAGCCACTAGTTTAAATCGACAATAAAAAATGTCAAAAAATGGCTAGTTTTGGACGCAAAAAAAAATGGCTTATTTTAGGCGTTTTTGAGGGGGGTATTAAAAACAACTAAGATCCAGGCTATTTCTAGTTTTAGAAATGCTGATAAATCTACACACATTATCGATAATCTGTTCGATAATAATCAGATGATGACAAATAAGTGAGATTAATCTAGATTTAATTGTCTATAAAATAATAGATAAATAATACATAATACAGTCAATAACAAAGAATTAATACGAAAGCGATTAATAAAATTAAATTTTTATATTATAATATATTCTATACTCTTATTCTTATTAATAAGAATAATTATATTATTTGACTCCAAATAATGGGTTGTTATTCCCCAATTATGAAAGGCGACTCAATGATGCCTATACCAAATGAAATAATTAAAAATCCAAATCTTAGTGATGATGCAATTTTAGCGTATGTTTTTATTAAGATACATACTTATAGTACGTTTTATGAAAGCTGCCTATTTACAACTCCTCATATAGTAGATCAGATACAGGGGTATACGAACTCTCATAGTGTATTTTGTAAAACAACGAGAGCTATTGAAGAACTTGCTGAGAATAAAGTGCTTGAGATAGCCAGAGAAGATACAACAAATTGGAGGATATTTATGCAATCCTTTAAACCGATAAAAGGCAAATATGTGTTAGTACAGCCGGAAGCATTAAGGAGCATAATGGATTGCAGGGCAAGAGGAAAAGCAACGATATTGAGATACTATCTACTTCTTCTTGCAAATATTTCCCCATCAAGGAAAGTATGTATAAAGGAAGAAGGATGGTTTGCGAAACAGTTGAACATATCATCAAAGAGTATCGCAACATACAACGAATATTTAGAAAATCTTAAATTGATTTATATTTATAGGCCGGCAGAAATGTATTTGAGTAATGTTTATGGAAGATATGAGCATAAAAAATACGTAGACCAGGAAGGGGCGAAGATTTGTTCTCGTAAAAGAAGATTTGAAAAGGCTAATGAAAAACGGAAATATGCTGCAATGTATAGATGTGCTATTAGCGGATATCCATATAATAGAGATATACTGATAGACATAGTAGATCATTTAGATGATAGATATGACTCATCTTTTTTGATTGATAAAATTAAAGAAATGGAGGATATTGGTTAAATGAGTGGAACAAGTAATCTTAATCCTAAGGAAGCTTTTCAGGAGCTATTGCTCCAAGAACAATTGGTAAATAATGCTGTAGATATTCAAGCCCTTTTGAGAATGCTAATTGATAAAAAATTGATTACAAGGGAAGATGTTTCCAAGTATCGTAATGAAGTTAGATCTAGTCCTAAATATGCAAATGCAATCAATACCATTGAATCTCAGAAAAAAATATATGAAAAAGCAATAGACAATCCCCAAGAATATCTTAAGGCATTATTTAAAGCAAAACTTGATAGATAAAGGAGAGAAATATGTCACAGTATGGTCTTCGTATCATGAATTTTGAAGCTGCTTCTATTTATGAATACATGAATGGTTTTCGTGATAGACTTGATTCTACGAAAGCAATGTTGGTCAATAGCCTTTTTTTAGATTTTTTATTAGATAATGATTTGCTAATAATCTCCCAAGGAGATTTTACAAGAAGCATAATTTGTCTTCAATTTGGATATGGTACAAAAGACTATGAGACAATGAAAAAGAGATTGATTGGTAAAGAAGAGGAACATTTTAAAACTATCCTTTCAAATATTGAAAAGAATAAAGATAAATGCGTTAAAATTTCAAAAGAAGATCTAAGAGTTAAATATTATACTGAAGGCGTAACAATTACTTATAAGACTTTTACTAAAAATGGCAAAGAACTTAAGAACAGAAGAAATACCATCCATTATAAGATGCTATATAGGACTCCCGGTAAAGCAAAAAAAGGAACCTGTATGTTTATAGATTCTAGGATATATGATAAAGTTCATAATTTTCTTTATATGGGAATTAAATTGCCTATTGAAAGAGCTCCAATTGTTGAAATGGGAGCTTACTCTTCGCTCATAACAAGTTCTATTATTGGACGAGTAAAAATTCTTCCGGAAGAAATTTTAATTTTAAAAGATATTGACTCTATTTTTAAAACAAAAGTTTTATCTGTGGAAACTGATGAAAACAAAAAAACATTTATCAAGGAGAAAGAGAATTATGAAGTAATTAATACTCTCTTCGATGGACAAGCTCTTATTGATGAATCCATCTTTCCGGAGTGGGCAGATGGGTATGTCTTATTGCGTCATCATATGACTAAAGTTGCGGCATTTAAAACAAGACTTCAAAAATTTTTTAAGGATTATTATGGTACAGATTATGAAAATGCAAAAGTCAAAGATATGTTTGGTAGGATTGTTAAAATTAAAGATGTGAAATTAGTCACAACTGATAATGCCATCAAATGGAAAAAATTTGGAGTTGGATTTGATTATTGGGCTTCATGGGTTAGACGTAATGGATGTCAATTTGGGATAGTTAAGACATCACATGAATCTAAGCTTGGAGATGTGCAGCGTATGAGTTATCAGATGATGAATTCGCTCGATATTGAATCTATGCCAAGTGTTTGTAGTAAAACTGTAGAATATATAAACAATCTTAAAAACAATGACGAGATTTTTTTAGATTTCTTGGAAAAAAATAAAAATTTTGCAAATGATTTTGAAGTTTTGATTGCGCTTTATAGGCACAATTCAGATTTTTCAAAAAGCGCATATTTTAGAGAACGTAGGCAAGCCATAATAAATTCATATGTTTTAAATTTCAAAAATGGACATAGTATACAAAATGCAGATAACTTAACGATTGTAGGCTCTCCTTATGCTCTTCTGCTCCATTCAGTAAATGAGGATCCATTTAGCGATCCTACTCTTCGTCCAGAAGAAGGAACAATACAATGTTATACTGAACGTTTTGAGGATGGAGAATATCTTGCTGCATTTAGGTCTCCTCATAATTCTAGAAATAATATTGTTTATCTTCATAATAAGAAACATGAATTGTTGAAGAAATATTTTGATTTGGGGAATTATTGTATAGCTGTGAATATGATCGAAACAGATTTCCAATCAAGGGCAAATGGAGCGGATCAGGATTCAGATACTATATATACAACAAACCAAAAAGAAATAGTAGAACATGCAAAAAGATGTTATATAGATTATCCGACTATTGTAAATAACATTCCGAAAGATGCAAATATCTATAATTATGATATGAGAGATTTTGCATTGGTTGATAATAGTCTTGCGGCTTCTCAGCTTGCGATTGGAGAATCTTCTAACTTGGCTCAGATTGCTTTAACATACACTTATAATTTTGAAGATAGAAAATATTCCGATTATGTTTGCATTTTAGCTGTATTAGCGCAGGTTGCTGTAGATAGTTCAAAAAGGCGTTTCGATATTTCTTTGTCCGAAGAAATATCCAGGATAAAAAAAGATATGGATATTACGGAAAACGGACTCCCCTTTTTTTGGCTTATAACTAAAAGAGATAAACGAAAAGTGCATTCTGATGAACAAAGAAAAGAACGTGATCGAATAAATAAAATAAAAATCAAGAAGAAAATCGAACCATCATTAGATTGTCCAATGAATTATCTTTACCGATTAAGACTCGATCGGACAAAGTATGATTCTCCTTCTTTACCGATGGATAATTTTTGGATAAGACATGATATTGAAAATGGTCGCCGTAAATCAAGACTTGTAGAGAATCTTATTGAAAAATATTCTCTTAGACTTTATAACTACAACGCCGCAGATGAAAAGGATTCTTCTGATTATCTTTTGCTTAGAGAAGATTTTGATGAGCTCATTTCAGATATACAGAGAATCTATATTTCAAAAAATTACCTTGGAATGATGAGTTGGCTTATCAATAGAGCTTTTATGATTGGGAGTGGGGTTCAACAGAATAAGAATAGTCTTAGCTCAAAATTATATAAGAATAGAGCTTTGTTACTTAAAGTACTATATATTGTATCTCCAGAAGTTTTTTTACAATGTTTTGTAGAAAAGTGTACACCTAAACAAGAATAGTCTATTGAAAAGTGCATAAATACTGAATTATTTTATTAATAAAAAAAAAACTAATGAAGAGAAGAAGGGAATTATTACCCTATAGAAGAAAAGGAGACCTATATGAAAAATTTAATTGATGTTGCAATGCCTATACTTGATTATGATAACACTTCTCCATTTGATGCTTTTGTAAAAGAAGACTTGCAAAATAGGATTCTTGTTCTTAATCAGTCTATTACAGAAGAGATTATTGATGAACATGTTATGTGCATTCTTAGATGGAATGCTCAAGATAAAGATATTCCAATGGAGAAACGTAAACCTATTGTTTTATATATTAATTCAAAAGGTGGGAATTCATTTGATGGTCAAGCATTGATAGATGTTATCTTGGCTTCAAAAACAAAGGTTAAGACGGTATGTCTTGGAATGGCAGCATCAATGGCATATTTAATATTTTTAGCTGGACATGAAAGGTATTCTTTTCCTAATGCTTGCCTTCTAATGCATGAGGGAGCTCAGGAGATTTCTAATTCTGCTTCTAAAACGAGAGATATAATGGAGTTTTTTGATGAAGTAGATGAAAGAATCAAGCAGTTTATTCTTAGCAGAACAAAAATAGATTCTGATTTTTATGATGGAGTATATAAAAAAGAGCTATGGATGTATGCGGATTCTCAAGGGAAAGAGTTTGGAATTGTTCATAAGATAATTGGACAGGACTGTGATTTGGATGAGTTATTTTAACCATTTTTTTGTTCTGAGAAAAGGAGGAAAAATGGATTGGATTGAGTTATTTAAAGTAATCGCAACTATATTAGTTTCTGTAATAACAACATTTGGTGCAGGATGGATTACGCTTAAAAAATTTTATCTTGAAAGGCAGGATAAAAAAGATGATGTTCTATTACAGAAGAAAATTGATGATTCAATCGAGAAGGCCAAGAAAGAGATGCGTGAAGAAATGAAAATGTCTGTTCATCAAGGAATTATTGATTGTGGAGTTATTAGAGATAAAGCAATTTGTCAGATACGTGATGAATTTATGAAAAAACTTGAAGAAGGTTTGAAAGCGACCGGCGACGAAGGAAAAGAAATGTTTGAAATAAACTCTCGTCAGATACAAGAAAATAGTCGGCAGCTTTCGGAAAATAGTAAACAGATTGAAGCTCTTGTTAGTATTGTCAAAGTTCAGGCTGAACGAAATGATGCAAAGTTTGCTGCTCTTACTGATACTTTGGCATCTTTAAATAAGATGGCTCTTATTTCTGCGGAATCTCAATGTAACTCAAATTATGACAGGTTATTATTTGTTACAAATAAAGTTCTTAAGAGTGGACGATTAACAATATCTGATAAAACCAATCTTAAGCAATTGTATACTTCATGGAAGGATCTTGGTGGGAAAGATGCAAAAATGGATACATTATATGAAGAATGCATAAAAATAACACCAATACCAGATGAATAAAAGGAGTTGATTGAATGGCTACACTTATGCATCCTAAAAATGAACGAGAAATAAAAAAAATGGGTGTAAAAGAAATTCGGCAAGCTTTTGTAAAGCTTAATGATTATTATGGGAAACTTCTTAATGGATATTATCTCTTATGCCCTACTTGCAATTCTTGGATGATTGCAACGGAAGCTTTTTATCTTGATCGAAGGTATGCTACTGATCGTTTTCCTATTTGTAAACGATGTCTTTTAAAAATGGCACAGCAACAAGAGAAAGACACAGATGTACCAAATGAAACAAAAGAAAGTGTTCAGAAAGTTCTTCGTTATATGGATAGGATTTATGACGATGAATATTATAATGGTTGTGTTAAGGCGGTTAAAGAAAACATTGGTGAAAAGAATAAGTATTCTGCTTTTGCTAATTACATGACTGCTATTCAATCATTACCTCAGTATCATAATAAATTTTGGAAAGATAGCAAGTTTGGTGACGAAATTCCTGGGCAGAATGAAGAAGAAATAAATGAAAACTCACAGCTTGTCAGAAGAGCAAGAAAAAGATTCGGAAGAGATTATTCTACTTCGGATCTTTATTTTTTAGAAACAGAATATGAAGATTGGACTTCACGGCATGAATGTCAGACAAAAGCACAGGAAGAGATTTTTGAAAGGTTAGCGTGGAAAAAGCTTGAGATCAAAAAAGCGACAGCTCAAGGACAGGTGACTAAAGATCTTGACAGAACATATCAAGAACTTTTAAATACTGCGAATATCACTCCTAAACAAACTGGTATGGATGCTTTTGCTGATGCTCAGACTTTAGGAACTCTTATTCAAAAATGGGAAGAAACTCGTCCTCTTCCAGAGATTGATCCAGAACTTGAAGATGTAGATAAGATTGGATTATATATTGATGCCTTTTTCAAAGGCCATACTTCTAAGATGTTGGGTATTAAAAATACGTTTTCAAATATTTATGAAAAAGTCATGGCAAAATATACTGTCAAGCCACCGACGTATGAAGATGACGAAGACTCAGAAGATATATTTAATAAAATATTTGGTAATGCTGAGGACTTTTAATGGCAGAAAAAAAGAAAACGGTTCAAGAGGTTTATCAGGAAAAATCTGAGAAGCTGATGAACGGTGTGGCATATTGGGCCGCTTTTTATCGAAAAAATCCGCAGCGATTAGTCAAAGATTATCTAAATATTTCTTTGAAATTGTTTCAGAAGCTATTGATCTATATGATGATTGTTAGCACACATTTTTGTTATATAGCTGCAAGAGGTCAGGGAAAGACTTGGCTCGTAGCTTTATACTGTGTAGTGCGTTGTATTCTGTTTCCTGGTTCTAAAATCATTATTGCTAGTTTTAGAAAAGAACAATCATTGGAAGTATTACAGAAAATAGAAGAAGATTTTTTAAAGCTTCACTCATGGGGATCTTCAAATCTAGCTACTGAGATTTCTTATATCTCAACAAGTGTTAATAAACCTATTGTTGAATTTAAAAATGGTAGTTGGATAAAGACTGCTGTTGCATCTGATTCTGCTAGACATAATAGAGCTAATGTTTTAGTAGTGGATGAATTTAGAATTGTGCCAAAAATTATTATTGATACAATTCTTAAAAAATTTCTTACTGCTCCGAGGCAACCAGGTTTTTTATCTCTTCCGGAATATAAAAATATATCTGAATACGAAGAACGTAACTGTGAAATGTATATGACTTCAGCATATTACAAAGAGCATTGGTGTTTTAGAAAAGCTCAGTCTTTCTTTGTAAATATGCTAGATGACACTAAGAAGTATTTTTGTGTGGGTCTTCCATATCAGATTTCAATCAAAGAAGGACTACTCTCTCGTGCTCAGGTACAAGATGAAATGTCGGAAGAAGATTTTGATCCTATCACATGGTCGATGGAAATGGAATGTTTGTTTCAAGGAGAAGCTGAAGGGGCATTTTTTAAATATGATGATCTTTCTCCGAGAAGAAAAATCAAGAAAGCATTTTATCCATTAAAGATTTACAAAGCTCATAATATGTCTATTCCTGAACTTGAATTAGGAGAAGAAAGAGTTATGAGTGTCGATGTAGCTCTTATGTCGAGTAAAAAAAAGAACAATGATGCTGCTGCTCTCACGATTGGAAGAGCATTCCCAACAGACGGATATGAGTATACTGATAATATCATTTATCAAGAGACTCATGAAGGACTTACAACAGATGATCTTGGACTTATTACAATGCGTATGTTTTATCAATATCATTGTACTCAGTTAGTTTTAGATACTAATGGTGCGGGACTTGGAGTATATGATTATATAATAAGAGACCAATATGATCCGGATTATGGTGTTACTTATCCAGCACTGACTTGTTGTAATAATGATGAAATGGCAGAACGTTGTAAGGTTAAAGGGGCTCATGCAGTTGTATGGTCAATAAAAGCTAATGCGGATTTTAATAGTCAGTCTGCTACTGCTCTTAGAACAGGACTACAAACTGGAAGAGTCACTTTATTAGTAAATGAATTTGAAGCAGAAGAAACAATAAAGCAGGTTCGAGGGTATAAAAATATGACTCCTACTGAACAAGCATTGTTGAAAATTCCTTATGTTCAGACTTCATTTATGGTAAATGAGCTTGTCAATCTTGAATATACGATATTGAATAATACTGTAAAACTTAAAGAGAAATCCGGAATGCGAAAAGATAGATATTCAAGTTTACAGATGCAATATTATGTTGTTCAACAGCTTGGGCTAAAATTAAGACCAAATGTTGAATCTACAGAAACAATGATCTTTAAATTGTTATCACATGTTAGGCCATCACAAAGGCTTAGGAAAGGAGGCCGCTAGTGGCGAGAGCAAAATTACCAGAAATTACTACGGTTTCCGGATCAGTCGGTAAGCCGAATTTAAGTGTTGCTGAAATAAAAGCTCAATATGAGATAGAAAAAGAACGTCAGCAAAAAAATTATAAAAACGCAAAAGAAGCTGCCTCTATTATTCTTCGAGATTTACAAAAAAGAACGCAGAATCGAAAAATAGATGTGACAGATCGAGAAAAAGTTCGAAAGTATCTTACTGGTGATATTGGTAGTAATGGTAAAGGGTTGGTAAAAGCTAGTAGATATTTATATTATAGGTCTCAGATATATAGTAAGCTTATTCATTTTTATGCTGATATGTATTGTTTAGAATGTAGAAAAGTTACTCCTTTATATGATTTTACAAAAGGGATGGATTCGGCAAAAGCACTTGAACAATTTAATAATACTTTAGATTTTTTAGATATTATGAATCTAAAAAATAATTTTAATGAGGTATTTTTGAATCTTTGGATTGAGGATGCCTCTTTTAATTTGTTCTTTCATGATGATACTGGTTCGATATTTTATCGGATTGAACCGGAAGAATGTATTTTCGATTCAAAATACATGATGGGACCTGGACTTGGGTTTGCAATGGATATGAGTAAATGGAAGTCTGCTGAGAGGAAACGTATTATTGATCAATTTGGTTCGCCACTAAAAGAAATGTGGGAAGAATATGAGCGTACTGGAATAAAATACATTCATGTTCCAGATGAATATAGTGCAGCTTTTAAACTTCGTTTAGATTTATGGGACAGTATTATTCCTCCTATTATTGCAATGTTTGGACAACTTGCAAATTTAAATGATCTTGCAGATATTCAAGCTGATGCAGATGAACTAAGTATTTTTAAACTCATATACTATCCTCTTAAAATTTTAAGTGGAGGAAAAACTGATGATTTTGAAGTAACTCCAGATCTTGCTTTGCAATATTTTAATAAAATGGTTGAAGAAGCACTTCCTGCTAATATAAGTGCTGCTGCAATACCGGGAGATGAACTTAAAGTTATTGATTTTTCAAACAATACAACACAAGAGATTGATCGAGTTGAACAATCTCAATCTCAAATTCTAGGTAGTACGGGTGGAGCTGGTGCTTTACTTGATGCTCAAAGAGCTATCAATAATACTGCTTTAATCAATGCTGCTTTAAAGAATGAAACAACTTATGCTCTATCTTGTATTCTTCCTCAGATTGAAAGTTTTACAAATAGGATGCTTTCATTTAACGTGAGCAATCCATGTCATGTCTCTTATTTTCCCGTAAGTATATATACCAAAGAAGATTATCGGAAAAACATGCTTGAAATGTGCCAATATTCATATGCTATGCGGTTAGCACTTGGAACATTTATGGGCTTTACTGAACGAGAGACTATTTCAGCTTTGCATTTTGAACAAGATGTTCTTGGTCTTCAGGACATTATGAAATATCCTCTTCAGTCAAGTTACACAATGACTGGAGAAGAAGGAAATGGCGAAGTAGGCCAAGGAGCTCCAACTAAAGATCCTGATCAACTTTCTCCAAGTGGAGATCGAAGTAGAAATTACATTTGAGGGAAAAACATGGAAAAATTTATAAAAACTCAGGATGCAGAACTTGCCAATACTTTGAGAACTTTAGGATACAAAGAGCTTAGAGCACAAGGCAAGTTTTTTGTATTTATCAATAATGGCAAAGTATATTTTTCTACTGAAGAAAAAAAGAAGCTTATATACACAAATAAGATGGAGGTCTAGGACGTGAAGAAAAAAATATTAACTCTTGAAGATCTCGTCAAGTTTTGCAAAGCTCAAAAATTATTTAGTTTTAGTTCAAAGGAAAGTGGATATCAGATATGTGTGCAGGTTCCTGCTACTTTTGCCAAAAAGGAAATAGAGAATTCTTCTCTTTTATTTGCTGATATCAAAGCTTTTCATACTGGTAGAAACAGAAATGCTAGTAATGTAACTATAGATGCTGCTAAAAAATCTTTGGGCACATTTGCATATAAACCAATCCTTGCGGCTTTTACAACTGATGATGATGGCGTTGAGGATTTTATGTCACATGAGATGGAAATAGATGATGATGGAAATGTGATTTATATAGAACATCAGGTTGGTTGTTTTACTACTGATGAACCAACGATTGAAAAAGATCCTGATCATGAAGATAGGCAGTTTGTTTATGCTACTGCTGCTATTCCAAGGGAATATACTCATGCTGCTGAAATCATCGAAAGAAAAGGCGGAACAAAAGTATCCGTAGAGTTAATAGTCAACGAATTCCAATATGACGAAGAAGCTGAAGAGCTTTTACTTACTGATATTGAAGTATCTGGACTTACTCTTTTAGGAAAAGATGAAAACGGAAATGAAGTTCAGGAAGGAATGGAAGGTGCAAGACTTGACATAAAAGATTTTAGTATATCTCAAAATAGTGTTTTTGAGTTAAATGAATCAATTAAAAAGTTTATTCAGGATTCAATAGTTGAAACCTTGAATAATATAGATTCTCAGAGGAAGGAGGAAAATCAAATGAATCACTTCGATGAACTGTTAAAGAAGTATGGAAAGACAGTCGAGGAAATCGCTTTTGCATACGAAGGATTATCAGATGAGGAATTAGATTCTGCATTCGCTGAAGCGTTTGAGAATGCTCCGATTTCTGAGAATACAGAAGATGCAAATCAGAAAACTTTTGAGCTTGAGTTTGCTGTTACTTGGAATGGTATAACAAACAGATTCTCAAAGTCACTTAATGATCAGATTCGCGAGATTACAGAACTCGTTAATGCAACTTATGGTGTAGAAGATGGTGCATTTTATGATTGTGAAGTTTTTGATGACAAGACAGTTCTTTTCCATGATTGGTGGGATAATCGCCACTTTAAGCAGAAATATGGTTACAAAGAAGGAAATCTTGTTCTTAAAGGCGAGAGATCTGAAGTATTTGTACGTTTTCTGACTGAAGAAGAACTTACAGCTCTTGATGATCTTAAAACTAAGTTTGATGCAAAGGTTAAAGAGTTTGAAAAAGTTCAGGAAGAGCTTAGTCATTACCATGATGAGCCAAAAAAGCAGGAAATTCTTATGAGTAAAGACTACTCTTCTATTGCTGGAAATGAAGAATTTGTAGAGCTTTCAAAACAGGACAATCATTTCAATATGAGTGTTGAAGATGTTCAGGCAAAAGCTGATGAAATTCTTCTTAATGCAGCAAAGAGTGGAAAAGTTGATTTTGCTATGCATGAAGATAGCAAGTCTACTATTTCTACAAAGCCACTTTTTATGGTTAATAATACACAGAAAAGATATGGCAGTTTACTGTCAAATATTGATTAAGGAGGGAAAACATTATGATGACTTCAACTTATCAGTTCTCTGCGACACATGCTAGAGCACTGCCTTCAAATGTAGTATCACAGCGTTATGGAAATCATATGCCAAGTATAAGACTTGCAACAGATGCAGATAATGGAAATCTTGTTGCAGTTGGTTCTTGGGTTGATTGGGATTATTTCGATGAAGCAGCTGTTACAACTTTTACCGGAGAAATTATTGCTCAGGATAAGAATGGCGATTGGGTTGTTCTTGTTACAGATCCTGGAGATGCTTGCTTTGTTTATCAGATGCCTCTTACACCTTATGAATCACCTGAAGAGCTTCTTAATGAGAAGACGATGTATAACAAGGCTGGTGATATTGTAAGGACATATGTACTTACAAAGCTTGATCGTATTACTGTTTCTGATGAAGGTTTTAATGGAACACCTTCCATTGGAGCAGCAGTTACTGGCGTAACAAATAAGAAGATGGATATTTAATTTTGAGGAAAGGAGGAAATTACTATGGCACTTAATACAGAAAATTTAAGAATGGTATTTGCCGAGGACGGAAAGTATGATGGTTTCAAAAAGCTGACATATGCTCTTGCTCATGGTGAAGATATTTATGAGTATGACGACAATGGAGTTGAGAAAAAGGTTTCTAAGTCAATTGCAAATAAGGCTATCCAGAAAGTATTTATGGATATTTGCGGTCTTAAAGAAACAGACCTTTCTTCAAAAAAGAAGAGACATCGTGCAGAAAAGGCACATGCTACTGAGATCTATGCAATTCTTGAAGAAGAGATTGATTTCAAGATTAATGAAGGTTTCCAGGAGTCTATGTTCTTTAATGATTTTGTGGAGACACATAATGTTGCTCTTGGCGATGCTATTGAATTTGCAGTTGATAATTCAAACGCGCTTTTTGAAGTTCTTGATTATTCAGGTCAGAATCATGATCTTACAATGCAGCAGCTTCCTGCAAGAGAGTATGTAACTGTTAAAACATCTCCAAAGGCAATTAAGATTGGTAAGGATATTGATCTTATAATTCTTGGTAGAATTGATTTCTCGGCTTGGATTCAGAAGGTTGCAGATTCTTTTGTACAGTATATTCAGGCTATTATTTATAATGGTCTTATTTCTGCTGAGACAAAGCTTCCTGCAGCATATAAGCAGACCGGAACACTTTCGGCAGCCGTTAAGGGTACATTTGATACTCTCATTGAGGATGTTGCTCTTGCGAACGGATCAGATGTTATCATTCTTGGAACCAAGGTTGCTCTTAAGAAGATAAATAATCTTGCTGATGTTCAGTGGGCATCTGATGATCAGAAGAAGGAAATGAATCAGCTTGGAAGACTTGGCTCTTATGAAGGAACGACTCTTGTTGAGGTTCCTCAGAGACTTGCAGTTGGCGGATCAGCTAATCCTAGTGCATCCTCAAAGCTTGTTCCGAATAACAAACTTTGGTTTATGCCTCGTGTTGAGGATAAATTTATTAAATTCCTTGATTATGGCGAGACAGAAATCTTCGAGATTACAGAGAAGTTTGATCTTCAGGATGATTTCGAGACATATGAACTTCATAGAGAAATGGGTGTTGATGTCGTTCTTGGTGGATATTTTGGAACATGGACTAACCCTTAATTTGTTTTTATAAGATTAAAAGGAGAAATATAATATGGCACGAGCAAAATATGTTAGTGAAAAAGCATCTGAAGAATTATTTGAAGAAGAACTTCCGAAGAAAGAAGTAAAACAAAAGGCAAAAAAAGAATTTAAGGATACTGATTTAATTCCTTGTGTATCTATCACTGTTGGAGGTCTTCATCTAATTGGAGCAAAAAGCGGAGAGGTATATCGTTGGTTAAATATTGGCGATGTGACAGAAATAGAATATCGTGATCTTTTAGTTGAAGTGAGAAATCATTCTTTCTATGTTTATGATCCCGCTTTTATTATTCAGGATGATGATTTTTTAAAGCAACATGATGATATTCTTGTAAGGTATGGTCAGCTTTATACTCCTTCTGAAATTGAAAAAATACTTGCTTTGCCGGCTACTCAACTTTTGGCTTCATTAAAAAAGATGCCAGTTGGTGCACAGAATGCGGTAAGGGATCTTGCAGTTCGTAAGATTGATAACGGTTCTTTGGATAGTGTTCAGAGAATAAAGGTATTGGATGAATTTTTCGGTACGGAGATGCTTTTGAAACTAACTCGATAAATCTAAGGAGGTGTGTCTATGATCTCTTTGGACTACGAGGATATTTTCAGTAGTTTTTTAGGGAGCGTCACAGATTATAATTTAGCTTCCTTAGATGCTACTGAAGCCTATGAAATTTTGAAAGAATATCTACATAAATCACTTGCGACAAGATATGTAAATAGGTTGTTTTCTTCTATGAAGTTGGATGATGATATCCAGCTTTTTTCTTTTGAGATGAAATATCCTATTGATGATGAAACTGATCGTGAATTTGTAATTAATGCTCTTGCTAAATGGATGGCTTATGAATGGAGTCAAAATAAAGTTAGTTCTACTAATCTTGTAATGCAGCTTTTAGCTGGGAAAGAACAGAAATTTTACTCGCAGAGTAATCATCTTTCTGAAACTAAAGCCCTTAAGCAAAATCTATATGATGAAGCATATGGCTATATAATGCGAAGAGGTTATATAGATAATGAATATTTGGAGGGCAAGAAATTATGATGCATAAGTATGGAGAATTTAGTGAAAAGCAAATCCATGAAGCTAAGGAATTCATACGGAAACGTATATATTTCTTGCTCCTTATTGTTGATCCTGAAACAAAAGCTAATTACAAAAATGTAGATGTTATTAAGGCTTTTGACGGAGTATTAACTGATGTTGCAAGTCTTAATGATTTGCTTGGTTGTCCTGTGGAATTAGTGTCTATACTTTCAAAGCTTAATGCTGCAAAACTTGAATATCAAGATAAAGATTTTCGTTGGAAAAAGTATAGGAAATTAATTTTGGATTCAGGCAACGAGGTTTCAAAGCTAAAGGAGGTGTGATCATGCCTTCTTTTGACATTTATAAAAAAAGATTAGGTAATCCAAAAACTAATGGAGAAGCGCACAAGATTGAGAGTGATCAAATAATGGAAGCTACTTGGTATAATGATATAAGTTCTAAGACAGCTTTCTTTTATGACCAAGATCATGACGAAGAGTTTAATATTAGGGATGATTTGCATCCAGAAAGAACTCATAAAATTCCTATTGAAGTTAAACTTTTCGAGATTGAATATAACTCTCTTTCTAAGGATGAACAAGGTTTTCATTTACAATTTAAGCCAAGTTTTGAGTATAAAGAAGTAATTCCATATTATGATGAGGAATTTACAGATAAATATGCTGCTCATTTTCCAGTGGGATTATATTTGGATTATCCAGATGAAAAAGGTATTTATCATAGGTGGTTATGCGTAGGACAATATAGGCAATTTGCAAATCAGTTTCCTACATGGATTGTACTTCCTTGTGATTTCAAAATTCAATGGATTTTTAAGAATCAGAAATATGAATCATGGGGTGTCCTTAGGTCACAATCTAGTTATAACTCTGGAGTTTGGACAGATTATAAAATGACTTCAGTTGAAAATCAGAAAATAATCTGGTTGCCTATGAATGAGATAACAAAGAAAATTTTTTATAATCAAAGAGTGGTTATTTCCCAATATAGAGACGAACCCATTGTATGGAAATGTTCAAAGGTTGAGGATATGAATGTAAAAGGGATTACCCGCTATACATTTGCTCAAGATCTTTGGAATGCTCATACCGATTATATTGAGAAAGATGAAGATGGGAATGTAATTGGAATGTGGTGCGATTATTATGATAATGGCGAAGTTTTACCTTTTAATCCAATCATTCCTCCTACCACTATTTATTCAGTTCTCTCCTATTCTGGATTAAAACCGGAAATGAGAATAGGTGGAAGTTATAAAAAATTTACGGTTACATTTTATGATGATGAAGAAATCATAGATTTTAGAGATGGAATATGGACATTTACAATTGATGGGGTTGAAGTTCCGAGTTTAATTACAACATTGGATAGCACACAATCTGCTGATGTTGAAGTAAATCAGATTAAAGCCAAAATTAATGCTGATTTTAGTTATATTGGAAAAGTGCTTGTGGTTAGTTTTGAAAGCAATGATGGTATTAAGTCAGAACTTGAAATCAACCTGCTTGGAACTTAGGAGGTGCTATTATGCAATATACTATGGATGATATTAAGTACCTTCAATCGTTTCGAGAAAAGATTGATTATGATCCTATTAAATGCAAGCAAAAAGTTAAAGAACTTTTGCTTGATAATAAGCATATTTTACATGTACTAAATAATAAAGATTTAGAAAAGCTTCAAGCTGAACCAAGTGATTATTATTTGGTAAATATCCTTCCATATTATGTAGTTGAACCTACTCAGACTAACGTTCAGAATTTTATTACCTTTCAAGTAAGTTATACGGAGATCCCGCAATATAATAAGGCTATGAAATTCCTTCAAATTATATTTGTTGTTTTGTGTCATGTGGGAAATATAATTGAAGATGCCACATCTCTTAATCGTCATGATTTACTTGGAGCTCTTATTCAGGATCAATTTAATTTCACAAACATTTGTGGTAAAAAAATAAAGCTCGTTGAAGACAAGGAGATTGTTGTAGATAATGATTATATAGGAAGACAGATGGTCTTTGAACAATTAACAGACAATAACTTTGTTCGCACCAAAGGCGATATTGCAAGACTGAGTAATAAAGAGTTATATGCTGAAATCCCGCAATCCGAAGATTGAATTTGATCAACTTAAGCTCTATTTTAGAGAGCCTTATATTGTGGATTTGCCAGATACAAATGGCAAGATTACTTTGACTCAGCCAAGCATAGGTGATGTCGTTAGAATTGGTGAAGAAAGATTTTATAAAACATTGAGTATATTTATAAGTAATACTACTTCTTATAGATTGATGTTATGGGGAGATGGTAATGATCCAAAGATAGATTGGAATATATTCAGTGATTTTGAGCTGTTTACCGCACTTATAGAAGGTGCTGAATATGATGTATCTAAGATTTTCTTAGATGTGGATCTTAATAAGTTTGAACGTGTAGGGAAAAATGTGGATGGAAAACAAGTTTTAACTCTTTATAGTTCTGAGCTTGATATTGAAATTAGTGAAGAAGTTTACTTCCATATCTCACAGTATCTAAGGACTGTGTTTAATATGTTCCCAGAAGAAAAAATAACAAAAGATAATACCTTGAAGCATTGGTATATAGATAAAGATAGACGTGAACAGGCAATAGAGAAAAGTAAGGGAGAAAAGTTCTCTTCTACTCTATTGCCTGTTATTAGTTCTTATCTTAATCATCCTGGGACAAAATATAAATCGGAAGAATTAAAAAATTTAGGTGTGTATGAATTTTGGGATGGGGTTCAGAGATTGCAGATTTATGAGCAGGCTACTGCATGTATGAAAGGAATGTATTCTGGAATGGTTGATTCAAGTAAAATACCTTCTGATTCTTATAATTTTATGAAAGAAATAAAACATGAATATGTAATCAAAGATGCTGAATCTTATAAAAACAATACACCGAAAAAAAAGAAAAAAAAATAGGAGGAAAATACTATGGCATTACGTCTGGGTAATCATGTTATTGACGAAGTGTTATATGGAGTTGCGCAGAATTTTGATGATGAGCTTTTATTTACTGTTGATCAGCTTTCATCTGCTTCTATTGAAATTTCTGCGGAATCCACAGACATTACAGATAAAAAGGGTAACGTTCTTAGAACACAGTATAAGTCTAAGAGTGGAACTTTTAGTTCTACAAATGCATTCTTGCATCCCGCTATAATGAATGCGGCTTCTGGTAGTAAGATTGAAGTTGCATCTTCAGTTGCTACAATTAAGATGCCTAAGATTATGTCAGTTGCTGCTGGTGCTACCGAGATAGATGTATCTGATGCTATTTCTGGAACAATTCATGTTCTTGGTCTTTATGGTAATGGAGCAAATGACGATAAAGAACTTGAAGCTAGTACTACAGCTGCTGTTGTACATGAATCTTATAAGTTAGTAGATGGAAAGATTGATGTTCCTGATGCTGGAACAGATGCTCCCGTTACATATATCATCAGATATGACAGAAATGTTGAAAGTGGATATAAGCTTTCTAACCTTTCAAACAAGTTTCCGGATACGATTCACTTTACTCTTCTTTGCTCATATATGGATCCTTGCGAAGATGAACTTAAACCATGCTATGTATATTTCGGTTCATTCATGCCCGATCCTAATATGACTATTAACCTTGATTCTGAAAATCAGGAAATTGATTTTAATGGAATTATTCAGGTTGATTATTGCTCAGCAGATAAAGTATTATATATCATATACTATCCTGATGAGGATCTTACTGTAGTAGGTGTAACGGGTTGATAAAGCCCTCAATGTTTCTCTTATCTCATATTGGCTCACGGAGTGTCAAAGCTTCGTGGGCTCTTTTTGTTTTGTAAAAAAATTAAGGAGGTGTAAAAATGGCAAAGAATATGCGAATATGCAAAATATGTGGCAAAAAATATGAATACTGTGGTCATTGTCCTAGTAAAAATTCGATAGAGCCTTGGCGTAATTTATATTGCTCTGAAGATTGTCGTGAAGTATTTGGTATTTTTGATAAATATGCTTCTAAAAAGATTACAGCAGAAAAAGCAAAGGAAAGGCTTAGTATTTTAGGGTTTGATCCATCAAATGTACGAGATATTCATAAGCCTATTATAAATGAAATATTTAGAAATGCTCAAAAAAAGGAAATAGAATCTAAGGACAAGTTCGATATTCCGTTAGCGCATATTTCTGAAGTTAATATTGGAGAGCCCGTTTTGACAAAAACACCAAAACTTATTGAAGAAAAAAAATCTCAGAAATCTTTTAGACCAAAACCTAAATTTGTGAATGATAAAAAGAAAACAACATAAGGGAATATGCATTCACATGTATATTCCCTTTTTTTGATGAAAGGGAGAATTATGGAATTCATAAAAAGAAGTGCATTATCTGGTGAAAAATACGATGTATTTGATAAAGATATCATTCATATAATCAATATTTATCAGGCAGCTTATTATGTCGAATACGGTATTCCTATATTGGATGTACAGCTAAGTTCCGATAAACGTACAGGAAAGCCAATGCTTGTTTTTCTATTTAGAAGATCTTCTACTAAAGCTGCATTTGATCAATGGTGTAGGCAAAAGGAAGAAGGTGGCTAAAATGATAAAGATATTGGGGATAGATGCTTCAACAAAATGTAGCGGATATTGTCTAATGGATGAATATGGTACTCTTCTTTTTTATTCAGCATTTGATTATAAACGTGAAAAAGATATCCAAGAACGGATTGATTTTCAGATAAAGGAATTCATCGAACTTTTTAAAAAAGAAAAACCAGATATTTGTTATGTAGAAAATACATGGAATAAAAATAATGTTGAGACAACAAAAGCATTAACAAATATCATAGGAGCAATAAGATGCTTGTGTATTGGGCATAAATGTGGGTTTAATTTGATTCTTCCCTCTACGTGGAGATCAGTTATAGGTATTGATGGAGGGAAAAACATAAAAAGAGATGAATTTAAAAAACGTGCTATCGAATGGGTAAAAAAAAAGTATTCTATTGATGTTGAAGATGACGAAGCTGAAGCAATCTGTATCGCTTATGCTGGAAATATATTAAATAATAAGATTTTCGAAGAGGAGTTATTCTGATGAACTTTGATAAGAATTTCGAAAAAGCATATAAACATGCATGTAAAGTGTTAAAAAAACAAAAGATTAAAGAGATTAAGCATGTTTATGATAAAGAAAAAGTAAAGCTATCTTTTAGTAAGTTGGCTGTTATTTTCATATTTGTGAATTGTTTTATTATAGAGCTATATTCAATGATAGTCATGATTATTTTTCATGATCTTGCTTCTTTAGGATCTCTTATCATGGGAGTTCTTGGACAGTGTGTGTCTCTTCTTGGATATTTTATAAAAGCTGGGCAAGAGAATATAGTTGGTGGAATAACATATGAAGCAACAATGTATGAATTAAAGGAAAATTCCGGGTCAAACATCAAAGAAGACAATGATGATGGTGCGGTAGGATGAAAGGAGTTTTATATGAATGGTATTTTGCACTTTTTAAAATGGATTGATTACAATTGGACTTTGATTGTATTAGCTATTTCTTTGATTTTTAGTATTGCTATTAAAGCTAAAATTGCATTCAATAAATGGCTTAAAATGACGGATGAAGAGAAACAAAAAGATTTAGAGGAACAGATAGAAAAAACAAGACAGGCTATAGCGAATTATATTTTATCATTAGTTGCGTCTGCCGAAGAAGATTGGAAAGGAAAAGGTTTAGGTTCTATAAAAAGAGCTCAGGTTATTGAAAAGATATATAAAAACTATCCTATTCTTCTAGAAGTTAAAGATCAATGTGAACTTATGAAATTTTTTGATGAACACATAGATCTTGCTCTTGAGACAGTAAGAGAAAAACTTCAAGGAAAAGAGGTAGAAAGCGATGACATATAAAAAATTTATTGAATCATATAAGAATGCAGATAAGGCAAAAAAGAGTGCTCTTATAAAAAAACACATGGTAAATGATTATCTTCCTTATCAAAAGAAAATAGCTGAAGCTAAAAGAATAGTCAATTTTTCATGTTATGAAAAAATAGATGATAAAAAGGTATATATGCAGAATTCACCTCTAGCATATATGCTGTTTTCAATTTGTATCATACAGGATTACACGGATATTACATGGGATACTGAGAAAGAAAGTGTTGATGTTTTTAATGAATTCGATAAGAGTGGTGCTTTAGATGAGATTATTGCATCAATTCCTAAAAAAGAGTATGAAACTTTTTCAGCGGTTCTTAATATGGTCCGTGATGATGAATATGAGAATTTTAGAAGTATTGTAGGATTTTTAGATACAAAAGCAGATGCTGTAAATATTCTGTTAAAAGAACTTACGGATCTTCTTGAAAAGAATCAGATTAAATAAATTCATATAGAACGAAAAGAGAGCAAATAAATTGCTCTTTTTTTCTGGAAAGGAGAATCAATATGACTGAAAATATTGTAACAGGTAAAAAATATAGAATACTTACTGATGCTACTCAGGATATATGGGACAGAATATCTTTTTGGACAAAGGCATCTGACGTTTATTATGATGATAATTCTAATGCTGAAGCAAATAGACCGATTGGAATTTTAAAGAGAGGTACAGCTTATGTCGTTGGTACAGTTGCTTATGAGATAACAGCTCCTTCTTGGGTAATGCTTAAATGCACAACAGCAGGAACAACTGCCGCAAGTACTCCAAGTACATATAAGACAATTTCTTCTTCCGGAACTGTTATTACGGATGGAACCGCTAAGTTTACAGTTTATGATATAAGACCTACTACTACTCTTTCGACAAATGCATATTCTGTTCCAACAGTATCTTTGCTTAATACGCAAATTAGCAATTTGAGTCCTAAAGAAGTTTCTTCTACTAGTGGTTATACTATAAATCAAAATGTATGCTATACATTAGGAAAATTGGTAAATCTAAGCGTTGGAGTATTAGCTCCCGCTGGT